TTTTTATATTCAAACGTTCTCCTACCAATCTATTCCAATCATTTATATTATTTAACATGCAAATTCTTTGACAATCAATAGCTTCACTAAGTGAAATATCTTTTTTAATTTTCTTAAATTTAACTAATATATCAGGTTGATTATCAGGATTATTAAGGTATTTTTCTACTCCTATTTCAAGATATTTTTCTCGAATATGATTTAATAAAATCGTCTCAGTAAATTTTCCTACTTTTAAATTATTATCATCACAATATTTTTTTATTGATTGATAAGGTTCATCACTTAAAGTAATAGTGTATTTTTTCATATGTTTTTTATTATACATATGTAAAAAGGAATGAAAAATCATTCTTTTTCATTAAATCCATTCTATAGGTTGATATATTTCCAAAGAAATACCTTCAAAAATAACTTCAATGGGTGTTTTTACTTCAACTATACCTTCTACTTGTTTTGTTTGATCATTTACTCTTTGATATTTAGAATCTAAAAATGCTTTTTTAGAATGTTCTGATGAAACAAGAACTAAATCCATGCTATTTACTCCTTCAACCCAATCACCAGGTACTATGGTTGTTTCTAAACCTGCTGTAATACCAATGTTGTATTTACCTACTTTTTGAAATTCATTTGGTACTGTTATCCAAATAAAGATATCTGGTTGAGATGTAAGTTGTCCATTAATTATATATGATTCAAGAAATTTCCATTCGGGGTTCTCTTCAATAAATCCAGTTGGAGTATTTCCCCAATTACAAGGAATGATTTTAATGTCCCATTCTTCTTTTTTAAGTTGAATTATTGATTTAACTGTATCACGAGCTCTAGCTCCGTAACCTGAAAAGGTATCGATTGATGCGTAAATAACGCAAGTATTTTTACTCATATTAGTATAACAATTTATGGTTTAAAACTCTTTTTTCAGTATTTTTTGTATTTAATAATTCGAATTTTTCTCTAGGTTTCCAAGTTTTAAACAAGGTATCTAAATTTTCTATAATTCTTTTACCCATTTGCTCTCCTGTAAATCCTGCTTCATCACTTAAAGCCCATTCACGACCTTTTAATCCTTTTTCTTTAAGTTTTTCTTTACCTAATTCATAAGCAAATTTGATTTGTTCAGCTGCATCTTCTGCTTTGCATCTATCATCCCAGATATAAGGTGTAACTGGAGAACCTTGAATTGAACGATTTGTTGGATATACTGGTAGAGCCCATTCTCCATGTTCTTTTAAAGTACCATTATGATTTGAAGGAAAATCTTTATCAAAATCAATCCATTTTCCATCCTTAACAAAACGCATTTGATCTTGCATTCCACCAGTCACATTGGCAACAATTGGATTTCCTGCTAAAATAGCTTCAGTTAAACTTAATCCCCAACCTTCGTTACTAGTTAATAATATTTGTACATTAGTCATGTTATACAAATAATTCATTTGATGAGGTGGCAATGGTTTATCTGAGAATATTATGTTATATTTTTCATTTTTATCAAATAAAAAATCACATACTGCTTTTAAATCTGTTCCATTATCATCTACAACTTGTGTGTGAAGTAAGAATGCACATTTTTTAGCTTTTTCTTCAGGTAACTGATCAATAAAATATTTGTATGCTAAAAGAGTATCTGGAATTTGTTTTCTACGGATGTTTCTTGAATTGAAGAATAAAACAAAATCATATTCTTTTCCTTTAAATATTTGATTTTTAAATATTTTAAACTCAGGATTATTTTGGTCAATAGGTTTAAATATATCATGGTTTAATCCATGAGGAACATATTCAATAAGTTTGTTTTTTGCTTTATCACCTAATACTAACTTATTAATATTAACAGTCTGTTTAGAGATTCCTAATAAAGCATCACATGCTTCATAATATGGTTTATTATACATCGGGGCTGGATAATCATCCCAAATGTTAAGATATACAATAGGAATTTTTCTACGAATTTCATTTTCAATTTGAAATAACCACATAAAATACCTTGGGTCAGTAATAAGAAATATAGCATCTGGTTTTTCTAGACGAATTAAATTTCTTATCATATGAGGATCACCATATCCATCAGCTGGATACATCTGAACATATGAATCTTTTAATCCAGTAGTTGTATTAGTATCTTGAGATAAATCTAATTTTTTTCCTTTATCTGGATGATTTATAGCTCCAGCAATTTGAACCCAATTAAAATGTTGAGCTGTATTAAGTACCATTTCTCGAGCAACTGTTGCTACTCCTGAATGAACTCTAATGTCATCACATATTAATAAGATTTTTTTTCTTTGATTTTGGGGTAGGTAGGCAAAACTTGAATTCATAAAACTGTTTTGTTATTCGTTAATTTTTGGGTTAATGTAGTTAGAAACTTGTTTTCGAAAATTTTCATCTGTAAGGTACAAATCCATTGTACGATTCACAAGTTTATTTAAGCTAAATTTTCTTTTTACACATTCTATTTTGAAAGTATTGAATAATTCTTTATCTACTTTCACAGATGTTAATTGGGTTTGATTTTCCATGACTTATATTTGTATATAAATATATAATTATTATGAGAGAATAGCTGATGAACATAATTCTTTTTTATCTCTATATTGGCAAAATCTACAATTAGATTTAGACGGGATAGGAGCATGTTCATTAGAATTATAAGAACCATCTAGATTAAAAATATCACTAATAAATTTATCTAGGGCTGTTTTAGCTTTTTTTACCTTGGTTTTTCCGTTTGCTGGAGTAAATTGTTGAATACGTTTTTGAGGAAATTCACTTTCTTCCCAAATTTTTCTTTTTACTATAAAAAATTCCACATCTATATTTTCTTCAGGCACACCAAATTGTTCGCTGAAGAATTGTTTGTATAATAAAATTTGAAATTGTTTTACTTCATCTTTCTTTTCAGCATCTTTCCATCCTCTAGTACTAGTTTTTATATCATATATAACAAATTTTTCAGTTGCTTCATGATATAATACTAAATCTATATATCCGTTGTATAAAACATTGTTATAGCGTTTATCTGGAGTTATAACTATTGGGATTTCAATTCCTACTAAATGCCATCCTCTTACACTAAAATATTCACTTCTTTTCTTCTTAATAAATTCTAAAATGGCAATTCCATCATCAAAAAATTCTCTCATTTCTTGAGGATTACTAAAATGAATATTTTGGTTATCTTTATAACCTTTAGAATAATTTTCTCTAAATCTTTCCTCAAAATATTCTTCTAAATCTAGTTCATCTGCTTTTACACCACTTTCACTATAAAGTGTATTTATATAGTTTTGAACAGTTTCATGTATTGCTGTTCCAAAAGTCATATTAATTGACTGTGAATATACTTTATAACCATCTCTGTATTGCAATGACCATCTTTTAGGGCATTGCAAATACATTGATAATTGGGAGTATGAAATTACTTTATTAGTAGAATAATCTATCTCTTTGGGAACAAAGTTACGAATTTGTTTTACTATGGAAGGTGTTTTATCTTTAGCCACTATTTATTACTTTTTTGTCTATTTTCTTTAATTGATAAAGGTTGGGTATTCAAATAATGAAATGCTTTTAATATTTCTTCTTCTTTGGTTAAATCAAAATTTGAGATTGCTTTAATATGATCTATTTCCCAATAAGTTCCATAATTTTCCCAATTCATTTCTGGGTTGAATAATTTTTCCAAATATTGTTTATACTCATTTATTGAACACCCAAGATATTTTTTATAGGTACCAGATTTAGGAATAGAATTTACTAAAGCTTGTCTTATATAATGTCCGATATTTTCTCTAAGTTGATAAATAGGAGATTTTTTCCGATATTCTTTCATATATTCTCGTTGTCTAACTCTTAGTTTTTCTTTATTTTTTTCTCTCCATTTATCAATCGTTTTATTATATTTTTCTTTATTTTTAGCTAAACGTTCTCTACTCTTTTTATATTGTTCCTCTTTATTATCTTGATAATATTCAGATTGATATTCTTTTCTATCTTGTTTATTATTTTGATAATATTTTTTAGCTAATTCCTTACCCTTACGTTCATAATACTCTTTTTGTTTTTCTTTAGTCCAATATTTATTTACCATAATTTATATTTTATTATAAATATTGCCAAAAAACATTTTCATTATTTTTTCCAAAGATCTTTTGAAACAAGTTGGGCTATAATATTATAATTAACTAAATCCATATATGAATCGGTTACAGATTCATTTTCTACTTGATTTTTTTTACTAAACAATACTAAATTTTTTAATCTATTCATTTTATCACTACAACGAATCCAAATTGCTGTCAATGATAATTTTTTATCCTCAGGGCTTTCTAATCTAGTACCCATTGATATATTATCAACTCCATAATCTAGCATCTTTTGTGCGAATAAAGTATATTGCTCTTTCATTATTTGTTTATATCCTTGAGCAATAGTAGGATATTCTTTTTCTAGCTGTTCAATAACAGATATTTCTTCTTTAGCCATTTTTAATAAGTTTTTTTATTTCTTTTTCATCTATTCCTTTTTTGATCAAAATATCTTCTACCCCTTCTTTTCTCAACAACGAAATATATTCATCTGCTTCACCTAAAGAACATTCAAAATATTCAGCTATATGTCTTGATAATTCAGGATTAATAGATTTTTTTAAATTTGATTTAATATAGGGAGAATAGGTATTTTTTGATTTGGGAATGAAATAACAATATACTTCATATAATTTTTTATTATTTTGAATATTAAGTCCTTGAACATAGTTTACTATTTCAACATATTTAGGATTCATTGATAAAAATTTATTAACCATAAAGTTGTTGAATTGTTTTTGTTGTTCAGGAGTAAATAAATCCCATGGTTTTTTAGTATCTATTATACTTTTAACCCAGTCAAATATTGTAAATTGTTTATTCATATTTCCATCTAAATTTTCCGCATGTTTTAGTTCTTCCTTTTAAACAAGCACATAATGTTCCACTATCTAAATTATTATATTTAGCTGCTGTTTTTATAGAATCATATCTTTTAATTTCATTCCAATTTAAATCAAATTGTATTATTGGTATAGAAAGAGCTTTGCTTATCATATTTTTAGATTTTTGAGATTTTTTCTTACCTAAATTATATTTATTACCTAATCTAAATTTACTCATTTTTTGTTTAGTCTCTTCACTTAAGGCTCCTTTTCCTTTTCCTAATCTACAATTTAAACCATTTTTTAAAACATCAAATTTTTTTCCTAAATATACTTCTTTTTCATCTAATTGGTCTAAAGAACATTCTTCAACTATTTCAAATATATGATTTTCAGGACCATATTTTTTAAGGGAATTATAAAGTTTAGTTTGTTGTTTACAATTAAATAAATTTAAATATTCATTAAATCTTCTTTTAATATTTACACTTTGTCCAATATAAACTTTACCACTAGGACTTGTTACCTTGTATATTCCTATAATAGCGTTGTCGTGCTTTTTCATCTTCTTGTTCTTTATTTTTCCAATAATATTTTTTGGAAGCATTCGCTCTAGCTTTTTGCTTTTCTTCAGGTGTTTGATATTTTTTAATTCTTCCCATCAATTATAAATATTGGAAAATTTTTAAAGATCACAAAAAAGATCACAACGTTTTATTATATTCAATATATTCTTCTCTTAATTCTTTAGGAAGCATCTCAATTAAAATTTTACCAGTTTTTAAATCAACAAATACTGGGATAGGTACGATTGCATCTTCACTAGTACCAGTTAAAAATTTACTGATTTTTCTTAGTACTGTAGCTTCTTGGAAAACTTGTCCTCCATCTTCTGATTTAACTGGTGTAGACTGAGTGATGTCTATTTTCATTTGTGGTTGATCTGGTTGCATAATTATTTAGTTTTAATTGTTTCTAGAACTTTTCTTTGTAATTCTTTAAATTCGATTTCATTGCAATCTTTAGAGTTAAACATTTCAAATTTAACATCTCCAATCGAAGATATACAATCAAATATACACATCACGTGGTAATCTGGGAGTTTAATAGATATTTGTTCAATTGTATCTTCTATGGTTTCATTTTTTTGTAAATGAGAATATGTTTCTTGGGGGAATCTAATTATGAAAATTGGTTTAGCCATGAAATTTTTAATTTAAATTATAATATTTTTTTAGTGTTTACTGTTTCTAATATTTTAGATATGCAAGCCATTATATTTATCTCTTTATCAAGTCTAAAAGTAGCATGATACATATATTCTTCTAAATAACATATTATTATACCTTCATTTCCTTTAGAATATTCATTCAATTTATCATATAAAAACTTATATAAACTATCAAACTCATCTATCTCTGAATTGGCAATGATTTGTCTTATATTGTTAAAAGATTTAAATGAAGGTTTTTTTAATTCTTCCAATATCTTTTCTTTATAATCATCAGATATATTTATTGAATTATCAAGAACTAATTTATTATCAACAGTATATTTTTGACAATTATTGATAATTTTTCTAAAATCAGGATAGAATTTATTTATAATAGTAACTAAATCTTGAACATCATAAGTAATTTCTTCTTTATCTAGAATAGTACTGATATGTTGTGCTACTATTTTTTTGGTTGGAGGTGATAAATCAAATTCTTGACATCTGCTTCTTAAAGGTTCAATTAAACGTTCAGGGTAATTACCTGTTAAAATAAAACGAGTAGTTAAGCTATATGTTTCCATCATGTTTAACAATATAACCTGAGATGCTTGTAAAATATGGGTTGCTTCATCTAAAATTACTATTTTAATAGGTTTAAATGAACCAGCAGCAGCAAATGCTCCTACTTTATCTCTCATAACATCTATTGATCGTTCATCAGTAGCATTAATATAAAGATAATCACAATCAATATTTTTAACTAATATTTTAGCAATTGTAGTTTTACCAGCACCTGGTTTACCTGCAAATAACAAATGAGGAATATCTTGTTTAGCAATGAATTCTTGGAATTTATTTTTGATTTCATCTTTACAAATATAACCTTCTAGAGTGTTAGGTCTCCATTTTTCATTTAATATTGTGTGTAACCTTTTTGACATAACTTATTTAATAATTTTATGATTGGAGCAATTTCTTTTTCCCATTTCCATTCTTTAAATTTATCTGTTCTTTTATATAAACAGAAATATCTTTTAAAGACATATTTAATAATCCTTCATTATTTTCTAATTCAATATAAAATCCGTTTGATTCAGGGACAAAATTTATATTAGTAATTTCGTATAGGATATCATCTATTTCAATGGATTTTCCTAAAAGATTAATTGCTCCTCTCATTTTTTAGTTTTTTAAAACATTCCTGGGATTCCACCCATGTTTGGTTCTTTGTTATCTTTATTTGTTTCTACTATGGCTGCTTCTGTTAATAATACAGTTCCGGCAATTGATGCTGCATTTTCAATAGCATTTCTAGTTACTTTAGTTGGATCTATAATACCTTCTTTTTCCATATCAACGAATTTTTTGGTTTTTAAGTTATAACCAATCCAATGATTACTTTTTTTAATTTTATTTAATAATTCATATCCTTTATCATCATTGATACCTGCGTTAGATAATATTTTAATAAAAGGAGAACCACATGCTTTATAAACAATTTGTTTACCAATTTGTTCATCTATGTTTTTTGAAGGGGTGATACTTTCTCTAGCATGTATTAGGGCTGAACCACCTCCTGGTACAATTCCTTCTTCTATAGCTGCTTTTGTAGCTTGAAGAGCATCATCTACTCTATCTTTGGTTTCTCTCATTTCTAATTCTGAGTTTCCCCCAACATGTATAATTGCTACTCCACCTACAAATTTAGCTAAGCGTTCTTGTAATTTTTCTTTTTCAAATGGTGTTTGTGCTTTATCAATTTGTGATTGAAGATTTTCTATTCTTAATTTGATTTTTTCATCCGTTCCTTTACCATCAACAATAGTTGTTTGATCTTTAGTAATAGTAACTAGACGAGCTCTTCCAAACCATTTAGGATCAAACTTATCCAATTTCATATTTTTTTCAGGACTAAATACTTCTCCTCCCGTCATAATTGCTATATCTTCAAGTATAAGCTTTCTTCGTTCTCCATAATCTGGGGATTTAACTGCTGCTACTTTCAATATTCCTCTCATTTTATTTACAATAAGAGTGGATAATGCTTCTCCTTCAATGTCTTCAGCAATAATTAATAATGATTTACCACTTTGAGAAACATTCTCTAAAATAGGTAATAAATCTTTTACTTGAGTAATTTTTCTATCAGCAATTAATATAAAAGGATCTTCTAAAGTACAAGTCATATCATTGTTGTTAGTAACAAAATAATGGGATTTATAACCTCTATCAAATTGAATACCTTCTACTGTTTCAAGATATGTATCTCCACTTTTAGATTCTTCAATAGTAATTATCCCTTCTCTTCCTACTTTTTTCATAGCAGTAGAAATTAATTTTCCTACTTCTGGATCATTATTGGCTGAAATTGTTGCTACTTGTTCTAATTGGTTTTCTGAGGATATATCTTTAGAAACATTTTTTCTTAGATAGGTTACTACTTCTTTAACTGCTGAATCCATTCCTCGTTTAATATCTACAGCGTTTGATCCTCTATCCAGATATGTAACACCTTCATTTATCATCTTTTGGGCTAAAAGAGTAGAAGTTGTAGTACCATCACCAGCGCTTGTTGCTGTTTTAATAGATACTTGTTTTATCATTTGTACTCCTAGATCTTCTAGAGGTTCTTCAATATTGGAAATTTGTTTAGCTACTGTTACTCCGTCTTTAGTACTTCTCACTTCACCCATTTCAGTGTATATAACATTTCTTCCGTTAGGACCCAATGTTGAAGTAACTGAATCTGCTACTTTGTTAATACCATTAACAATTTTTTTACGAGCTTCTGGCCCAAATTCTACATTTTTATTCATAAACTTGTTTATTTTTAATTATTCTATAATTGATAAAACTTGTGTTTCTTGACATGACCAATATTCTTGACCGTCTTCTTCTATTTTGGTAGGACCTATTGAAGGAAGAATAACTTGTTGACCTGTTTTAAGGGTTGTTGGGATAAATTCTCCTGTTACTGAGTAATGACCAGGTCCAACTGAAACTATGGTTCCTCTTAAACCTTTTTCTTTACCTAAATCTGGAATTATAATTGAACCATAAGTAGATTCATCATTTTCTTGGGGCTTTACAACTATTGAATTGAAAACTGCTTTTAACATAATATAACTTGTTTTTAAATTTTTACTATAATAAATATATAAAGGTTCTATTGGTTAATCAAGTTTAAATATCTTTTTTAACTAAATAATATGTACTTTTAATATTGGATGTACTAAATTCTAATTTCATTAGGCCTTCTAAATTTATATATAAATGGGCTTCATCAATATCTTTATTAACTGTTAAAATTTCCTTAAATAAATTTGAATTAAATCCTAAAGTAAAATCAGGTAAAATAGAATCTTTACTGTTTATATTTGATAAATAATACGATACTTTATTAGAATATTCAATATCACCACCAAATATCAATTCCAATTGAGAATCTCCATCTAATCCTTTATATGGTTTTATCACCACAGTTTCACTCTCATCTAATGCTGATTTAGCTTTTATTAATGCTTGAATTATTTCTTTATTTATTGGAATCTTAAAATTATATTCTTCACTTCCATTATATGCTCCAGATTTAGGAATAGTTAATATGTCTGCTAGAGTATAATTAACTGTGAATTGATTATCTGAAATAATTAATTTTGAAAATATTTTATTGTGTTTAATATAATTAAGCATAACTTCTCCACCTGTAATTCCTATTAATTTTAATAATTGGGAAGTATTACTAATACCTATGGATGAGTCTTCTAAGTTAAAATTACTGTGAATGATTTCTCCAAGCATTTCTTTAGTTGGTGAAGTATATTTTATAACTAATTTGTTATCTTTTATATCCCATTTAACTGCTTCAATTAAACCATTTAAATAGTATTTGTTTATGACTGATTGTAATTCTAGTTTTGATATCATATAAATTAGTGTTTTCTAAATTTGGGTTCTTCAAAAGCCATCCAAAGTCCTAATAATGGGTCAACATTTTTTGGTAATGGATTTTTTAGCGAACTGTTAATATTATCCCTACATAATTGGTTAAATTCTTTTATCCAATTTATTCCTTGCTCTGCTGTTATTAATTCTTGACTAAGACTTACAACCTCCCTATTGGGAGTTAGGTCTTTAATTTTTTTCTAAAGAATTCTTCTATTGTTATCATAATATATTTAATAATTTTAATTAAAAGTAAAAAATTTATTTACATTCGGGTTTAAGGGAGGAAAATCCCAATTTAAATCTTTATATAGGTTTTTCAATTTGTTAGCTAATAAAGAATCAAAAATTTCATCTACATCTATATATGTTTTAACAAATTCTTCAATTTCTTGTGGAGTAGTGGCATTTGGTAAACCTATAGTTTCTAAATGATAAGGATTTTGTTTTAAATTAATAATAAATAATTTATCTCCTTCAATAATAGATTCATATTTTTTATCTAGTTTCTTAAATTTAAGTAAATCATTATATCGAACCGCTGCTTTAGTATTTGAAGGAGCTTTTATTCTAAAACTTGAAAACATATCCCCAGCTTTAGCTGGTATTTGATATGCTTTTATTTGTTTTACTCCTGTAGGTTTACCAAGAGATCTAGGGTCTAAGGTTTTCAATGTTTTGTAAAAATTAACTATATCAGCATCAATTTCTGGTTTTGGTTTACCAAACAAAATATTTTTGATTAAATCTTCTCCAAATTTTTTAAATAATTTATTCATATTGGACTTCATTAATTCAAGTCCTTTCATGTCTAATTCTTCAACAGCAACACCTTCTTTGTTAGTAACATACATTGCATAACGACGTTTACCAGTTGTAAGTACCCCTGCACATATTACCTCTTGTTTTAATTGGAAATAATGGGTGCCGGGTTTGATGTTGAATAGACGTTTATTTAAACTGTTTAAGTTGTCATTTGATTCGTTTTGGATTTGATTTGCTAATTTTAATATGATCTCATTTTTATTGGTATCATCAATTTCAATACCTTGAGATTTCATATGATCCAGTAATGGACGTAATCCTATAAAAAGACTATCCGTATCCGAGATTTTAATATGATTTGTTTCCTTTATTTCTGTTTCCGATGTCATTTATATAACCGTATTGTTCTGCTATTTCTGTTGTTTTAAATAGTGGTTGTAAATTTGTATAATGAAAGCATTGTTTTTGTTCTTCTAGTTTAGTTAAGTCAAAGTTTGAACAAGCTTTAATATGATCTATTTCCCATACTATTCCATGGTTTTCCCAAGTCATTTCAGGTTTAAATTGTTGTTCTAAATATAATTTAAGTTCTTCAATAGAACAATTTACTAATTTAAGTACAGACTTTATTTTATGTCCTTTAATTACAACACGATAAAATCTATTTCTTAGAGTAGTTTTAATTTTATATTGAACATCATTGTTGTATCTATTATTTTGGTATGGTCTGTCTCTTTCAGCTATATAACCATATTTTAAATTATATTCTTTTACACATTCTATACATTTATTTTGTAAACCATGAGGAGCTTTTTTATCAGGGTAAAATTCTATTTTATTTTTTATTGTAAAACATGTATTACATTTTTTTATATTTTTATATTTTTCCTCTAAAAGTAACCATTTATATTCGTATTGTTGAAATGTTTCTTTTAATGTTTTACCTTTACGTTTTTCTCTAAACCACAATGCCCAACATCCATTACAGTAACCGCTTGATTGTAGTTGTTCAAATTCTTCTACACAACCAGTACATCTTTTTCTTAAACCATCTTCAGAATATTTTATTAAATCTATATTATGTTTATATTGTTTTCTATTTTTTGTTTTACTCATAATGTATTGTTTTATTATAAATATACATAGAGTCTGTCTTTTTCAATATAAAAAAGAGAGCTTGATTTTCCAAGCTCTTAAATTAAATTTATATATCCATTCCTCCATCAAATGCTAACTGTATATACCATCCATCTTGGGCTTTAGATACTTCATATACTCCTCCTCTAGAATAAGATTGTCCAGGACCCGAGTAGTTATGCACATTGAATTCTTTTTTAAAATATCTTGCAGCTTCTTCAGGATAATCAAATTTAGGAACATCATTATATGGTACTATCATATCAAATTCTAAATTCCAACTAGCCTCATTTTCTTCATATTTAATAGACTTTTTAATAATATATTCTGGAGTGCCATATTCATTAGCTAATTGAATAGGGTCAAAATTTTCGTTTAATACTTTACTTATTTATTCTTTAATAATTTGTTTTAATTCAGATTTTTTCATAGTTCAATATTTGTTATACATATTATAAATTGAATTTAGATATCAATTCGTCTTTACTTAACTGTAAATATTCATTGTTTATTTTATCATTTACAAAATCTATAGTAGACATAGTTAATCTTTGTCCTGAATTAGTAATAGCAGCACTGCAAATTAAATGCCCATCAGTATATCTCCAACCATTAATAGCAAATGTACCATACATTGCATTTTGTAAGATTTTAAATGCGTGTTGGAATAAATCGTATAATTTATAATTAGTCCAATCTTCTTCTTTACCTGCTTTTTTCTTTAATCCCCTATAATGCTCTCGCTTATCAAACCATCCAGCTAATATTTTAGATACAACGCTTTTTTCATCTGTTCTAAATATAGCTCCTGATGATGATATAGTATATTCATTTTGTTCTATTAATTCTATTAATTCTTTTAAAGTTATTTTAGCTGATTTTAAAGTATAATTTATTGGGTTTACTTTTTCGATAGTTACAACTTCATTGGGATTTTTTAATTTTAATTTTTCTAATGAATGATTTTGCTCATATGTTGGATTATCATCTACTTTAATTCGACACACCAATGTTTCAATACCTAAATTTAATGATTTAATGATTGAAGGATATAGTGAAGTAAAATCCAAATCTATTACATCAAAATATAAACCAGGAATAGGTTCTAATAAATATCCTCCAGCATAACTTTCTTTAGTATTTTTTAATATATGATTATGAGTAGTTGGTTTGTTTGGGGAAACAATTCCTTCACGTCTCAAATATTTTAATATGGCTCCTTCATTCATTACAGTATTATAATAAATACTTTCATAAGGAATATTACAAATATGAGAAATCATAATTGTTAAATTGATAAATTTTAATTTATCTTCTAAAGCATTAATAATTTCTACATCTCGAAAGTTATATTCTATAAATTTGTGGATATCAGATTCAAATAATGCATTTAAATTACCTTCATATTCAATTTTCCCCAAATTAACATATTTAGTCCCTATATCTCCTAATTTATATGATGGTTCTTCCTTCATAATATATTTTTTATGAAGAAGCATATAATCCAAATGGTTAATCCCACCAATTGTAATTTGCATCTCCCCCATATATTCTCTATAATTAATTTTTCTTATTGGAGATAGACGTAATACATCATCTCCAACAATTTGTTTAATTCTAAAGTATAAATAAGGTACGTCAAAGTAAGCACTATTCCATCCTACTATAATTGTTGGATCTAATTCTTCCCATTTATCTAAAAATTTATTTATTAATTCTTTTTCAGATCCACATGGAATAATGATTTTTTCATATTCATCTTTTTCATGTGTTTTGTTTATTTTTTTACTTTTATCAGTAATAAAACATATTTTAGTTTTAGTAGAATCATCTATTAATGCTATTGAAGTTAAAGGCATTGGTGCAGCTTTGATATATTCAGATGTTAATGCTCCACCCATTTCAATCTCAATATCGAAATATACTATGTTATGCCATTCAGGAACAACATCATCAAATTTATAATATAATTCTCTTAAAACTACTAATTCTTTAGAAATATCTTTTTCTAACAAATTAGGATCTTCTTTATTATATTTTTTAGTAGGAATAGCCCACCCCCCAGTTAATACTGGTTGGGCATTTTCTTGCCAAGAATTTACTCTTTTCCAATAAGTAGGTTGGTATTGAAATTCAGACCAACCCATTTTATCATCTCTTAGATGGTAGGTGTATGTTTGAAAATCATAATAAATTGACTGGTACACTACTTATAAAAATTTTTTAAGATTTGGGGCAAAATAATTGATTGATTTTTGGGCTTTTCTATCGCTAGAACGATATACTATCCATTTATCAGCTACTTTTTCATAGTGACAATCATAACCTTTTTCTTGGGATCTTACTTTAACAGTTTCAATTGCTTCTTCTTCTGTTGAACAAGATTTAGACATATTTGAAGCTTGTATTTCTTGAAATATATCTTCGAATTTATCTTTTAATCCATAAACTAAAATCCCAGCAGAAAGAACATACATTATATCACCAAATGCATCTGCAATACCTACGATATCATCTTTTTCATATGCTTCTTTATATTCTTCTAATTCTTCAAGAATAAAATCATAAATAAATTTCTTCTCAAATTCAGGAATATCTGTGGTAGGTGTTTCGTTGTTTAATTTTCCAAAAGTAGTGTTAAATATTTCTACTTCAGAAACAAATGGTACATATTTTTTTTCTTTCATAATTCGCTCTATTGTTTCGTGATTATTTTCTTTTACTATTCTTATATATTCTTTATTAAAATCATATGGTTCTAAGTTATCCCATGAATCATTAGTAAAACTTATTGTTGTTGGGTTTGGTTCAAAACTTTTTCCTCTAAGTCGAATTTCTTCCATATATTGGTTAAATTCTTCTTGTGTTTTAATTAATCTGTTCATGTATTAATTCTTTTAATCTGTTAATTTCTTCAATTACATCATCTCCTAATTCAATTTTAGACATCAGTGTTAAATCCATAATTTGTTGTTCATATAAATCAATTAATTCTTGTTGTAATTTGATTATTTCGTCTTGGTTCATTTTATAAAGATGTATTTAATTCAACATATTGAGGTTTTTTAATCCATGGATTTTTAGATAATAAATCTAAATATTCATTCCAAATTTTATCTAATCCTTTATTAAAAGATAAGGCTCTTTCTATTTTGTGGTCTTCTCTATCTTTATTATAAAAATATCGAATAGTAGATTCATTACAATTTGTTTTTAATATTAAATCGGGAAAAAATAAACTTTCTTGAATACCTTTTCTCAATAATCTAAAACATAATATTCCTTCTACAATAATTGGAATTCGTTTTTGATGAAAAGGAGTTATATCTCTAATAAAAGCATATAATGATTCTTCAGGATCAACAAATTGATAATCATCTGAAAGGAAAATTTTTCTATTTAATTCTTTAGCTAATTTATTTGCTATAGTAATTTTTCCTGTTTTAGTAAAACCACATACTACTATTGTATTCATATTTGAACAATAATTTATTAAATTTGGGGTTACTAAATCTAATGGATTCATTAGGTGTTGGATTTTGCTATAACATTATTAAATGTTTCTAATTTTCTTTCTTCTTTATCCAAAAGTCCCTTCCCATATTTCTCTATTCTAGTTTCGTATCTTTTTTTAACACGTTCTGAAATTGGGATAGGGTTTCCTTCTTCATCAATACGAACAAATTTGATATTGGTATGTAATACTACTTCTTGTTCTCCTGTATATACATTATGTTTTCTAGCTTCTGTATAAAGAGTAACAGATGTATTTCCAAACTCCTTTACCATGGCATATATCTTAATGATGTTGCCTTCTTTTACGGGGTTTTGAAAACTAATTCATCTATTTTAATTGTAACCATTTTGGGTGTATCACAAATTTGAGAAGCATAAGCACCCGAACTTTGATCTATTAAGCCTAAAATAGTACCTCCAAACATGTTGGAATGAACTCCAATATCAGAAACTTTACATATATATGTTGTTACTAATTCCATTATTTATTATTTTCGTCATTTAAATGTAAATAAATTCTCTCAGCAACTAACTTCATCCAAGCTTTAACTCTTTGAGAACTAAAACTATCTTTTAACTGTGGGTCTAAAAGTACTGAGAGATTTCCTTCTAATTCAGCTTCAATAAATGAAATGAATTCTTTTTTAGAAATCTTTTCCATTATAATAATTTTTATTTATATATTCAAATTTACTATTAGGATCTTTTAATAATAAAAACATTTTTCTTTTACAAATTTTTTCTTTATTCATACATGATTTAACAGATAAATATATTTGATTAGTTTCTTTATTTATAATATGATTACCTTCTTTAGGTCCTGCTCCAACATGGGGAATACCTTTTCCCCCAGCTCCTGGTTTTGGTTTTCCTTTTTGTTTTAGGTCGGGTTTTCCTTTTCGTTTACTAGGAATACCTGTTTTTCCAATACTAATATTTTTGCAGTGTTCTTTTGTTTTTTTCTTCCCCAATAAAGCATTACTAATTTTTTGTTTGGTTTTTGAATTTAAGGCCCCTTTTCCTTTTCCCAATTTACAATTCAAACCTTTATTATAATCTAACACATTAAATTTATTCCCCCAATAAATTTCTCGTTCATTGAGTTGTTCTAAAGAACACTCTTCAATTATTTCAAATATATGGTTTTCAACTCCATATTTTACAAAAGAATTATATAAATAAATTTGTCGTTTACAATTTAACTTTTTATATTTTCTCAATCTTTCTTTTATATTGACAGATTGTCCTATATAAATTTTACCACTCGGGCTTGTTATTTTATAAATTCCTACCATATGTTTTTTTATTATACATATAATATCCTTTTAACCCGTTTGGGGGTTCTATTTAAAACTAGCTAAATCCATTTGAATATATTGGAGAACTTCTTGTTTTGCTGTTTTATCATGTTCGGCAAACACCCCTGATACTTCACTTGTTACCATAGATGCACCCATGTGTTTTACTCCTCTACAAGAAACACAATTATGTGTAGCATGAATAATAACCATCACTCCTTTATTTTCTGTTACTACTTTATTTATACCATTATGAATAGCCATAGTAAGTTGTTCTTGAATAGCTCCTCTGCGGGCAAAATGCTCTACGATTCTATTTATTTTGGATAACCCAATAACTTTATTTTCAGGTCCTGGAATATATGCAACATGTACTTTTCCTAATATAGTTTGGTGGTGGTGAGAACACATACTTACAATAGGAATGTTCATTTCTAAAACAATTCCATTATAATTATCTGATGGGAAAGCGGTAATATCTGAGGGTAGCTCATATCTTCCTTTCCATAAATCAGTTACAAAAGCTTTAGCTATACGATGAGGAGTTTCCATACTATTAGGATCATTTTCCCAATTCACACCTAATGCGGTTAAAAAATTCCCAAAATGAAATTCTGCGTTTTTGATGATTTCAGATTTTTCTTCCTTATTTAAGGAGCGATGTTCGCCTTTATCAATTAAAGATTTAAGTTGAGTTGAAATTCCATTTGCATTTCCTGCTTCAGTGATTTCTAATTTTTCAATATCAATTTTTTCTCTACGTTTGTTTTCTTTAATTTTCTTTCGATTTTCGTTTGCTTTTTGTAACATAAAATTTAATTTTTATTTAATTGATTTAACATATAATTTAATCCATCAACTTCATTATTAAATATTTCTTTATCCAATTGAAGACGAAATTTTTCAACATAGTGATAAACTATATCAAATAATTCTTTACTAAAAAATTCATCTATTGGAGATTCAATAAATAGTTTATGATTGGTAATTTTGATTTTATTTTCTTCTAAAACAATAGTATAATCTTTATCAAATGTTTGTAGATATATTGTTCTAGAAAGAGGAGATATTAAAATTAGATTATTTTGATTTGATGATATCTTAACTAATACATTTTTTATTAATTTTTCATCTACTTGAAGATTTCTTTTATTAGAAGCTTTACCATTAACATAAGCTTTCCATCTATAAAATTTCCATTTAATCCAAATTTTTAATCTTTTCATAACCTTTGTTTATTAAGTATAAAATTTCTTGATAACTTACAATAAATATATTTAAGAAATTTGGGTGAGCCAAACTTTCTGGGAAAAAGCCTATTATATGAAGTAATTCATGCATATGACTAAACGTTTAAAGTTTTATTCCAAGCTGCAATGTGTAAACGAGTCATTCCAATGAATTTATATTTTTTAGCCATCTCCAAACAAAAACGAGTACGTTCTTCAAAATTGGTAGCATCATCTAATCCTGGCATACAAACAACGTTTTTAAGTGGTATATTAAATGGTTCTATAAAATCACGGAATATTTCCTTAACATCTTCTTCATTTGAGATAACAAATTTAAATTGATAATTTTCATGAGTCATTATACGTTTAATGGCTTCAGGTACTATACGTTGTTTTTCAGTCATACCTGAGTTAGATAGTTTTGGTGAGCAGTTGATTTGGTCAATAATCTCAAATAAAGGTTGTTCAATATAAACAGTACCATTTGTCTCTATTTCATCAAATGGTGTAAAATTTAATCTCACTCCATTTGTAGTATCTGGGTTGGAAAACAGTTTTTGGTATTCTTGATTAAACCAATAGCTTCTAAAATTAACAATAGCTTCTTGATGTCCTTTAATTGTAGGTTCACCACCAGTCCAAATAATATGGATAGTACCATTTTTAATATCTTCATAAATACCTTGTTCTTTCCATCGATCAATTAAATATTGAAAGTCTTTATTTTCTCCTCTCCATAACCATTGAGATGTTGAATCACAAGTCCAAGTTGCTTTACCTTCTTTAACTAAATCACCTTCAAATATTTCTCCATCTTCTAGTGATTTTTCTTTAAGTAATTTGTTAGCAAATAATCTACTCATTCCACAAGTTAAATTACAAGTACCCAAACGTACAAAGTATGATGGAACACCAGTTGTTTTCCCCTCTCCCTGGCAACTGTAAAAATCACTACTAATCAATAATTTGTTTGTATCTAGCTTGGTCATTTCTTTTTATGTTTAAAAGGTTTTTCATTATTTTCTTTTCTACTTCTTTTTATAATATTGTTTTCTTTTAATCTTCTATCTATAAAAGCACAACTTTTACTAAAATAAGTAGCTATTCTATTCACACTCCATTTTTCAATATTATATAATTCTAATAATTTATCCAAATATTTTTTATCAAAATCTAAATCTCTTGCTCCTGAAGTAATGAATTTGTTATATCTTAATTGTTGTGATTCAGAAACTGTTCTTTGAATATCTTTAACTAAATTTTTTATTGTTCCTCTATCACATTTATATTTTTTACCTAATTCTTTTAATGTTTTACCATTTTTATATAGTTCTCTTATTTCAGTATAATAATCATACCATAAATCTTTTCTAAAACAATGTTTATTATCACTATATTTTCCTGTTCTATTTATATTATAAGTTTCAGAATTGTTGCAAAATTCTTCAGTTAGTAATTTTCCTTCATAATTTTCTGCTTCTTCTCTAGTTTGAAAAATTTTAATTATTTCTTTTTTAAAATTTTCTATACCTTCAATCTCAATTACTTTCTGGATGATAGTTCCACTTCCCATATATTTATCTAATTCAGGATTTGGGTGAGTTCTAACTCCAATATAAATTTTACTATTTTTTAAATTAATAATTTTATAAACATAATGTTTTGCTTCCATAATTGTATTTTATTATACATATTATAGAATTTAATTTTTGTCGATTAATCGATTAAAATTCAGGATAAAATTCAATTATTGTTTTATCTTCTAAGGGTTTTGTTCCTTTATCTAATTTACCTTCACTATGATCTTTGGCTTCTTTATAACGAACAAAAACTCTATCATCAGAAGTTACCTAAATAACATCTAATTGTTGACCTAAATCAGTTTCGAAAATTTTATTAGCTCCTTCTTGAGTCATAACTTTTATTCTTCGTAAATTGAACTGTTATTTTTATTCTCCCAAACTCTTACTTTTATGGCTTTACATCTTCCAGCATCTGTTTTGGCTAAACGTTCATTAAATTTATCATAAACTAATTTTGCTACTGATTCTGCTCCCATTTTATCCATAACAATTAATTTACAAATTCCCATTTGTTCTAATTGTTGAAATATATCTAAATATGGATCATCTTTTTCAATAAGGGTTGTATGATCAAACATATGATCTAACCATTCTCTAAGACCGTTTCCTTGAGGAGGTTTTTTAAAACTACCATAATCAACAATCCATGACATATCATCAAGTTGTTTATCTACTTCTGGTTCATTTGAAGCAAATGTAACTTCGATTTCAAAAGCATACCCATGTAATAATTGACAATGTGAATGTTGTGCTTTATGTTGTCTTAAGGCTACACTAAAATTGTCAAAGTTTTTTATAGAAAGATATCTAGCCATTATCCTTGTATTAAATTTTTAATTTGAGCAGGTGATTGAGTTCCAACTACACGATTAATTTCATTTCCATTTTCTAGGATAATCATAGTGGGAACACTTCTAACATTATATTTTTCAACCAAACTAATATCATAATCAGTATCGATTTTAGCTAGTTGAACACCTGTTTCTTTGGTTACTTGTTCTACAATTGGTTTCATAGTTTGGCATGATGAACACCAATTTGCTGTAAATAGGATTACTTGTCTCATTATTTTTTATTTAATATGGTTTCTTTTTCTTTTTTTAATTCGGCTGCTAATTCATAATTTTCTGTTTTAACAGCTTCTTCAATTTTTTTATTAATTTCACTTATTTTATTTTTTGTTTCATCAACTACAGAAATTGATTCTGATGATGTTATTTTTGTATTTCCATCAAACGAAACGAATGTTCTAGTAATTGTTTTGAAACCGTTTTTTTCCTCAACAGTTTCAGTTACTGTTCCTTCTTTTTTTAGGGCTTCCCAATCATGATTAGATTCATTACCCCAAGTACTATCAAATGTCCAATTAAAGTTAAACATAATTTTTAGTTTTTATGAGTTAATAATATTTGTTTTAAATTTTGTTTTCCACATATTCTTTTATTGTAATTCCATTTAATTTTTCTAAATGGTGAAACTCTCTATGACAATTTGAACATAAAGGGATACATTTTTTTATTTCCTTAAATGTGTCTTTTATAGATTTATATTGCCATGAATTTCCTATCTGAAGTGTTTTTTTGGATGGGTCTAGATGATGAAAATCTAATAAGTACCATCTTTTTTCATTACATTTTAAACAAAATAAAGTTTCTTTATAATTTTTAATAGTTTCTTTATATTTTCTTTTAAATTCTCTTTGATATTCTCTCCATTTATCTTTATTTTTATTGTAATTTTTTTTTGTAGTTTTTCTTACACATTCTTTACAATAAAATTCCCAACCATCTTCTCTACTTTTTCTATGATGCCAAAATTCTTTAGTTTCTGGTTTTTTAGAATCACACTTTTTACAATATCTTAGTTTTTCCATAATTATATTTTATTATAAATATGGTGACAATCTAAAAAAATCAATGATCTCCCTTATTTTCTCCCCATTCTTGGCAGATTTTAATTACATATTCTTTTACAAAATCCCATGTAACTAAAGTACCATCTTCTTCAGCATATTGAACTGGATCTTCTAATCCTAATTTAATAAATGATTCTACACGTTCAATACTCGAACCTGATTTATAATCAGAATACCAAATATATGTTTCTCCTGATTCTGTTTCATCTCCAGGTATAGGAGATTTTTGAGATGGAATTGTAATTTTAATAGGGGAGTAGCTGGTATTGGTACGTTTATAAATTTCTTTATAATCTAAACCTAATTCTTTACAACATTCAATTCCATCCTTTAATACTCCTGTTTTATCAGTTATATTATATGGGGCATAATAGTCTACTTTATCTGAATCCCAATTGCCTATTTTAAAAGCATATTCAATAGCTTGTTTAAATTCTTCAGAACAATCAGGATATATTCCACTTTGTTTTTTATTATCAAAATCTCCCATATGAGTTCCCAAAGTTATTTTACATGGTTCTCCTGTTCTTTTTACTACAGATAAAGCAACAGCATATGTAATTGCTGAAAATATAGCATTACGGTTCGGGACAACAGTTGTAAGAGCATTTTCATGAGCATAATGTCCTTTTTTCATTTCCATAGAATCATTATCTACTAATCCACTTACTAATAAATTTGATAAACCATCTAATTTGATGATTTGATGAGTTATTGGATTAAAAGGGAGAGATAATTCTAAGCTTGATGTTAAAGTTTGATTAACATATTTTACCAATTCAGTAGCTCTTTCTAATTCTACTTTATGTTTTTGACCATAATCAAATGATAAAGCAGTTACTTCATAACCTTCAGCTAACAATTTTAATAATAAAGTAGAGCTATCCATACCTCCACTTAATGAAATTACAGCATATTTTTTATTTACCATTGAAATATGAATTTAAAAATTCTCTTCTATACAACATTATTTTCCCAGTATATGTTTTAGTAGATACATCTCTGGTATATGTTTTTTCTTTAAGTGCTTTTGCTCTTGCAAATACTTCTTTTCCTAATTTTCCTCCTGCTGGTTTTCCTAAAAAATCATACAGTGAAATAAAATTCTCTTTTTCCATATTATAAATTATTTATTTGTTTAAACATTTTAACATTGTATTTGATTAAATCAACATTTACTCTTTTATCTTCAAAGACACTATTCATATTAACTGTTGGTTTTTCATATAAACCACTACTTGAATATTCTAATCCTTGAATACCAGCCATTACAGGGTTTGAAGTATCTAATGATTCAATATATGGAAGATCTTTATACCAGCCAAATTCTTGAGGTACTGAGCATCCTAATAAATGAATTTTATCATTATCTTCAATTATATTAAGTTCTTTTAATTTAGAAATTATTTGGATTCGGCCTAGTGCTTTACCTAATGCTTTGTTAGGGTGAGTACTTATCTCATTATAATATGAAGCACCATATGAAAATGCTATCTTTTTATATCCAAAATCTTTATATGCTGTGTAACATTCAGCTATATCTTGGAATGATTTTCCTTGAACTACAGCTATAAAAGTAACATTAGGATATGAATGTTGAAATTGAATCCATTTTTTAGCAGATACTATTGATCTGTTTTTATCTTCCCAATAATCAGGAACAAAAAATTCTTGAGGTTTTAATTCATCCAACCAATGAAATAATCTTTCTTCATGATAAGGAACTCCTAGTTCATGTAATGAATTATCCATCATTATGTGGCGACCTTTATCTCTAGCTTCTAAAAAGAAATCTTGATATTCTTCATATTGATCCATTAAATGTGGTAAACAATATTCATAATCATTAAATTCTTTACTTCTTTTTAATAAAACTAATGGTAATTCGTGTGATATTTTAATCATAACTTTAATTTAAATAAATATACATTAAAAAATCTTGTAATCCAAATTATTTAGTTAAAGAACCACTAATGTTAACTAGCAGTTCTTTAATCCATTGTTCATATATCCAATCTTTAGTATCCATAATTTAATTTATTTCACAATTTCCCCCTGCACAAGCTAATTCATCTTGTCTTGCTGTAGTGTCAGTGATCTCAATTACTTTACTTAAATCAATTTCATGTAATTGTTTTACCATTTCATTAAATTTAATTTCATCAATATCTTCAAATGGAGCTTGAATATATGTATGATCTGAGAAAGGTAAAAATGATAATGCTGTGAAATATTCTCTATTTTCATATACCCATTCACCTACTTTATTCCATTCATTGGGTTTGATAGTAACAGTAGCAGAAACATTGTGTTGATTTGCTCCTTTTCTATAACCTGGTTGAATCCATTCTTTATTAATCAATTTAATTCTTTCTAATAATTTTATTGCGGATTCTTTTTTTCTAGTGATAGCACCATTTGGAGCTTTTTGAGGAATACTTACAATTGATTGAATTGTAGGTTTAAAATAATCATCTTCTAATAATTCGGGATGATGAATAGAAAGATAAGTATATAAAGATTCATTTTTACCTAAACGAATTCTTCTTATATAATATTCTGCGTGCCATGCATGTATTCCACTTGATGTGCCTAACACTAATGAAGTTGTTCCTGATGGTTTTACTGTTGTAACTCGGGCTGCTTTATTAATTCCTAATATTGCTGCTACTCTTTCATTTTCATCACATGCTGCTTGGGCTGCTTCTTTCATATTAAGTTTTAATACATTCCCTGAAGCTATTCCTGTCATGCCTATTCCTAATAGGGCTTCCTTTTCTGTTGTTTTTTTCCAAATATCCCTTAAATAATGAAAATCAGTATATGATGCTTGTAATGTTCCTATAAATGCTGCTGCTTTACATCTTGCATTATATTCTTCTTGTGTTTCAATATCTGAGGCGTTGATTTCACATAAATTACAAAATTGGTTGGCTTTTAAATTTATTTCAGCACACGGATTTGTACCTGCGTCTTTATCATTAGTAAAAATGAACCCAGGTTCTCCACTATTGCTTAGTTCTATTTTTTTCCAAAGATCTAAAAATGTTTTTTTATTAATTTTATTTCTCAATAAAACTGCTGAATTATTTGCTCTACCTCGTTGTGGATTATTTTCCCACCAATTTTCAAATTTACATGTAAGCATATCTTGATCATCTAGATCAAATAAAGCAATTAATGCTGCTCTACGAATACCACCTGATAATACAGCGTCTGCTAAATGACAAATTATATCATGGCATTCCAATGAAGTAAGTTTTTCTCCATCATTTTTTCTATCTAGAATAGCCTGAACATGGGTTAGAGCAATTTTTAATGGCTCAGGGCCTGGGGCTTTACCTCCAACTGTAATTAAATGGGATCCTTTAGGTCTAATATCTCTAAAATCAAATTTAGGACAAGAGGATATAATTCCAAAATAAGATTTCATTAACATTCTTACAGCATCTGCCCATCCTTCAATTGAATCCCCAACTAAATATCTTTTTGATTTTAGTGGTTTTCTAATTTCTGGGAGTTCTTCGATATGGTGAGTTTGAACTGAGTATCCTACTCCACAACCTGAGAGTAATAAAAACATGATTTCAGAGAATGCTCTATGATCATCAATAGGTAAATAAGAGCAATTAAAAATACGAGCATTGTTTATTTCGATGGGTTTTCCGGCAAATTGTAAACTACGCATTGAAGGGAGAACTTTTTTATCATAAACATATTCGTATGCATTTTTAATTTCTATAGCCAAATGAGGAAATCTTTTTATATGCATTTCCATATTTCTTGTGACTAATTCATCCCATGTTTCTCTTCTTTCTAATTCTGGGAGGTATTTTGCATATTTAGTATATACTGTAATTTCTGATAAAATTTGTGATTCTTTACTTAACATATTGATTTAATTTGTTTTATTATTTAATTTTTTGGAGATATAAAATATGTACCTTCTGCTTCAAATTCACCTTTATCTAAATCATATTTATCTTTTCCTAATTTAGAGAACATGTTGTAAAAATAGCTGTATCTATCATCTTTTAATCCGTCTTCACTATATGGTTGAAACATAATACCTGTAATTTTTCCTGTTTCAAATAAATATTTTATTTTTGATTCTAGTACTTTCATTAAAAATAAAGCTTTTTGTAATCGATAAGGATCTTTATCATCCCATTTATATCTTTCTTCATCAGTAGAAGCATTTAAATTTCCGAATTTTAATTCGTGGTATCCTTCTAGTGCTTTACTTTTTAATAATCTAACTTCAAATGGTGGGCTATTTTTATCTCCTATAAATTCTTTGGGTTTGAAAAAATAATTATCTCCTTGTTCTGAAGTTTTTACTTCCCAATGGGTAATTTCATTTAAAATATATTGTCTAGTGGCTTCTGCTCGTTCAAATGGACTATTGTATTGTTCTTTTAAATTTTGATATATTTCTACGGCTATTGTTGTTAATGCTCTCATATTTTATATTAATTGAACTTATATAAATATCAGAAAATCTTATATTTTCTCCAATTCAAAGAATTTTTTCTTCAAAAAGTTTTTTTCACTTATATCTATTTCACTTCCATTTTTAGGCTTGTTTTCTGGGGCATCTTGTACATCATATTCTTCTTCTTCAATTTCAATACGTCCAGTAGAAGTATCAATTTTGGAAAAATACGTAACTCCATCTGAACCATATCTATTACCCATAAAGTGCCATCTACCTGTTCCATTTAATCTATCTAATCTACCTCTAGCTAATGATACAACTATATCTCCAATCATTAATTTATCGAATGAACCTGCAATATGACTACTTTCTAATATTTCTTTTTCAGCTCCTGAACGATTTGCTTGGGATGGAGAAATAATTGGAATATTTCTTTCTTTAGCTAATCCTTTAGCATCTGTAAATATATCGTCAGTATCATCTTTTCTTTCAGTTCTATTTCTGTTGCGGTTTTTTAATAGATCTAAATAATCTATAAATACTGCATCTATTTTAAGATCATGTTGGTTTTGTAATTGGTCTAAGTGATGTTCAATGTTGTTTAAAGAAGCGCGTTTTGGTGGATATCCCTTAATTATAATTTTGCCGGGGATAGTTGCTAATATTGATTCAACTTTGTCTCTATGTTTATCTAATTGATCAACAGGAATACCTGTAAAATAAGCATCAAATCTTTTTCCAACATATGATTCTCCTAATTCTAAGGCATAATAAACAACATTAAATCCTTGTCTTGCTGCTTCAGCTGCCATAGCAATGATTGCCCATGATTTACCTCCTTTAGGATTACCAAATATAAGAACTAAATCTCCTTTTCCATATCCTCCTTGAGTAATATTGTTAAAGGTTTTCCAAGGAAACGCTATTGGACATCTATTATCTTCTCTATATCTAGTTTCAATATCTTTTTCGTATTCCGTACCTATATCTCGGTTTTGTCCTGAACGTAAAGCGTTATCGACTAACATTCTTATTGAATCATAGTCTCCTGCTTTCAATAAATCAACCGAATTTAAAAGCGCTTTTTTTAATTGTTGGTTTTTACAAAAATTAGTAAACTCTTCTTTTACATAAGTTAAATCTGATTCATCTGAGGAGCGATAAGCTTCTCTTAATTGTTCTTTAATAGAAAGTTGTAAAACATCATTTTCAACCTTTTTCATTTCTACTTTAAGAACTTCCATGGTTGGAGAACAATTATATTTTTGATAGTATTTATTTATTTCCCCCACAATCCACTTTTGGGCTGAATTTGAAAAATCATCTTCTACTAAAATGTCGTTTACTGTTTGAAGAAATGGTTTATCCGTTAATAGTGCGGAAATTACTTTTGTTTGAAAAGCAATCCCGTAGTTTTCTAAAGAGTTTAATGCTGCCATATATTATAATGGGGTTAGTTTTTATATTTCCAGATAAATCCACCTGCTTTTTTTGTTTTTCCACTAAGATTAAAAGATATAGTTTTAATCCCGGTTGTTTTAATAGCTTCATTTAATGAAGAATATGTTTTTATTATTTCATTTGTATTAAAATCTAATTGCATTATAGTTTTTCCTTTTTTATTTTTTCCTTTTTTTGATTTACTAATTTTTTCCCCCCAAGTAATATTTCTTGGTTTTCCTTTTTTTGATTTACTAATTTTTTCTCTATGTTCTTTTGAGTAAATTTTTCCTTTTTTTGTATTACTCATTTTTTGTTTACTTTCATCAGAATACTTAAAACCAGTTCTATTTTTACTTCTTTTATTTTTGGTTTCTTCACTTTGTTTTTTTCCAATTAACATTTTGGAGTGTTCTTGTTTTAGACGCTCATATATTCTTGAACTTATCATATAATGTTTATTTTTGGTTTTTTGCTTACCTATAGCCATTAAAAATAAAGCATACTTAAGTTTAAACTCTTCAGAATATATTTCACATAACAAACGATGACATAAAAAATGTTCTCGTGCTGTTAGTTCAACTAAGTTTTCTTTTATATCTAAACCACCAATACATTTAGGTATGATATGATGTTTTTCTTTATAACCTTCTAGTTGACGTGTTTTAGCACGTTCTATAATTTGATTGTATATCCTTTGATAATCCATATTGTTTTTTATTATAAATATGGTTAAGTATGGTAAAATTTATAACCTTTCTATTTCTTGTTTAACTTCTTTCCACCAATTAAGAGTATTATATAAAATAACATCTTGAGTTTCTTGTATTTTGTATACTTGATTAATAATTTCATCAATCGCTATTAAGGTACATCTCTTTACTCCACCAAATACTTTTGGATGGGTAGAACCATCATCTCCAAGCATTTGTTTATATAGTTCCTCTGCTTTTTCTTTTGGTGTCATAACTTATTGTTTACTTTTATTATACCTATCTATTAATATCCAATTATCTCTTAACCAGTATTCAATATTTTTTAAAACGTTTTCCAACCCATCCTGGTTATATAATTTGGTAAAGGCTGGAATATTCAATTTGTGAGGGATTTTATCTAATTGCTCTAATATAAATAATTTTTCTTTTTCATCCAACATAGGATTACTTAAGTTCATAATTTTTCTATTATTTTTTAAATTATTATTTTCAAACAATATTCTAGAATATATCACATGTTTATCATATTTGGCTTCACATATTTCGAATATGTCATCTAAATCTATAGTTTGTACTCCAAATAATTCAGGAAATAATTTGGGAAGTTTTTTTACCCCTAAACCTTTAACTCCTGGAATTTTGTCTGAATCATCTCCCATCAATGATTTATAAGTAAGAAAATTATATGGGTAAATACCATATTTATTTTTTACTTTTTCAGGAGTATAAAATACCTTCTCCATTGCTGCATATACAGTAATGTTTTCATTTACTAATTGGAGAAAATCTTTATCTGATGATATTATAAATGCCTTAGTTGATGGGGCTTTTGTTGTTTCTAAACTTAAAAATGCTATTATATCATCAGCTTCTACTTTATCTAGGGAAATTATTTTTAATGGAAGACAATTTAAATATTGAATTAATCTTTCAATTTGATCTATTTTTGATTCATTTTCATCTTCAATATCATTAAAAATAAGTTTATTTATTTGATGTGAGCTTCGATTTGATTTATATTCAGGAACTAAATTTTTTCGATTAATAGAAGAACCAACCCCATCGAATATTATATATATTGATGTGGGTTGGGTTTGTTTTACAAGTGATCCTAATGAACGTAAAAATCCACCCAAACCTCCAATATGAACTCCATCTTGATTTATATAATTAAGAACAGCAAAGTTTCTTAAAAATAAATTCAATCCATCTATAATTAAAATTCGATTTTGAGATGGAGGAGGAACATTTTCAGGGATGGAATTATCATCTTCTTGAATATTATCAAGGAGTTTAAGCAAATCTTTACGATCCATATTATTCTTCTTCGATTAAGGTTATAGATTCTTTACTTTCTTCCCACTCTGAGGTGTCTTCAATTAAATCTACTTCTACACTACCTAATATGTTAACCCATTCGTTAGCATATTTTTTCTTGTAATCATTAATTTCATTTTCATTGATGAAACCATGAATGGTAGCGACAACAGTACTTTTGGTTTGTAAACCAGTTACGTGATTCTTATCACATGCAACTTTGGTTCTAACTGCGAATTCTACTTCTTTACCATTTTTACTAGCTTTTATTTTACTAGTACCACTGTTTGTGATATTACCAAATGTTAATACAATTGAAGCATCTAAAAACATTGTCTCTCCGTTTTTCATTTTCATTTTTGGTTGAGACATGATTGTTTCTGCTGGAGCAACCCATATTTTATTGATTGCTACCATTGTATTAGTATAAAGGGAAGTTTCTTTTCGTGATAAAGGAAATCTTTGATTAATAAAATTTCCAAATTGTTGAGACATAGCCCCAGCATTCCACATAGGATTGTTTTTATTAGCTTCTATACTCATTTTACAAGGTATAGATCCAATACTATCCCAGAAGAAACATAAGTCGTATGGTAGATTTCCTTTACGCTGTTCATCTAATAAATCAGCAATAAATTCAGCTACATCTTCTATAGTATTAAGGGAACCTCTATCTTTATATAAGAAAAATCCTTTATAATCTATAACTTTTCCATTTTCATCTGTTATATCTTCAACTTGGAATCCCATTTGTTTAGCATGTTCCCATGACCACTTCATTTCGGTAATAATGAATATAGGTAATATACCCATTTTTTGAGCATTTATTGCTAATTCCAACATTGCTGTTGTTTTACCTGTATTACTATGACCTCTAAGTAAATTGATATGACCAATTGCTGCTCCTGGGATTGAGATAGAGTCTTGGAGTGCTTTTGAAAATGGAATCCATTTTTGTTCTTTAAATTTGACTTGATGGTTCAAGGATTTTTTTTCCTTGAACTTATCTAAGTCAAAATTATTTTTAAGCTGTGAACTAACAGCCGCTGTAAGCGATGTTGATTTCTTTGTCATAACTTATTAGTTTAAGAGTTACCTTCATCTTCAAATAATGCTTCAAATTTATCTGCTGTTGATTTTTTTCTAACAGGAGATGCTTGAGTTGTAGTTGGTTTTTCATCATCCCAAGGAAGATCATCATTAGATGAAGTAGTTTCTTCAGCTTCTTCTTCAACTTCCTCTTCAGGATTTAAGAAATTTTGAAGGGTTTCTTTTAATTTATCAAAACTCATTTTATATGTGCTTTGAATTTCCAGAATATCTGGTTGTTCTTCAAGCCATAATTCTATTTCTTTTTTATCAGTACTTAATGGAGATGTTTTTGGTTTGATTCGAACTGATGATTTTAGACCTTTTCTTCCTCCGATATCTCCCATTACTGCTTCTAATGTGAAATCTCTTCCCTCACTAATATCAGTATAATCACCATAATCTTCATCATCTGCAATTCCTAATAATTGCATGTAGATTTCTTTACCAAATTCCCAAAGACGTACACCTTTATCTTCTTCTCCTCTAACAATTACTGGGGCGAATACACGCATTTTAGGGTCTAATTTATTAGCTAATTTCCAGCTTTCTTTGTCGTTTGATTTTCTTAATTGTTTAGTAAATTCAACGATTGGATCTTTTTCTCCCCAATTTACAAGAGAATAGATAGGGAATTTAGATAACCCGTAATGTAAAAATACTTCTTTGAAGGGATTGTTTTTGTCTAGTTTTGAAGGAACAATTCTAATTTGATATTTACCTTCTTGTTTTGGTTTCCAAAGATACTTTGAATAATCAACCTTTTCTTTTTTTTGCCCTGTAGTTTGTAGAGCGTTCAGTTTTGATTTGATAGATTTTAAATCCATAATTTATTGTTTTTTATTGGTTACTATTGAAAAATACTACTTTTTTAATATAGGCCAAATTTAGCTTTTAAAGCTCTTGAATGCCTCTTTTGTTGTAGTTATGCTATTAGTATATGTTATAAATATTTAAAGATCTACAATCTTATAAATTTTTGTGTTAAGTTGTTTTATATCTCCGTGTTGAGTTAATAAAATACAATTTTTATAATGTTGCCAATCTATTCTATATGATGAATCGACAATTCCATTATTTAATTTTCTTATTAAATCATTAAGTGCATTGATTGTATATAAAGTATTTGATTCTTTTTTACGATGAACTAAAATAGTATTAACAGGAATAACATCAACATTTCCTTGTTCAACATTATATGTTACAACATATTCGTTAGTACTTTTAACAAAAAGTACAAACATTTTTTTATACATTATATCATAAGTTGAAGATAAATTATTAATTAATTCATCCAGTGTTTCATGTTGAGTAAAAGTTGCAAATAATCTATTGTTCATACATTCATTTTCAGTTATAAAATCATACTGATTATAAATATCAACTCTAGGTTCAAATTCGATTTGTTTCATATATTTAAATTGTATAAGGTAACATATTATTATAATTGTTACCCATAGTTATTTTAGTGTTTAATTTATACTTAGTGAATACTGAATTAATTTTGGGTAAAATTTGATCTTCTTCACTATAATCAATTAATATAGAATCATATGTGTATAAAACTATTTTTGATTGTTTTTTACTTAATAATTTAATTATATCCCATAATATGAGAGTATTTGTAGATGTCTCTAAATTTTGTAAATAATAATTAAATAATTTGGTTGGATTAATATCTTTTAAATTTTTATCAAATTTGTGTCCTGAAATAGAACATGATATATATCCATTTGTATTAAATTCTTCCCATAATTTATTTATATATTGTTGAATTAATTTAAAGAATTCTATATGTTGATATTCTTTATATATTCCACCATATAATTGTTTGAACATTAATATTTTAGCTTCTTCAGTACTAATATTTGCTTCTTTAGCAAAATAACTGTATGGAGTTTCATCATTAAAATCATACCCTATTAATTGTGAAGCCAATACAGGATGATATGAATTAATATCTATTTCTATTAAATAATCATTCTCAGGAATAAATGCTTCTCTACATCCATTATCTTTTACAAGTGCTGCAAAATTAATCCCATTAAAACTATTAGAAGGCCGTCCGGTTGTAGTATGTAAGTTATACTTGGAATATATTTTGTTATCAAATATAGAATATAATTCATTTTGAGGGGTAAAATATTGGTTAAAAATAGTTTTATCAATTTTAATACCATTTTTTTCTATGGCAAAGAATATACTGGATAATTTAATATGGAATTTTGAATTATCAAGTTTAAGGCAATAAGGTTTTATTTTTTCAAAAATTAATTCACATTTTTCATAATGTTTAACTAGAGGTATAATAGTATTAATATTAGATAAATTATCAAATTTTTGGTAAAAAAAGTTATAAACATTCAATTCAGGTTCATCAATTTTAGGTGAACCAAATGATATATCTATTGTATTTTTAATAGGAAAATCATATATAAATGATTTTCTGTCCCTTACATAAATTTCCTCGAATGAAAGAAGAAAATCGGTTATATCAATTTTATTAATTGAAAGAGCTTCAGTATGATTAATACATAATATATATCCTTTATCATTATTTAGTGGTTTCAAATAAAGAAGAGATACATCATTAAGGGCAGGGTGTACATTATCATTAAAATATATTGGTTCTACAAATACTTTTTTATAGTTTTTACCCAATAATAAATTTAATTGATCATATGTTTCAACAATAAAAAATAACATAACCTTTTTAATTTAAATTAATATAATAATAAATTTTTAAATTCTCAATCTTAAATTCAAAAAAGAAAACACCCAGATAGCGAGTCTTGAGTGTTTTCAGATAGCCGAAGCTATAACGGTCCTAATCCGTATGTCTTTATTTATAGTATTTTACAAAATCATTTTTTAAATATTCTACTAACATTGGGAAATTACCTTGAGTAGATACTAATTGAGTAATATTTTTGTTAGTTTTATATACTTGTTCTTTATCTCCTGTTAATTGCCAAGGTATATTAAAAGGTCTATATAATTGGTAAAGTATAGTAGAATCTTTTGCTACTAATTTATCATAGGTTTCTTTATTTATTTCAATATATATAATTTCATTAGATTTTTTACAAAAATATCTTCTGTATTCTCCATTTGTGTAATCTTGTTCTGTTGGGATATTTGGAGAATATAAAGGTAAATATGTAACTTTAAGTGAATCTATATTTTTAATTTCATCATATTTACTGAAATAATTAACTTTATTAACTGGAGAAGGATTGTTAGGGTTATTAAAAGTATCATTTATAGGATCTTTAAATTCTACAATTTCTTGAGTAGGTGTATCTTGGGGAGTTTTACCAGTAAAAAATTGTCCTTTGGAAGTTTTCCAATAATATCCTTTATATGGGTTAAAAGTATTTAAATATACAAATGTTTCACCATTAGTATATAAATTAGTTGTTATCTGGGATAAAGGATAATACGCCATATTAATAAATATTAGATAGACCCCCAATATTCCCAATGCCAACATTCATCAACACCATTTCCATCAGATAATCTATATGGATTATACCATCCAAATTTTGGACCATTTTCACTCATCCATTTATACAGTGGATTATTTTGTCTTACTAATGAATTAACATATGGTGCACCAGATCCTCCAACTGCTTGATATAATTCAGATACATCAAATGCCCCCGCCCATCCATGTGGAGATGAACCAGGAGATGATACTGTATTACCTGATCCTAGATTTGATTGGTGTTGTCTACTTCTATATGCTGAACCTAATGTCCAATTAAATCCTGCTGCTTTAGCGGAATTGTAAAAAGATATATATGATTTGGCTGCTATTGGGTGTAATCTCCAATACCCATCAGGGTAATATATTTTATTAGCTGATGGAGGGAGGAAAGTTAATTTTTGTAACACAGATGAATCATTAATATTTAATAATCCGTTTTGTTTTCCTAAGGATTTAATATATTTAGCTAAATCAGAATTATCATATGGTAATGCTCCTACTTTGTTATTAGAAGGAATAATAATAGGTTGAGATGTTACATCACTATTTTGACCGGTTGAAGTTAAATTTGGAGAGGTATTTTCATCTAATACTCCTGAAGCTATACAATATGATTCTAACTTAGTATACCATTTATTATTAGATACTTCATGAGAGATATTTTTAATTAAAAATTTAACTACATTAGGATAATTCGATGGTAAATAAGAAGTATCAATAGTAAATTGCTGATTAATTTTCATTCCTGAGATACCATCCATTGTTAAAGATAAATTAAAGGGGATAAATCCTGTACTTGGGGATGCAGTGTTTGATTGTTGAGGATTATTTAAATTATTTATTCGTTCTTTAACTTTAACTATTTGTTGTTTTAATTGAATAATGTTTGTTAATGTATCTTTATAAGTATCTATTTCTTCAACATTAAGTTCTTGGAGAGTATCATAATTTGAAGATTTTGTAGGACTTAATGTTTTTAAAAAGGTAGTATATTCAAAATAAATTTTACCTAACTTATTAGATAATTCTTCATATTCCTTAGAAGAAGAAATAGAAGTTGATATATTAGATATATTATTTGATTCTGAGAAACTACCGTTGGTTACTGTGTTTTTATATCTATCTTCTAATCCTTTATTTAATTTAGATAATGCTGTGTCATTTTCTCCTACAACAGTCCCATTTGCTGCAGCTCCAACTGTTATTATTGTAGAAAATTCTGGGGTTAATTCTGTTGTGAATGAAAAATCTTTTATAAATCCAGCGGTTCCATTATTTCCATTATATCCATATAATTCAAAATATGCTGGTTCTGTTGATAAGCTACTATTTTCTATTGATTTATATTGGATTCCTTTATCTTTATAATAATTAATTACCTTATCCAAATTAGGAAGAGGATTTTTATCTATTATTTTAACAGTATTAGTAGTTTCATCTATAAACACATCTAAATCATTTATTCCCCCCAATGCTGTGTTTACACCTTGTAATATTCCTTGTAAAAAATCAATTAATGAAACTTTATTTTTATCATCTTTTAATTCATCTATTTTATTTAAGATAAAAGTGAAATTAAGATATATATTCATTATATCTCCATAATCTGTATTTGGAATAGATGATTTTATATCTTGAAATATAAATGGTTCACATCCAGGTGCATATACAAAATTAGCATTATCAATTTTAGATTCAATTGAAAATAAATTATATGTAGTAGACGAGTCTAACATTTGTAATGTTTTATTAACAACACATATCCTTGGATCTACACTGATTTGAAGAGGATCTACATACATAAGATTAGTTCCTGATTCAAAATCAAATTTTAATCCGGGGATGAAGTTATTGTTATCATTAGATACTTGAATCATTATTACATTTTGAATAAATTGTAAAAGTGTTCCTAGTCTTACATAATACTGCCATTCATCTTTATAATTATCCCATTTGATGGAAACAGCATCTCTATGTCCTTTATCAAATAATGTGGAAGATATCTTAAGATTTTGGTTATTATATTCTTCTATAAATTTATTCTGGTTTTTTTGGATTTGAGAATTTATTATAGGAATAGATGTATAATAAGAATTTGCTTTTTCTGGGACTGTTACTTTAAATCTAACTCCTGCAGATAAATTTTCTGGTAATGGTGATAACAAATTTGATATATCAAAAGCGACATCTGGAATCCATGAAGATTTTGGGTTTGTTTCTTCTTTAACATCAGCTAATTGAAATTTTAAGAAATAGAGAAAACTTCCTATAGTGTGTTTAGAAGCATATAAATCTATTAAATCTACAGTTGATAATTCTTCTGTTGATGCTGATTTTTCTTGCTCATCTTTAATAGAAATAAAAGTTCCATCTGTTTCTAGTAAAGTATTTATTTTTAAACTTTCAATAATATCTCCAATACTAGATAAACTAATAGTTATATCATAGCTTCCATCAGGTATAAATGACCAATGAAAATTAGTAACTTTAGCAAACATCGCATCATAGTTACCATTTGTTAATAATCTTTGGTCATGGATTTGTTTTAATAAAACATCATAATTACCAGCTCCATTTAAAAAAACATTATCTAAACTATTATTTGAATTTTTTTGTAAAATTCCTTTATTATCAAAATACATTGTATTTCCCCATTCTAATAGAACTGAGAATCCTAAACGTAAATAAAGTATATCGATTATTTCAAATTGGGTTTTATTAAATGCTTTTAGTTTAACTTCTGCTCTTCTTAATGAACCTCTATTTTCATGGCTAACAGATATAGATTGAATACCCATCATTGGGCGTAAACCAAATTCTGTACCTCCAATACCATAAGCTGAATCTCCTCCTGATAATAAATTTGACTCAGTTATTCCACTTCTAGAAAACATGTTTCCACCATTATATTCACTGGTTCCATTAAATAAAACATATTTCTGAGCTAATCCATTTCCAACTAAACCATTTTCAAGGGTGAGTTGTTTTACATTTTGACTATTTATTAGTTTAGGGTCTCTTATAAAAACAGATGACATTAATTTACACCAAGATGTATTTGCATTTAAAAATGATATTTCATCAGGTGTTCTGGAAGTACCTTTAGCATATCCTGATCCGTAAGCTTTTTGTCTTACTGAGATTTGATCTGTAATTTCTTTAGGGAATCCTTCTCCAAAAATATTCATCTATAAATTATTTAAATTTTTAAAACTATTTAAAACACTAACATAATTTGCAGGAATACGGATTTGAATTCCTTCAGGTATTATTAATGAATCTTGTGATAAATCAGAGGGTAATGATGTTCCAGCTGTAGCTGTGTTAGCAATAGATATTATCCACCAAAGTGATTGGTCACCATAGTATTGATTTGCTAATATATCAAATCTATCTCCTTGAGTAGCATAAACATAAATATCTTCATCCGAAAGGGGAATTTCAGGATATTTAGTTGTTTGATATGCTAATTTATTATCAATTTTTATATTAGGTATGGATTGATATCTATTCATTTTTAAGAATCATAGTTATTAGAGTTTATTCCTTTTCCATTGGATAAAGCTATATAACGCTCAGGACCATAATTTGTTAAGATTCCATTTTTATCAAAAATATTTTGTTGAGATCTTGGAACAAAATTGTGAATTGGGATGAAATTAAATCCAGTTACTTTAATCAAATGAGGAAGTTCCTTAACAGATTCATCGTAATTCCCTTCATCATTTATTCCTATTTCCCATGTTGCGTTATCATCATTCATTTCATAATTAAACCCAGTTATAATACCCGGTTGTTCATAAAGATACCCACCAATGGTTAAAGTAATTATATTTCCTCTCATATAACCACTATTACTATAATCTGGAGCACAAACTGAAGCTAAATAGTTTAATTTTTTATACATTGGAATTAATTCTATCTTTGATTGAGCTGCTACAGTCCAAGATAATGAAATTTTTCTATCAAAACCAGCATAAGTATAAAATTTTTCTCCTCTTCCTATATATTGAGTTGAATTCCAATCAGATGAATACCCATCAGATATATTGTTAAGGAAAGCTCTAAAATGAATATAATTTTTAGGTATATTTTCATTTCCTGTCAAATCATAAACTCCTATTCTAAATTTTATTAGGTCATTTACGGGTTTATCAGTAGTTATAGCAGCTGTTTCACTTTGGTAAATAGGTAATACATTTATTTTATCATACGAATTTTCACTTGCTGCTCCTTTAAAACTTCCACTAGTATATGATGATATGTTTTTACCAAAATCATTTCCTGGGTCTCCTAAATTTACTCTTTGTTCTATATTTTTTTTAGTATAATTAGGGGCAGCCGTTATTAATTCATTTCTTTTTCTCAATAATGATCTAAAATCTCCTGGAGTTGTTGTGGCTCCATATTTACCATTTTGAATTAAAAATGATTCACCATCTGATTGTGGAGTTGTGGAAATAGTAGATAATTCATTTTGAGTATATGTAGTGGTTCTATTACTATTAGGAAATACCCCAGCAACAGTTGCATTAGATATAATTCTTTGATCTGCAAATCTTATATTTGTGTTTCCTATACCTAATAATGAGTTGGGACCTCCAATATATGTTAAAATATTAGTAGATAAAGGTGAAATGCCTGTTGTTATAGGATTGTATGATAATTCATCTGTTATTTTCGATCTAGTTAATCTAACTAATCTATTAGTAGATGTTTCTTCAATTAGTAAATCTGATGGGATTGAGCTTCCTACTTTTACAATATCAGAATATGTTCTAATAGAACCTGGTGTGTCAGGAATTGGATTAAAACCTTGTTTATTAAAATGTAATCCAAAAGCACTAACACTCGCTTGAGCTAATGTAGATAATGGGGTATATATACCTTCGTTTAATATTCCAGTACTAGATTGAGTACGAACAGCAGTTCTTGATAATAAGTTTTGTTTGGCTACAAATAATAAACCACTAGGACTTTTTAAATCATTGAAATATTTAGTTAATCTTAATACATCTTCTGTAGTATTCTTAACAGAATATAATCCACCTCTAAGAATAAAATCTTGATTTGGAATTAAAGAAGTATCCCCATCTGGAATTGGTGATATGATATATGGTTGGTTACTACTTCCTCCATGTATTCTATCATTACCAAATTTAAGAGATTTAAGATTGGTTTGTAGGTTTATTAATCCCATCTATTATTGGGGTAGATTATTAATATATTGTGTTGGAGTTGCTCCGTTTAAATCTAATTGAGATGGTTGAGGTAATACATTATTAACTCCATCATTGTATTGTTGGAAAGCAGTATTTACATCTGTAAAATTTGATCCATTGATGGAATAACCTGGTTGATTACCATCAGTATGTAATTTTGATAATTGAGTTGCTCCAGGATTTACTGATGGAGTTGAACCATTACCATATGAAAGTGGTGATCCACCTTGAGTTGTTAATTTGTCTAAAAGTCCCATGTTATTTTTTATTTATAAATATTATTAATTATTGAGTTTTATAAGTATTCATAGCAACTGAAGTACCAAATTTAGTACCATTCATACTATTTTCTACTACGGTTGGTTTAGAATTGGATTTTACTTGTTCTTGACGTAAAGCTTTTAACTCATTAAGTAAAGGAGAAAGATCTTGTTGTGGTTGTTGATTTGGGGAAGATTTTTTTCCTCCACCTAAATTAGTTCCAGCTATCACTGTATCTTCATTATTTAATGCTATTGAACCTTTAGGTGTAAGTAATGTTCTATCACCATATCCTGGAGATATAACGTCATCACCTTTAAACATAGAATATGCTGCAGCACCCACAGAAGCAATGGCTCCAAGTGCTGTAATCCACCCAACAACTGGAACTGCGGCTGCACTTTGACCCGCAGCTGCTGAAGCTCCTGCTATTTGTGCTATTGCTGCTTCGCGGGCTTTTTTTCCAAATAGACCCATAGAGGTAATATTTAAAGCTAAAGATCTAGCTAATTTTCCTCCAGCAATACCTGCAATTGCTGTGAATAATATTTTAATTGATGTAGTGTGGCTTAAAAGTGAAGCTACTAATTCTAATGGGCCTGCTAATGCTTCACCCATTTTTTCAATAGATTTATTTATACTATCTTGAACAGATAAACGCTTCATATCTTCTAAAGCTACTCCTGATGCTGCAGCTGCTGCTTCTTCTGTTAAACCATTTTGAAGTTGTTGAGTAAAAATCATTTTTGATAATTCATCTTTACTTAATCCTATGGCATCAGCTATAGCTTGTTGTTGTATTCTATTCCCTTTAGAGAAACCACTTATTACAGCTTCATTATTACCTATTTCTTTAGTTAATCCTGCTAAATCATTATTTAATGCTAATAAACGAGCTTTTTCTAGGTTTAATTGTTGACCCGTCATAAGTTCAGCTGATATTTCTGAATTTATTGAGGATTCAAAATTAAGTAAAGATTCGGCTGTTTTATCTATTTGTTCTAAGGTTAAACCTAATTTTCTGGCTTCAGTAGCAGCTGCTGCTAGTTTTTCAGGATTACCTCCAAATGTAATAGCAATTGCATTGGATATATTAGTTATATCTTTTAATATTTGTTTTTGAGATATAGCTGTTTTATTAGCCTTATTAAAATTACTAACTTGATTTATTATAGTTTTATCAATAGATTTTAATTCTTTACCATTTATCTTAGAAAACATAGATAAACGACCTGCTTCATTAGCACTAAGACCCATCAATTCAACCAATTCAGTAGCTTCTTGAAGAGTTTCGGGAGTAAAAATCAAATCTGCTGCTAAACCTAATTCCTTAGTCATAGCAGTAGCTTGTTTAATATAATCTGAAGATGTAATTAGGCTAGTATTGAGAGTATCAATATGTGAAATAGATCTTCCTGTTTCTCTAGTAAAATCAGTTTGAGCTTTATTTAATGAGTTAAATCCTCTTACAATAGATGTAACTAAAAATAACATCATATTTGATGGATTTAAAATGCCATCTTTAAATTGTATTCCTAAATTTTTAACTCCAGCTCTTAATCCTTGAATTCCACTTTGAGTTTTAATAGTTTCTTCTCGTGCGGACTTTAATGCTTTTTCTGTGTCTATTAAATCACCTATTATTGGGATCTTACCCATACCTTTTAGTATACCTGAAAATACTCCTAATTCTTTATCAGCACCTTTAATAGAATTTTCTATAGATTCAAGTGTTGATTTTTGTTGTTTTAAAGGTTCAATAGATTCGTATGCTAATTCATTAAAATTCTTTTGAAGTTGGATTATAAGTTTTTCCTTCTCAATTCTTTCGTTTTCACTTATAGTAATATCTTCATTTAATTGTTTTTGAATACTTCCTATTCTAGTAGTTAATACTTGTTGTTCAGCTATTTTTTTATTTATCTGAGATTGGATATCTTTAGAAGTAATCGAATTGTTATTTATTTTAACCTGATTCTTAACTAAATCTTCAGTAATTTTGCTTAAAGATTTTACAGATCGATTTATATCTTTATATGTTAAATCAAATGATTTAGCGCTTGATGTTCCTTCTCGTATTTCATCAACTACGTCTGATAATCTACTAGTAAGTTCTCTGAATCCTTCTTCTAAGACTCCAGTAAGTTCACTCATATTCTTAAGTGAATTATTCATTTCTTCAGCTTTATCGTTTGGATTTTCAGCCATGGTATTATAAGTAGTATTTATCCATCATAAATATTAAAAATTTATAATCTTATTTATAATCGGAAATTTTTCGTTTGAGTGGATGGGGATTTTTATTTTGGGGAATACTCTTCCAATTTTCTTTATTTATTGTTCCATCAGGATTTATCAATGTAGATTTGTTTGGAGAGTTTATTGATAATGAATTTTCAATAGCTTCGTTTTCTTTATCGTAAAATTCTTTTATTTTATTGAAAGTAAATTGGCGCAACCATCTAGGCATATTATAGACAGTTGGCCAATCAAAACCACCCTTTCCATGAAAACAGATTTCATGAATTTGGGAAAATAAATTAGCTCGAGCAATTGAAGCTGTATCAGAAGTCAGGCCAAAAAAACTTAACCCCAATTGGTATATCGACTCTATTTGAACTTCCTTCGGGAAAAAAAGTTAAATCGACATCTGGTTGATTTTCTTTTATGTGTTTTCTTAGCTCTCTTGAATCTCGGGCTAAGAGATGTTTATCTACAAATTCTCGAATTGTCTTAGATTCCCTGTCTCCATTAACTGAAGTGATTAGGAATTTTAAACGCGTGGAAAGTTCTGGAGATGCATTTTTATTAATTTTTTTAAGACCTTCCAATTCTGCTTGAATTTTTTGTTCATCTCCATGAGTTAAAATTTTATAAGTAATAAGAGTATTTGTTGATGGTAATGTATAATTAAATTCATTTATTCCTTTATTTGAATGTTCAAATGGTTTATTATCAATTTTAGTTAAATCAACTGTGTATTCTTGTCCACTATATTCAAATATATAATCTTTACCATACCCTAATACCCTGGCTGCTACCATTATTGCATTTTTATCTCCAGTAACCAAATCATCATAATTAATTTTAGATACAATAAGGGCTTGTAATAATTTATCTAATACGATTCCTTTTTGAATATAGGATTGATTGGTAAGAATATCTTCGTGTTTAGCAGTCATATAACACATTTCTACTTTTCCACTTGATAAAGGGTTTTCGGAAGGATATAATAATCCTTTTGATGGTAATTCAATAATTTCTGTAGGGATATCTTTTTCCATAGCTTTTATTTAATGTAACTTATTATTATCGAATATAAATATAATGAAGATAAAGGGGTTCACCAAGTTTAAGTGAGTTCTTTTTTAAGTATTTCTATAATCTGTTGAGGGTTGTTTTTTATATCATACTCCCAAAATCTAAGTAATTTAAAGCCATTATCTTTTGCCCATTGATTTTTCTTTTGGTCATTAAGCATATTTATATCTTGGGTTTTACATTCTGGTAGGGCATATTTAGTATCGGGATTACAATGCCAAAAATCACCATCTACTTCAATTAAACATTTATGCTTTGGGAGATAAAAATCATATATAAAATGATTTTCTTTAGTATTAATATAGTAAGAATGTTGAAATTCTATATTAAGTAATTGAAAAAACAGCTCAAATCTTATTTCTAATAAAGATCGTTTTACTTTTCCTGTTTTGATTATTCTTTGAACAGCAGAATCACTCATTTTCTCTTTGGTCTTTTTTGAGTGTTTTCTACCTACTCCAAATCCTTCTGGTTTAGGTTTAGGTATTCCTTTAGCACTTTTAGATATTTTTTCTCCTAATTTAGGATCCTTTCTATTTTGTTTTACAGCATTTTTTATATGATTATACTCACCAGAAGCAAATTTTTGTTTACGAGTTGATATAATTTTTTCTACTCGTTTTGGATTTTTAGGATCTCCAAAATAGTTTGGATTTACTCGGGTTTGATGTCCGCGTTTAAATTTTCCAAAGTCTTTTGAATTATAATCATAAATTGTTTTTTCTCCACATCCACACCCACAAATTGGGTGAGTACCATTATATTTTTCTTGAATTAATTTTTCAGCATTAGTCATAATATAAAATAAAAATGTCCGATAATAAATATCGGACATTCTTGTAAAATCGCGGAGTGGATGGTAGTACTTTCAGAAATTGAGGATACAATAATCCATTCCTAAATTAACTGTTAATTCTTGAGCTGCATTTTCATCATCCCAACTATAATCACCCATACTAAAATCTTTAATAAATGCACTTTTAATAATCCATTCAGATACTATATCTCCTACTGGTCCTAATACATTAACAGTTACATCTTTTTTATAGAAATCAGAATAACCATCACGACCAGTAACTGATTCATGATGTAAACGAACCCATTCCATTACAGATTGAGCACCTGAAGGTGTAATAGGATCAAATAAAGTCATTTCAATATCTTTCCATTCTACTTTACCTTTAATTTTACGATAAACATTAATGTGGTTTAATTTAATTTCACCTATTGAAGCTCCAATAGCTCCTACTTTTTTAATAGTATAAGATGGAATGCCATCTACATACATTATAAAGCGGTTTTTTACCTTTGGTTCAAATGCTGTGAAAAATATTTCGTTTGGATCTAATATTGCCATTGTTATTTGTTATTTTGTTTTATTATAAATATCTAAGATTTAAAAAATCTTCCCCCCTTTTTGGAGGGGAAGAAATATTTTATTATGCTGGGAATGTTGCACCAGTTGGAGTAATGTTGAAGTCTAAGTATATAAATTCAGCTGTTTTTGTCGGTTGAATATATATTTGACCAATTAATTCATTACGATCAATTATATCTGGAGTATTATTAGTATCATCCATAATTACTTTAAATGCATACAATCCTTGTCTTTGTTGAACACTAGTTAAATATGGGTTAACTTGAGATAAGAATTGGTTTCTTGTAGCAATTGTATTTTGTTCAAATACTAAATTAAGAGATACTTGAGAAATATATGATTTAAGAGCAATCAATAAACGTCTAACATTTACTCTATCAAGAGCTGAGGCTCTAGTTTGTAATGTTTTCTGACCATATACTACAATTCCTGTTCCTGGGAAAGTAGCAATTGGGTTTACTTTTCCATTATATAATGTATCTCTATTTGTTTGAGATAATTTTTGTTCTGCTCTTACAACTGTTGATAAACCACCTCTGTTAATACCTGCTGGAGCAAACCAAGGTTCTGCTACAGAGTCATTATAAGCGTAAACTCCACCAATCATTGTTGAAGCTGGAACCCAAACTAATTCACCTGAAGCTGGATCTACAACTTGTAACCATGGCCAATATTCTGCAGCGTATGAAGTATTTCTTGTTGCTGCTTTAGCAACAGCGTCTGCTACTGTTTTACCATATTCTACTGGATCTATGATATAAATATTATCACCACGATCTTGAGTATTAGATATTAAAGTTGAAATTGTACCAGTATGAGTTGAAAAATTATCAATTAATCCAGGAGTAGACAATACATTAAATTTATAATCATCTGTGTTTGCAAGTAAATTAACCATGTTTGTATAACATCCTGCTGTCAATCCTTGAGTATCAGTATCGCTAATCAATTCATAAAATTTAGCTCCTCCTCTTATTGCACCTGTAGCTCCACCAAATGATCCACTTGCATTTATTGGAAGAGATCCTGTGAATTGATTTTTTGCTACTCCATTATTATCAAAGTAATTATATGTAGTGTAGTTAACAGCACTTACATAAACATAATTTGATCTGTTAGCAAATGAACCAGTAATAGTAATTTGATTTGTAGTTGAATTATAATTTTGAACTTGATCTCCAATTACACGAGCTATATAATTTCCAGAATTAGGATCTAAAGTAAGATTAGTCCATGTTTCTAATATAACTGGTTGAAGAGAAGTATCATCACCTCTACGAATTAATAAATCAAAAGTACCTGAGGATGTGTTTGAATTTACAATTTGCCATCTAACATTATCTGCTGAACCACTTGGTAAAGCATTGTTAGTAATTTCAGTAGAAGTACTGTTCATTATAGTACCTTGAGAAATAGTTTTCAATACAAATGGTGATAAACCGGTTGTAGGACCACCTGAACCTGTTTGCATCACAGAGCTAGAAGCAGCGGTATAAGAACCTGTTACTACTCTTGCTACTAATAATGATTGGCCTCCATTTGCAAAATAGTTATAAGCAGCTATTGATGTGAAATACGTATACGTATCTGCATCATTTGCTCCTCCACTTACAAATGTGGTTCCAAATTTATTTACATATTCATTGTAAGTTGTAACAATTGTTGGAATTTCAACAGGACCTTTTACAGTTGGTCCTATAATTGCTGCACCTATAGTAACTGGTCTTTTAGATACAAAAGATGAATCATTTTCTCTTGCTAAAACGCCTGGTGATATTAAAGTTTCTGCCATTGATGTTTATTTATTTAATTTTGTTATAAATATGGCAGAACCTATTAAAGATATTAGTCACCAATAAATTCTCCTTTTTCGAGATTTATAGTTCCATTACCATATTTTTGTTGGAGGGTTTCACCTATTTGAATTTCTTCTTGGCGAAAATTTTTTAATTCTTCCTTAAGTGTTGCTTTTTTTAATTCAAATTCTTGAATCCCTAATTCAATTATACCAAACTGTTCTGTTAAGTGGAGGCGTTTTTCTTGAATTGATTTTAATAATTGAATTTCTTCTTGGGTTAAAACTTTTATTTTTTCCATTTTGTTTAACTATTTAAGTCATTTATATTTTTAACTACTTTTTCTTCTACTATTACTTTAACCACATCTGGAATTTTCTTAAGTGCAGTTAAATCTTTTTGTATTACATCAGGTATTATATACCCATTTAATTTTATATTGAAAGTACTACTTACTATTCTTTCATCTTTTTCAGCTAATTCAGCCTTTATAGCAAACGAATCAATCATCGCTCTAAACTGAAATTTTGCAGGATCACCCCAATATGAATCTGAAGCATATTCAATTGCTTCAACAATTTTATTTAATTGATCCATATAATAAGTATTAATAGCACAACTGTATGTTATAGTAACATAATCAGGAACTACTACTGCATAATTTGTTTTTTCAGGTACTATTCCATTTAATACACTAAAATTATCATATGCGTTTTTTGAACTATATTTTTTTCTATGAATTGAAACATTATTTGGATTATTTGCATCTAATTTGTTAGCAATTGATCTTACTTTTTCAATATTATCTCTTTTTATCATTATAAGAGGTAACATTATTTTTCCTTGAGCATCTCTGTAATATCCATCTTTTTGAAACGATTTCCATTTTTCAGGAGAACCATAAATTACTGGAACAGGTATTTTTTCTCCATTTTGAGTAACAGATGGTTTTATTATATTATTAAAATAATACATAACAGATTCATCTATATCTTGAATCCCTATTGATAATGGTTTTACAGAATCTCCACTAAATGAAATTTGGTTTCCTCTATTAATGGTATTAGAAAAATTTGGGTTTCCTACTTCAGAATCAAAAGCTGTATGTTGTTCGATACTGAGTTCTCTTTGAGATTTAGGGATTGGGGTTCTACTATTTTTATTCATTACAATCTTGTTTTAATAATGTTAACTCTATCTGCTGGTATATAATGACACTCACAAATTACAGAAACATTATATCCGAAATTTTCTAATCCTGGGTTTAGTGGATTTACACTATATGGATAATCTGGGTCTTTACCTGCAAAGTATTGATTTATATTAGTATTATCTACTTCGAAATAACTTTCTTGATATAAAATAACATCACCTACTTCAGGATGTAAATTAGCATCTACTAAATCATCTCTTAAAAATGCAAAACTAACAGGCCATTTAAAATCTACCCCTAAATCACTTACAGGACTTGAATTATCTCCAACTGTAATCAAAGCATTAATTAATGTTGGACCATCAAAGAATTTTCCTCCTGATGCTTCACCATAGATGTTGGTTTTTGTTTCGTCTAATTTATATTTGTAAAAAGCACATTGTTGAGAGATAATATTTCCCATCAGTTCACGACTGATTCTTCTAACAAATGATGCGTCTCTTGATGATCCAAATAATGCGCACATATTTTATAAAGTTTTATATTTCCAAATAAACTTACCACAAGTTTTTTTGAATCCATTAATTACATTCCATATTCCTGCTTGTTGTAAATTTAATTCTTTTGCAGCTTGTTTTGATGATTGCCATTCTCGTATATATTCTCCATCTAAATTATATTGAATTACAGGTATAGATTTTGCTTTAATAACAGCTTCAACATGATAGTTTCGAGAAACTCCTTTATCTTTTCTTGTTTTAGTTATATTATGTTTTTTACCTAATTTACTTATTTTAATTTTTTCTTTATGTTCTTTAGTCAATATTTTTCCTTTATTTCTACTCACTCCTTTATTTGATTCACTGTTTTTTCTTCTTGTTTCTTCACTATCAAAAGAACCAAAACCTCTTCCTAATCTATTGTTAAGATGTTTGTTATTTAAAACATTATATTTTAATCCCCAAAATATTTCTTGATTATCTAAATTTTTAACTTCACATTCTTCAATTATTTCAAATGTATGGTTTTCAAAACCATATTTTTTTAATGATGAATACAAACTAGGTTGGTCTTTGCATGCTAATTGTTTGTATTTAAGCCATCTTCCTTCTATATTGGTAGATTGCCCAATATATATTCTTCCATTAGGGTTTGTTATTTTATAAATACCTATTTTAGCCATCTTATCCTATAAAAATTGTCATTGGTGATTTTCCTAACTCGTTCATAGTTGAATCACCTTCATCTTTTTTTCTTTCTAATAAAGCTTTACGAGAAGTTTCATCTAAATATGCTCTTAATCTTTCAATCAATGATTGTTTTTCACTAGTAGCTGCTGTTATCAAATCTGATTGATTCATGGAAATTTCTCTTCCAGGAATTGGAATTGTTGATTGGTATTTACCTCTAACATATCCTAACATTTCTTTACATAAAGCTAAAGTATATTCAAATATCCATTGACGTCCAATTGAATTAATTTGGGAATAAACTGGATTTGTAAAGTTAACATTTGAAACATTAGTAACTAAACCTGCAGATTGAGATATAGCACTATTAATTCTTTCTTCAATATTAATATATTGGAACCAAACTCTATCTCCATCATCTGTAGGGATAGGGAATATTCTTAATTGATTATTTATTAATTCAAATGAATAACTAGCTAATGAAACATCGTTTTGCATTTCAACTGCTTGAGTTGTTTGAATCAATAAACTTGTAGGGAACATTAAAAATCCAGTTGAACCAAATAAACCATATGTTCCTACAGAAGGAACTCCACCTAATCCTGAGAATAGATTTAGTTGATATACTTGATTAATAGCAGGAATTGGTTGGTAGAATATTCTTTTTATTTCAATTCCACCAGTTATATTATTATTTGAAGCCCATTCATTTAAATTATAATCTTGAATTGATGAAGTAAGAAGAATTGATCCTGTATGCCAAGTTACATTTCCTCCAACACCAGCTTCTGAACCATATTGTTGAGAAATTTTAATTACTGTTGCCATGTTAGGAGTTACAGTAGCATGATTTAAATTTGAGGAAGTTGAAGCTCCCATCACATTTAACATGTTATCTCTTACTTGGAAAGCATATAATTCATTTCCATATGTTGTAATAGCTTCTTCAAAGGCAGCATAAAAATTTATGTCTTGAAGTTCAACATCCATAATTGGATATCCTAATCTTCTAGCACAAAATGTAGTAACTTTATCAGCATCTGTTTGAAATTGATAATCGTTATCATAAAACCCAAATGGAGTATTTCCTGGGAAGAATGAACTAGAGCCTGGATATATAGGGATATTCATGTAATTTATATTTTATTATAAATATTGAATTGAGGAGAAAAATTAATTAATAGAAATAGCATTTGATGTAGGAACATCACTTGTTACTGAGAGCCAATTAGTTGTGTTAGATAAGGTTCCATTAAATGTTTTACATAATCTTCCTCTAGAACTATCAACATCAGTTATATTTACAAATGCTGGGAAAGAGTTTGCTCCTTGAGTTAATGTTAATATGGTTTTAGTTCCTGGGGTGTCAGAGTTTATTATACATCTATTGCTCATACCGATAGAGAGAGTACGAAGTTCTCCTGTTATAATATATTCTATTCCGGCTTTTAAAGTTAGGGTTCTTCCATTAACGGCATTTGTACCTAAAATAAATAGTGGTACTTCAAACCCAAATGTTCCTGCAAATGTATAATTTTGTTGCATAAGAATATTACTGGAGATAGTTAATTTACTAAGAAGAGTAAGAGTACCTCCGGCTCCAACAATACTTAATTGATATATATTCATACCAGCAAGATCAAAAGTAGCTCCACCTGCACCTATACCAAAAGCAGTATTATTTGGATTCCATGTTCCTGTAATATATGTCCATGTCGCATTATTACCTATATTAATACTTCCTATTTGATTAATAGTATTGGTAGCATTAATTATGACATTATTATTTATTTGTCCAGTAATAGATATACTAAGGGTTGTAGTTGTTGTAACTAATCTTATAGTTGAGGTTCCGGAGATTGTTCTACTAGGAGATGCCACAAATGTTAGAGTATGACCTTTTAAATATAAATCACTCCCATTCAAATTTACAGTTCCAGCAATAACTGTATGTGCAAAACTACCACATTTAAAATCTCCGTTTAAAGTAATTGTTCCACCATTTGGAAAGCCTGTATTGACAGTTATAGCTCCACTTATTTCTTTACCATTTGAATTAATTGTTCCACTTGCTGCAAAAATCAAATTACCAGTATTTCCTATTGTCATACCAATACCATATGTAATATCTCCCCCGTATAATTGAATTGATTGGGAACCTCCCAAATTACCTCCGAAATTTGTAAAATCCGCACTTAAAACACTTAATGTAGCATTTACATTGACAGTACCTGTTCCACTATTAGCATCCCATATAGCATCGTCGGTGGTACCTGGAACAGATGCACCTGATGACCCTCCACTAGTTGTACTCCAATTTGTCGTACTATTAGTAGCTCCAGTTCCTCCTGTTACCCAATATCTAGCTGCCATTTCCTATTGTATATTCTTGATTAAGTCTTATCCAATTATCTGTGTTACTAAAAGATCCACTATATGATCTTAATGTTATTCCATTTAATGAATTTACATCTGTTACGTCTACATATCCTATATTTTGAGTTGATCCTTGACGTACTGTTAATAATGTTTTTGTTCCTGGGGATGCTGATTTTATGGTTCCTACTCCTCCTTGTCTTGCCCCATAATGTCTTATATATCCTGTTACAATATATTCTTTTGAAGCTACTAATAATAAATCTATACTATTGGCTGCTGTTATTTGTCCTATCATAAGTCCATAAGTTTCAAAAACATCCCCCGATATTGTAGTATCTCCTTGAAACCAAAGTTCTCCAGAAACTGTTAATTTATTAGTTAAGGTTAATGTAGTAAGACCTGTAGTTGTAGTTATATTATTCCAAATTATACCATCAGTAGCTAAAGTGCAATTAGATGATATACTCATAGTAGATCCAGTAGTAATTACTGTTCCTGCGGTATATGTAAAAGTATTTAAATTAAATCTTAAAGTAGTTCCTATAGTTATTGTTCCTAATGTGTTTATTTCAATATTAATTCTAAAATTACCCGTTGAACTTGTATTTTGAATTGTTCCAGTTCCGTTTAAAATTATATTTGTTGTTCCCGAAACCATTGTGTTTACCTTTGTATTTAAACCGCCTCCAACATATAAATTAAACCCATTTATTGCAAATGTAACAGCACTTCCATCACCCAACAAAGTCCCTGACATTGTTATATCATTTGACAATGTTAAAACAGTATTGTTTAATGCAGTTATATTTCCGAAATTCAAACCCGTTCCCGTAAAAGTTACGTTTCCTGTTAATGCCGTAGTACTCCCAATTGAAGCCATTGTTCCCGAAATCCAAGTTACTATATTTCCGTTTAGATAAAAATTGTTTGACAATGTAAATGTTCCTACTGTATTAATTGTAATCGGGTTTGAAATATATGCCGCTCCAGCGGCCCATGAAGTTGTGCCTGTAATGTGTATCGCTGTTGTGCCGTTTACGGTACACCCATTTCCGTGACTTATTGATGTTCCACTAACGTATAAAATAGAACCATTTAAAGTTACAGTTATAGCAGCGTTGACAAACGTTAAAATGCTTGAAACGTCCCAATTATCAGCAAGAGTTACTGTAATCGTATTTGAAAATTGTAATCTCGGAATATCTTTTCCATTACTTGTTAGAGTTGAAGTTGCATTGACTACTAAACTTGTTGTAAATGTACCCCAAACAACACTTGCTCCAAGTGTAACATTTCCACTAACAGTCAATCCGGCCGTGTTTACAAATGTTCCCGAATAAGTCCCGAAATTAATTGTTTTACAAACAGCTGCAGATGTAACACTACAATTCACATTGGTACTAAATATTACATCATCGGCATTTGTAGGTACAAAACCCTCAGACCAATTAGTAGCAGTAGTCCAATTATTATTAGTTGCTCCTGTCCAAGTTCTTGTAGGCATTATTCTTTAGGAACTATATTTAAATTATTATTTTCAGTTATTTCTCTGTTTTGAATACCTCTAATTATATCTGCTTCATCTTTAGGCATAAAATGAGGTATATCAATTATTTTAGTTGAACCATCACTTAAAGTAAATTCTACAGTAGTGATAACTGTTATTTGATCTCTTCTATTTACTATTGTATATGACATAATTTATTATATTTTTTTATGTGTTATTAATTCTAATCTAGCCCATGTACACAATGATGATGTAAGCACATTAAATCCAATTATATATCCATTATCAAAAGATGATGTCCAATTAGTTAAATTAGTACTCGAAGTTATAAGACTAGCTGTTATAAAAGGTATTTGAGCATCTGTTATTGTATTCGAACCTATAGGAAATTCAGTTTGGGATGAAGTAACCCACACATCTATTTTTAATGCTCCTGTTGGACTACACATTAAATTCCATCCAACAAAGCTTCCTGAATATGATAATCTTGAATAATTTTTTTGTCCTGTAGTTATAACTCCCCCTTGACCATCTAAAATTAATACTACTGATCCTGTATTATTACTAATTGCTACATTTCCACCACCTGTTCCTCCATTCAAAGCATATGAAGCTGTTAGAGCATAAGATGCAGTTCCCAACAAACTTCCAGTAAATGAACCAGTGAATGAACCAGTTGTTGTTCCACCCGTTGAATTTAAAGCATATGAGGCTGTTAGAGCATAACTAGAACTTAATGCTTGAGATGAAGTTGCACTATATGAAGAACTTATTACTGATCCACCATAATATGATGCTGTAGAGGCATATGAAGCACTCGCTACAGAACCTCCATAATAACTGGCTGTTTGAGCTGTTATAACATAAGATGCAGTATTAGCATTAGATGCGGTTATAACATTAGTTGCCCAACTTGCAGTACCATTTAAATTTCCTATAAATGATCCAGTAAATGAACCGGTGTTATATGAGCCAGTAAATGCATTAAAACTTGAAGTGGTTACAAATGAACCAGTATCAATTGTAGTTCCGGCATTTAAGGAATAACTTGCTGTTATAGCATAACTTGAAGTACCCTGTAATGAACCTGTAAATGAAGTGGCTTCTAAACTTCCTGTTAATCCATAAGATCCAGTTAATTGTTTTGAATTAATCCATACACTTCCACTTTTTACTAATAAATCTCCATATGAACTAGTAGTAGAAGAATTTATTACATCATGTAATTCTCCTATCTCATATCCATTCATTATATCAACATATATTACCCCATCAACTGCTTGAGTAATAGTTTTCCCTAATCTCACTTCATGCAGAGGAGATATTGGTAATGTTGATGTATAATCTCCACTTGATGAAAGATATAATTGAGTACCAGGAGAATAAGCAGTAGTATCTATTCCTCTTATTAATCCATTAGTAATTACATAACCTGTTTGATTGTTAGAAATATTTTGTGCTACCCATCCTACTGTGGTTGAAGATTGAGCTTCATTAGAATAACTTGCTGTTACAACGGTAGGTCTATTTCCACTTTCACCATTAACATATACTATTTTTCCTTTAGCTAATACATCCCCAGTTACATTTCTTACTCTAACAACATTTTGATGACCAACTTCAATCATAAAGTTGTTCACATCAGTATCTATTTGGATTGTTTTAACATCATCTTTCCAATGTATTCTTCCTTCTTGATGAGGATAACCATCTACTGTTACAAAATCTATGTAATCTACAGTTGATATATGAGATTGTGTTACGAGTAATGATCCAGTTAATATTACATTTTGATGTAATGGATTAACATATGAAGCAGTAGAAGCATTTGAAGCACTTAAAGCTTGTAAAGCATAAGATGCTGTACCTAATAAACTTCCTGTGAATGAACCTGTAAATGAGCTTGTATTATATGAAGAACTAAAAGTTAAAAAACTACTTGATAATAAAACAATACTGGAGCTGTTGTTTAAAATGCGAGTATTGAAAGAAGCACTATCTACATAATACGATGCAGTAAAATTGTTAAATGAGCTGCTTAATAATAGAGATCCAGTGTTATTACTTGTTAATAAATCATATCCATTTAAGGTTCCTGATCCTGTTATATCTAAAGATCCTGTAAATTGAGCAGGACCTATGTTTTTAAATGTATTTGAACCACTAACTATTAATGAACCAGTTACTACTGCATTACCTACAATTTGTAATCCATTACCATAAAAACTAGAAGCAGTAATTGGAAGTGTAGTTACATTTCCATTGTTTGTTATATCTTGTAAATTAGCTGAGAATGAACCAGTAAACGAACCACTAAAAACTCCACCCCCATTTCCGTAAAATGAACCAGTAAAGTAGGGGGAGGAGATGGTATTAGCATTTATACTTCCTGAAACATTGATTGAACCTGTAAAATTAAAAGAACCAGATGTTGGAAATTCACCTTTGGCTCCCATAGGTCCTGTCAGTATTTGTACTACAGAAGTTACTGGTTGAGTAACGGAAACTTCAGTACAACAATTATTATCAATTACAGTAATAGATTTATTATTATCTTGTAAAATGACTTGATTGTTGTTAGGAATAATATTTATTGGGCCTACACAATTATCTACCATTATCTAGTTATTTCTTTAGATAGTTTTACTTGTCCTTCTAAAATTCTAGTTACTATACTCCCTGAGTGAATTTCTAAATCATATAATCCTGTGTCAAAATCTAATAATGAAGAAGAGATTGCAGAAATATATATACCTATAGAGCCGGAGGTTGGGGGTGTAGAATTGTTAGATCCACTAAAATTTAATCCTGTTCCATCCGCTTGAAGAGAACTACTTAAAGTAATATATACTGTAGATGAAGGTTGAGTAGGACGTATTTGCATTCTTCCTCCATAAGATGAAAGATCTATAGGATTCCCTGAGGAATCTTTGTATTGAAGTTCTAAATTTAAAGTTGAACCTTGTTCTATTAAAAATGAATATCTCCCTGCGCTCATAATTATTTTAATTGATTTGATTTATTTCTATTTCCTATTTGATTAGAACCATATTGTTCTGCTATTTCTGTTGTTTTAAAACGAGGCATTAAATTAGTATAGTGAAAACACTTTTGTTGTTCTTCTAATTTAGTTAAATCAAATTTTGAACAAGGTTTAATATGATCTATTTCCCATATTTTTCCATAATTATTCCAATCCATTTTATTGATGAATTGTTGTTCTAAATATAATTTAAATTCAATTACTGAGCATCCTAATAATGTTATAATAGATTTTGATTTTGAATTGGAATTAATTGCTTTAAAAAATCTAGATCTTAGATTATCAGAAATTCTAAATTGGATATTATTTTTTCTTTTATTGGATTTATAAATATTACTATATATAGTTTTTCTTTTTCTATTTATAATATTATATTTTTTAAAATATAATTTTTGTTGTTCTTTAATACTATTTTTATATTGTTTAGTACATAATTTACATCTAGGTTCTTTCCCATCTGGAGAGTTTTTGTTATTTGAAAAATAATTATTCTCTTGTGGGATTTTACATTTATTACAAATTTTTGTATATAAATATTGCATTTTTTATTTTATTATAAATATTAAAAAGGTTAAAAAAGCTACCCATGTTAATGAGTAGCTATTATTATATTAACTTTGCAGAATTAATATAATTAATTAAACCAATGTTTAATCTCGAAATTCATCATATACTTTTAAAATGTCTTCAACTATTTCATGTCGATGATTTTTCTTTAAAGTAACAATTCTAACACCTTTGATTCTTTCTTCTAAACGTGGAAAAAAACCAATACCTGATTCTTTTTTGCTTTTTAAATCTACTTGAGCTAAATCACCACAAAATACTATTTTACCGCCTTTACCTAAACGACCTAACATCATTTCAGTTTGTGGTCCTGTAATATTTTGACATTCATCTACTATAACAAAACAATTAGGAAATGTTCTACCTCTCATAAATGCAAATGGTACAATTTCAATCTGATTTTCTTGAACCATTTTATCTATTTTTTCTTTATCATATAATAAATATAAATTAGAATATATTGGAGCTAGCCAAGGGTCCATTTTTTCTTTTAAATCACCTGGGAGGAAACCAATTTCTTCTTTTGATACAGTTGGACGCGTAATAACAATTTTATCCATTTCTTTTTTGAAAACCATATCTAAAGCAATTTGACATGCCACCAATGTTTTTCCTGAGCCAGCCATCCCTTTAAGTAATGTAACAGGATTTTCCAATATAATTTGTTTGGCTTCTTTTTGTTCTTCGTTAAGTGATAACTTGAACTTTATTTCTCCTTTTGGTTTTCGTTTTTCTTTGAAAACATCTTCATTATTGTTTTGAGACATAATTTTTGTTTATAAATATTAATTAAATTTTACTTTAACCAAAGGATCGATTCCTGCTTCGATATGCCATGTATTTTGTTGACATAAAGTAAAATCATATCTTTCGTCAAACGGAAGTATTAATTCTGCTTGGCTACCCCATCTTACTAAAGCAAATCGTTGGTTTTGAGAAAATAATTCATTTTGACCTAAAACAAAAGGACATATTACATTTACATCTTCATCTGCTATTAAAGTAATATAATAAGTGTAATCAAGTAGTGATGAATAAACTTCAACTAACATTCTTTCATTATACTTCAGATAATCCATATTATCAGGATTAATAGCTTGATTCAATAAATCTTTTTCAACTGCGAGCATTGGTCTGTTTGTTGACTCAATAGGTTCTAGTTGTTTATAACGTACTACTCCTCCATAAGGAATACGAATTATATGAGGGTCATAAAATGATAAAAATACACCCACAACAAGTGAAGGTTTATTATATGTTTTATCACCTATAACATCTTGTAAAGTGTAATTTATACCTTTTATCTCAACTACTTTATCTGATGGATTATTTATATGTTTTTGATACATTATAGTTCCATCACAAGGTGAGTAGAAATGTTCGTTATCAATATAATTAGGCCTCTGCGGATCGCGGAAAAAAAACTGTGTGCTAAGTTTGGTGAGATTCATTTTTTTACATTTGGAAATGTCTTCTTTAATCCACTGTTCTAACGATTTACTCATAATATTTTATTTGATTTATTTCTATTTCCTATTTTATCTTTATAACCAAAAGATTGAGCAATTTTAGTAGTCTTAAATATAGGTCTAGTATTCTTATAATTAAAACATTCTTTTTGTTGTTCTATATCTTCTAAATCAAATCTACTACAAGGTTTAATATGATCTATTTCCCAAACTATCCCATGATTTTCCCAAGTAAATTCAGGGAGAAATTGTTGTTCTAAATATAATTTATAAAATATTATTGTACAACCTATAAATTCTAAAGTATTATTTTGTTTAGTAATATTATTAGTATGTAAAACTTCTCTAATTCTATTACTTATATTTAATCTTAATTTAACTTGTTTATTAGAATGATATTGTTTTACTCTATATTTATTTATCTTTTTTCTACTAATTAAATTATATTCTTTTTGGTAATTGTATTTTTCATAGTGAATTTTGTGATAATCATGTCTTGCTTTTTTATTTTCAGAATGATAATTACTACTATACCCTCTTTTACATCCCTTACATTGATTTTCTAAACCATCTTTAGTTCTATTATGTTTATAAAAATTATTTAGTGTTTTAAATTCATTACAAACTCTACAATTCTTTTTTAGCTCTATCTCTTTGTCGTTGTTTTTCATCACATTTTTCTTTGTTTTTCCAATAATATTTCTTGGATGCCTTAGCTCTAGAAGCTTGCTTCTCTTCAGGAGTATTGTATTTTTTTAGGCGGCCCATTTATCGGATATAAATATGTTAAAAAGAATAAAGATCAAAAGAAAGATGACAAGTTATACAACTGATTTTTTATAATCTACATAATTCAAGTTTAAGATACAGCAACTGAGAAGTGCACCTGATTTCATATATTCACTTAAATTAAATATAATAGGTTCTAAACCTTCTTCTCCACATATCTTAGTTAAATTATCTATTTTAGTTTTTTCTAATTGGTAATCTTCTGATTTTTTATCTAATTCAGAAATATTTGAAGCACATAAAATCATATTACCCAATCTAGCTGAATTAGTTATTCCACCAAATGCATCATCCTCACTTACGTCTATAACCTTAGTATAGCATTTTAACTCACTTATCTCATCTGGAGTATATAAGGATGTACAAATCATAGTTTTCTCATTTGTTAACGGGAAAACTGAACAATCTAAATGGTATAAATAAGGTTCAACCATATGTAATCTAATAATTTTCATATCAAAATTTTGTTCCATCCAATCATAAGCTTCTAAGGTTGAACGTTGTCCATAACCTCCAACATATATGTTATCTTTTAGATATTTAAGATCTGCAACACCTTCCCATTTAAATGGACAAATAAATGTTTCATACCCCATCATATCAAAAAATTCCTTACCAATCCATTCTTCACCACGTCTTGGTTCTGAAGTATAATTAGATAATAACATTACATTACGATCTTTGATATGAGGTAAATGTAAACCTAAATTAGCTACATATACTTGGTCTTGAAAATCACCTTTACTAGGTAATAAATAAACTAATCCTTGACCAGCCATAAAGCTATATAAATCCATGAATTGTTTATAGGCTTTAGGTCTATTAATTTCTAATTCTTCAGGTTTAAGTTCTTCCATCCAAATATTATTTGGTTCTTTTGCGGATAAGGTGAATGGAAAATTCATTACATAACTAGGTATGTTTAATTGTGATGGAGTTTCTTTCATTTTTTAAATTTAATTTATTAATACTTAATATATAATAAGTATATTGTATCTCCAAGGAATTTTTAGAAAGAAGTAAAGAAAAAGAAAAGCCGAGCTGAGCTCGGCCTTATCTTTTAACACTATTATGTTAATTTATTATAGAGTTGTTAAACCACTAACATAAATCTTACCATAGAATTCTGGTCTTAACATTTTCTTAGCGTAACGAGTCATTAAACCTTTACGTGGAGTGAAAGTTGATGGATCGTACACAAGTGGTGTCATGATCAATGGAATATATGGAGCGAAAACGGCACCTGATTCAAGGAATTGTTTACCTCTGAATCCCATCAATATTACGTTTTCAGTCATATAAGGGTTCTTATAAACTGTGTAACGGTTGTTGATAGCACCAACTTTTTGAACACCCATTGCAAATTCCATATTTGCAGCATCACCATTAGAGTTAGCAGCAAATCCTGGGATTGATTCTAAAACTGTTGCTACAGTTGGAGAACATACTAAGAAATTTGCACCACCTCTTAAAGTTAACTGGTGAATCTTGTTACTTACTTTTTGCATTTTAGTACCAAGTGTTTGGAACCACTGACCTTGAGAGTTGTAGTAACCTAAACTTGCTGTGAAATCTGTACTACCTGCATTTAAAGTAGTGTTGTTAACTACTGACCAATATTCAGTTGCTGCAGCAGCATCTTCAATTAACATATCTAAGATTTCCAAATCAATTTCCATTGAAATGTATTCACTCATGATGTTAGTTAATTCAGCTTCAGCATCAATGTTTTGGTAAGCATTTAAATCTTGAGCAAATTCAGGAGTCCATACTGCTTTTAATTTTTTAGTTTTAGCAGTGATAGCTTGAGATTGCATCTTGATATTGATTTCTGGAATTACAATTGTACTTGCACTTTGAGCATTCGGTACTGAGAATGAAGGAGCAGAAGTATCTTCGAAATCACCACGGTTATTATCAACAGTAGCTTTATTGTAGTAAAGCGTACTTCCAGCAGAAGTACCAGAACCATTAGTTTCAGCTGTTGAAGCAGTGAAATAGAAAATAATACTTGCAGCACCATCAAATGAAGTAAATGCTGGTAAAGATTTAGCTACTGTAGCAGCAGAACCAGAAGTTAATACGAATGCACGGATACCTTCGATATCAAAGTTTGGAATACTACCTGTTGAAACTGTGAATGATTTAATTTCACCTCTAGCTGCAGAAGCTGATAAAGCTGAATCATACATTACACTAGCCCAAGAAGCTGTAGCTACTGTAGCACTAACTGTTGATGATGTTTGGTTTGTAGAATATGCGAAACGACCAGCTCCATAAAGACCACCTGTTGTATCAGTTGTTTGGAATGGGAAACGAGCGTTTGCGTTACGGTTACCATATAATGAGTTACCTGAAGAGAATGGGTTAACACTAGTTCCGTATTGGAAATCTAAGAAGAACACAAGACCTGAAGGTAAGTTCATTGGTTGAACTGAAACGAATTCTTTAGCTGCAATTTGACCAAATACTTTACGTACTAATGGTAATGCGATTCCAGCCCAGTTTTCAGATTGACCTACAGTAAATGTACCTGCAGATGTTCCAGCACCAGTTTGACTAGTTTCTACGACTAATTGTTTTGCTTGGTTTTCAAGAATAAGAGCCATATTGTTACGCTCAACATCTGAACCAAATCCTTCCAAAAGACCTGTTTTAGACCATTTGGTAGCTAGTTTAGAAGCATCACTTTGAAGTGATTTCCATGGATTAGCTGATTCCAATAATGATTGAATTGAATTCATGTTTGTTTTTAATTGTTTTTTAGTTATTTTTTAGTTTAATTATTTTTTACTACCGAATGCTAATTCTCTCATACGTGAAAATGCTGCATTATCTTCGATAATAGGTTTTGATTGAGTACTACTTGCTATAGATTTAGAAGCTGATCCTAATGATTCTTTAATTGGGGCTTTTTGTAAAGTAGATACTTTAAAGCTTTCTTGTAAAGTTTCATAAACCAATTCTACTTCTTTTTTAGTAGTTGCTTTATCAAATGCTGTTAACACTTTAACTTTTTGAGTTTCTGTTAACGTTTTGTTACGGAAAATTTTGTTAGTATAAAGAAGTTTAGCGTTTAACAAATTAACTTCATTAAGTTCTGATGTAAGAGTTTTAACTAACTTACGTGATTCTTCTAATTCTTTTTCTTTTTCATTAGTTTCCTCAAGTCGAGATTGTTTTTCTCCTGATCCACCACCACCAGTAAACGAACCAGCAGCACTAGAAACACCAGATACACTTTTTAAAAGTTTGTATTGAGCCATAAATTCTGCATCATCTTTAAGTTCAGGAGATTCTTTTAATTTTTTCTCCATTTCTTTAACAAATTCTGCTGGTTGTTTAAATGGATTGAACATATTTCCAATACCTTTTAAAATACCCATTCCTTTACCTTCTTCAATAGTTTCTTCTTCAGCTGTGATTTCTTCTGTTTCGGATAAAAGTTCTTCAATATTGATTTCTTCTTCATCTTCAACTTCGATTTCATCTTCTGTTTCTTCAGCTTCTTCTTCAACTTCCTCATTTTCCTCATCTTCATGGCTTGCTTCAAGTTCACCTGCTGCTACCATGTCTTGGATTACTCCTTCAATAAAAGATTTAAGATCATCTTCAGACATATCTTCAACAGATATTTCTTCTTCTTCTTCTTTTTCTTCCTTTTCTTCCTTTTCAGCTTCGTTGATTTCGGTTTCACCTTCTTCAAGTTCAGCTAAAAGTTCATCTAAAGAAATTTCTTCCATTGATTCTGCTTCTTCATTTACAATTTCTTCCTTTACTTCTTCTTTTTCTTCAGCTTCTTCCATTTCTGCAAGTTTAGCGAATAATTTTTCTTTTAAGTAAGGGGTAAATTGTTCTTCCAAAGCAAGTTTTGCATTAGCTAAAGCTGTTTCTTTTACAGTTTGAGCATCTGCGATTGATTCGCTTAGCAAATCTCTGTTTGTTTTCATTTTTTCCTTAATTTTTTAATTGGAAATACACTTAATACGAAAAGAATTTTTCAAAGTGTAATAAATTTATTGCGGTAGGATGCCTCATATTTTGGGCACATTCCGATATACATATATAAAAAATATTCAAAAATTGAAAAATTTAAAAAAACTTTTTTCCTTTTGATATATTATCCGAAGCCCACAATGGTTGTAAATTAGTATAATGACACAATTTAATTAATTCTTCTTTATTTTTGGCACTTGATAATGGAATTATGTGATCAATATGCCATTTACCATAATTTTCCCAATTCATACCTTCAGTAAATAAATTTTCAATATGTTTAACCCCAAATTTAAAATTACATCCCAATAATTTCTCTGTTTTACCTTCTTTTTTCCATTTTGTTCTTCTAAAAGCATGATTAATTCTTACTCTAAGATTTGTTGAAAAATTATACAATGGATCTATTAATTTTTTGTTTTTTTGATAATTTTTAATATATTCTCGTTTTTGAGATTGTGTTTTAGGGATGAATTTAGGTTGGGTGTTTTTATAAATTAAATATTTTTCTTTGTAATAATTAGGATTTAACTTATACCAATTTTTATGGTATTCGGAATTAGATTTTACCCAAATATTATTATTACCATATAAACATTCTTTACACCAATATGTATAACCATCTTTACTTTTTTTATCTTTATTAAAGTATTTTATATCTTTTTCTATTTTACATTTACTACAAATTTTCATTTTTTATTATAAATATTCAAAGTCGCAAAATGCGAAAAAGAAAAGCACTTCTTTTTGAAGTGCTTCGATTTTAATATTCTATATTAAAAGGGGTACTATACTATTGGGCAAGATCCATTAGCACAAAGTATTTCTGTTACTAAACTATTTAATTTTAGATATGGATCTACATTATGGTTTAATCCTTCATGAATTGGAGACATATATGAACCAGGATTTGAAGGAGTACTAACGAAATCCCAACATAATAATTCAAAATCATCCTGAACTTCTAATACTTCACCCACTTGCTTTAAACTACCCATCCCACGAGATGATACACCTACTCTAATATTATTTTCTATAAGTGATTTTAATATATTTCCTGATGGGGTTGGGAGGATTTCAATTGCCCCCATAACTTTATCTCCATCCCACCATAATTTTTTAATATTGTGAGATACATTTTTTAAGTTAATAATTTGAGAATCGGGGTGATCTAATTCGCCTAATGCTCTATTTTCGTTAACTAAGGTTAGATATTTATCGATTTCTCTTTCCCATAATTCTTTAGAATAATATCTACCATTTCCATTCTTAACTTCACAAGTAGCTAATATACCTTCAACTAATGGATTACCAGATATACTATCACGAGATTCAGTTAACATTTTTGGAGAAATGTTAAATGGAGTTGTTTCTATAAGTAGTGGTTTCATATTATTTTTTATCTAATTCTTCTTTTATAATTTCTCTTATTAAAATGCGAAGTTTTTCTTCTTGTAATCCTGATTGAAGTTCTTTAATTTTCAATTCAATTTCTGCTTTACGATCAGGATCAGTTGTACTCATTAATTCTTGTTCTAAATCTGCTATTTGTGCTGAAATAGGGTCCAAAGTTTTAATTTGGGCTTTTTTATATTCTATTTCTTCATCAGGATTACCTGCTACACCATGAATATCAGTTTCATCTACTTTATCAGATTTATATGAATACCAATTTTTTATATCAAATGGGTCTATTCCTTTTTTAATTAAAGCATTTTTACTATAAATTATAAAGTCAGATGGTTTACTATCAGGGAATATATCTTTCAAATCCATCTTAGCATAATATTTTAAGCTTTCAACATCTGAAACTGTTTCCCAACCTTCTACTACTTTATTATCTGATTTACGAATAGCGAAATGGGTATATTTTTTATTGATATTTTCTTCTATTTGTTCAATATTTTCTTTTAATTTAATTTTTTTCTCAGCACCAGGCATTTTCATTTTTTTAACACCAGGAGAATTTTGAGGAGCTACTTCCATTTCTTTTACTTTAGATGGATTAGAAGTTTTAGCTTCTTTATCACCTAATGAATCTTGAACATTAGCTTTTACTTTCTCAACTTTTTTATCAGTATCTAAATCACCATATCCACTTGATTTATGTGGACCTTTAGCAGGTTTTGGTTCACCCAAACCAGGAGCATCAACTGTGTACCCTACACCCTTAGTTCCAAATTCACCATCTTTAGTATAATATAGAGGATCTTTAGCTAGATTTTTAACAACCATAGCTTTGATTTCTTCTGCTGTTTTATCATGATTTTTTTCATCTTTTAATTCAGCATAAAAACCTTTCATTATTTCATTGAAATTAATGTTATCAACATTTTTAGTATCTGATGGTTGAAAAGCATTTTTATTAGCGTCTTTAACTTCTTTAGATGGTTCTTTTTCTTCAGCTTTAACTTCTTCAGCTAAAATTTTCTTCCAATCAAAAATATCAAATCCTTTAGAAACCACACCCCCAGCATTTGCTTCGCTGATGACTTGTTTAGATTTTAATACACGTGTTGCAGTATCAAAATCAGAGTATTGGTTAATATATTGAGGAAATAATTGACGAGCTTGTTTTAAAAATTGAATTTTATTTCCTTTACCATTTTGAATGGCATTATAGTGTTCCTGTAGGGTTTTCATTTATTGATTTGTCTTTAAATAATGTTATTAAATCGTCTAAGTAATCTGAAGCTAAATCAGTTCCGTACTTTACATCAAAGTTTGGATTATTTTTATAATATTCCATTGTTTCGGTTTTTGCTTTTTTCAACAATGGTAATAATGTATTTAATTTATCTTCAATTTTGTCAAAATCTGTTATTCTAGTGCTAACAAATTGTTTTAAAGCAGGATCTTGTAAATTCAATGAATCTACATATGATTGAGAATCTTGGTTTTCAGTCCAAAGATTTTTTACTTCAATTCCTTTAGCTGCTTTTCTTAATTTATTTTTATTAACTGCTTTCCAGCCTAATTTATAGTAATAAATATCCTGCGCTCCATCAGCTTTTTTATCAGGATTAAAAGCGTTAGGAGTTGCGTATTGCTCTCCTTCACCTGGTTCAAAATGACCTGCTGAATCACCACCTCCAGTGGAGCTTTCTTCTTTTAAATAATTTTTAATGAATTCTTTGATTTCATTTTCATTCATTAATTGAAGTTGCTTATACTGTTTTGGATAATTTGCACGCAAATGGGATTTGAATTGATTCCATAAGTATTTAAATCCTTCATATATTTCTTTAAATTTTGGGTCTTTTTTTATTTCATCATCTAAAATAAAATCTTTAAATATCTTGTTAAGATTTTTGAAATTTTTATATAATAATGAATAATTAGCTTTATATGAAACATCCCAAGTGATACCCCCAGTTTCAGGATTCACATCAGATTGTTTAGTAACAAATCCTTCTGGATTAGAATCTTTATTTTCCATCATTTGTTTTAGTTAATTCTTCTACTAAATCACAATATTGAAGTAAATTTATTATGTGTTCGTTTGTTATTTTTTCATTCTTATTTAATTCAACTAAGAAATTTAAAATTTCGTTTATTTTTATTTTGATAACTGGGTTTTTAGTTGATTCATTTAATAATGAAATTTGAGATTTAAATTCTACAATTTTATTATTATAAAATTCTTTTAACTTCAATGTGTTATCTGAAATGTTTATATATTCTTTAAGAATTGATTTTTTGTTAGAACTAAATTCAGCGTATTTTTTATTGAATTTTTCTAATAATATTTTATAGGCTAAGAAACGAGTATCTCTATCATGTTTAGCAAATTCATCTACAGGTGTTATATTAGGAGTAGATTTGTTTGATGAAGAAGTTAAGTGTTCTAGAAGAACTAATTTATTATTTATGATTTGTTCATGAATAATATTTTTTTCATTATGAGAAGCTTCTATTAATGTATATATGGAAGCTTGTGCTTTATAATGAGGAAGTTTAGTTTTAAAAAATTCTTCTAAATTATAATGAGTTTTTATTTCATTAATTAAATTATATTTTTGTCTTTTAAGTAAAGATCTGTTTAGTTGTTTAGCACTTTCTAATACCGTATTGATTACAATTTCTGCTTTACCTTCAGTTAGATTAGTTCGTTTAAGTAAACTATCATATAGTTTATATTCTCTTCCCAATTCTGTTTTACTAAAATATTTTTTTAGTATATTAGTGGCTTCCGAATTTTTTCCTGATAGAGTATCTGTGGTGATTTGTCTAACTAAAAGTTCAAACAAAATACCTGTGTTTTTAAATTTTGAATGTTTAATCAACATCTAGGTTTAATTTTTATTATAAATATATAAGAAATTTTTAATCTCGCAATTTAGATTCATCAAGTAATGATTCTTTTGACTTATCGGTTTGAAAAACAAGTTTTTTATCTAGTTCAGTAAGAAACTGTTTGTTTTTTAAATATGTTGTTTGAATATTTTCATTAAGTGATTTTGAATTATATCCAGGTTGATCATCTGTTTTCATATCTTTTTTACCTAATCTATCTCTACCAAAAGCATTACCTTGGGTATTTATATCTGAGGCTTTTTCAGTTGGGCGTCCTAATTCTGTATTTCCATATCCTACAGGTACATTATCAGGATCTGAAATAGTTCTTCCTTTACCATATAAAGCTGCTAAATCATGAGGTGTTCCATATGAACGTCCTGTTTCTAATGGATCGTTTCCTTCTTCAGTAACTTGAGCTAATCTAAATTTACGTTTAGCATCTTGTAAAATAAGATCTCTATATTCATCAAATTGATCTTCACTAAAGTGAAATATGTGGTGGTAAATCCAATCAGTAGGTAATAATTGAGCTTCCATAATAGTTTTAGCCAATTCTACTTTTTCCTTCATTAAATTGATTCTTTCTTGATCATATATAATTGATGGAGTAGTTAATGATATTTCAAAATTAGTTAATGATTCACCTTTGTACCCTTGAGAATATAAGTGAACTAATGCTATTTTATATAATTCTGATAGTATAATTCTTTGGATTCTATCTATTGTACGAGCAAATCTAATATCTTCTGCTGCTAATGTAGCTTTACCAGTTAAGTCTTTTTCATAACCCATAAATGCTTTAGGTACTTTAAGAGCAGCAAACAATTTATCTCTTAAGTATTCAACGTCTTTAATTCCATCATATTCTAAACCTTTAGTAGTATCGATTTTAGTTGTTGTATCATTACCACGAACAGGAATATAAAAATCTTCTAACATGTTTTGCATGTTGTATTTTAAGTTATATTCACCTGTAGTTTGATCAATATATGGAGTTTTCTTCATAGTATTGATTGTTTTTTTCATGAAGTTTTCTACTTCATTTGGAGGAATAGCACCAACATTTATATAAAATACACGTTTTTCAGGAGCACGAGATATTCTATGAATTAACATAGCATCTTCCATCAATGTGTATTGTTTAAATAATTTACGAGCTGGTTCTATATATGAACGTCCATATGGTAAATAATTAACATCAGTTAATAATCTAAAGTGGGCCATTTCATAATTTTCAAAAAATATCCCTGATCCATCTCCATTACCATATTGGTTTGGAACAACATATCCTGTTCCTCCACCTGTAAATCCATCTGGACTGAATTGAAATCTAACTGCTGTTGGGTTTTCTCGACTATAATTTTCTTGACGAGTTATATGATATGCAGTATAAGGAATTACGTTATATACTCCAAATTTATCAGCTATTTCTAGTTTTAGGAAAAAATCTCCATATTTACACATTTGTCTAATCCATGACCAAAGATTAAATTCAATATTTAAAACATCATAGAATAAATTGTATAATATTTTTTGTACATCTTCATCTGAACTTCTAATTTGAAGTACTTCCCCCATTTCATTTTTTAAAGTACACTCATCTGAAACTATATCTAATACTGATGCAACTATAGCATCTGTATCCATTACATCATAGTCAGAGTATAATTGAGGTCTTAAATATTGATAGTTAGCATTTAGTTGCTGACCATAAAGAGAGGTGGCATTAGTTGAATAGATTCTATTATATCTATCTATCAATGAATTAGTTTCGTATTTACCACTTCTTTGAATGGAATCGACATCCATTACTTTAATTTGATTTCCTCCTTGATTACGAATAATTACATCTGTAGAAAATAATCTTTGTAGTCTAGTAAATAAACTTTTATCTGCCATTAGTTATTGTTTTATTTTTCAAATAACCATCTGAAATCCTCAGAATTGTTATTTGTAATGTTCATAGAATATGGGTTATCCATTCCCGAAGCAAAATATGCTCCTTGATATGGAGATGGTTTTGTTATATTATTAAGAGTTGCTCTAGTCATCTCTAATCCTTGTTGTTTGTTTTTTAAGGCTGTATCTCTTACGTACATTGCTGTATTATAAGACATTACCAAGTCATCATTATATCCAGATTGGGCTTCTGCTCTACCATTTTTCCAAACAAATACTTTCATTTCTTCTACTAAACGTTTTGAGCGTAATATTACACTATGATCTCCTAAGTATTCTCTTCCTTTATTTATTACTAAAGGGCGAGTTCTTAAAGACATAGTAAATCCTGGGGTCATTTTAGATATATCTTCATATTGATTAAAGTACGAATCTGATGTTAAATTATCACCCTTAGATGAATAATATAAATTTCTATATCCTCTTTCTATAATTGAATCAATTGCTGACCATCCTATAGTTGCATTCTCAACTACTAGTAGTGCTTCATTATATTCTGTGGCTATACCACATAATAAATAACCAAATTCTTTAGGGGGAATTTGACCTTTATATTCTGCTACTTGAGCATTAGTTTCTAAATCAAATACATGAAATGCAGAATAATCTTTTCCATCTCCTCTAGCAACGTCTGCTACTACCATATAATTTTTTGAATAATCAGCAGATTCCCATATCCATAAATTTTTATCAACACCTCTTCTTTCAAAAGGATCTACAACATATGAGGTTAAATAATATTCCAGATGTTCAGGATAATATACTACTTCCCCGGATGTTGTAAAATCACAATCACATTCTTGTGATGCTAGTCTAGGATCTCCTAATAATTCATCTTGTCGTTTTCTCCAAGCTTCATCTCGTTCAGGATGAACATACCAAGGTAATTTAATTGGTAAAAAGTCGTTTTCTTTGGCTTCAGCCTTAACCCATGTTTGATGAAACCAATTACCAGTACCAAATGGAGTTGATAATACAATTGCACCCCCACCAGTAGCTAAGGTTTGTTGAGCAGAAGCCCATATTTCACCTATATTTTCAATAAATGCAGCCTCATCGACTATTAACAAAGATACTGCTTCTGAACGACCTGCATCACCTGCTGCTGAAACTGCTTTGATTTGAGAACCATTAGTTAATCTAAGGGTTAATTTATTATTTTCTTCTGCTGGTACTTTTAACCATGAAGGTAAATTTTCATACATGAATTTTACCTTGGTTACCATATTTTTGGCAGTTTCTTGTTTAGTAGCTAAACAAAGAACATTTTTATCTTTATGAAAGATCATCAACCATAGGGAATATCCTGCAGCTAATGTTGATATACCTAACTGGCGAGATTTAAGTACAATAGAATATGGGTTTTCTTTCCATAGATTTAATACTGTACCTTGAAATGGGTATAGATTAAATATTACTCTACCTCTTTGTGGATGTTGGATATGACAGTATTTACGCATGAAATGACTGGGGTCCTTTGCACAGGCAATATATTCATCACGTATTATTTGTTTTAAATCCGGGTTATTCATGATATGAAAAATTCCACTTTGATGTTTTATATTTCTTTTGTAAAGAATTAGTAATCAATGAAGGAGAGATATTTATGGATTTACTAGCTTCACTACAACTATTATATACTTTACCAGTATTATTATCTATGATTTTTTTACACATTCTATTAATATATTCTTTAGAATGCTTTTTTTTATCTTTTTGTTTTAATCCAACATTTTTTCTCCAACTTTGAGATTTCGCTATTTTGGATTGTTTATTTTTGGTATCTTGAGTTCTTTTTTTACCTAAATTATATGTATTTCCAATTTTAGATTTTCTGATTTTTTCTTTTACCTCTTCACTTCTAGGCCCAATTCCATTATCGTTTAATTCACAATTTAATCCTTCATTTATTGAATTAAAATATATTTTATAATATTTTTCTCTTTCGTTTAGTTGATCTAAAGAACATTCTTCAATTATTTCAAATATATGATTTTCAGGACCATATTTTTTAAGTGAGTTATATATTTTAGGTTGTTGAGAACAATTCATCCTTTTATATTCTTTAAATCTTCTAATTATGTCAATACTTTGACCTATATAAATTTTATTCTTTGGATTAATTATTTTATAAATTCCTACCATATTATTTTTTACCTATTTTCCAATAGGTTCTTAAGCTTAGATTTGGTTGAAGGTTTCCATCTATTCCTATTCCTAATCCATAAGCTTGTTTCTTTTTAGTTCTCAACAATAATTCAGGTCCGAAATAATTAATTCCACTTTTACCCCCTACTAATCCTAATCCTACATAAAGTTCTACTTTATCTTTTACCACAGTATGTGTTACATTCAATGTTGGGAGAATAAATTGATATTTTACTGAGCGAGATTTAATTTTATTTTCAGATACTGAATCATTAATATATAGTTTTAATGAGTCTCCTTTTATAGAATCTTCATAATAATATGTTGAGTAATAATCTCCAACAACATATGCTGTATCTATAATTGTAGTAGTATCATGAATATATTCTTTTTTGGTTTTCCATTTAGGAATATATTCAGGAACTATTTGAGTAAATGTATCATGAGTTATTGTAGTGGTTGTAACAGTATCAGTAGAAGAAGATATTGAAGGTCCTCCTCCACATCTTTGTAAAAGAATTACAATTATCAAGACTATGATAATTATAAAATAAAATTTGGTTTTATTTTCGTTCCAATTCATATTATTACCCCATTACATCTGAAACCATATCTGCTAAATCAACACCTTTGGCTTTAAATAATTTTTTAACATCATCTCTATTGATTAATGTTTTTAAAATTTTAAAATCATCAGATTCTAATCGTTTTGCTTTACTGATATCTTGTAATTTATTTACTTTAGATTCAATTCCTTTTTTTAATTTAGAATATTTTTCTTCATCTTCTGGGGATAATTTTTGAGCATATTCTTTTCCTCCAGTTGATTTTTCAACAGCTTTAATATCGGCAGCTTTTGGTTCATCTGGTATTGTTTCTTCTTCTTCTTCCTTTTCCCAATCATCTTTTACTTCAATATCTTCTTCATCATCATCTTTAGTAGCAGCTACTGTTGGTTCTTCAATATCGGTTTCTGGTTCTTCAATTGGAGTTTCTTCTTTATCAACTGCTTTAGGAGTTGTAGTTTTAGTTAGTGCAAATGCTCCTATTTTTAAGAATTCATTAACGGATGGATTTATTGCAGGTTGACTAGATTTTCCTACTGCTTTAGCTAATTCTAATTGAGATATACCTTCTTCACCAGCTTTTTCTACTACATCTAAAAGGTCTCCTTTCCATGTTCCACCATATAATTTTTTAGCAATAGCCATTTTTGCTGGGTCTCCAACTTTGACATTATTTGGAGTACGAGCCATTTCATTAACTTTATCTTCTTCTAATGAAGGAGAGGTTTTAGATACTTCGGTTTTTTTCTTTTGTAGGGCTACAATTTCTTTATCTATAGCTACTTTTTTAGCATCTTGGGCTGCTTTATCTGCAGCAGCATCTTCGGATAAAGTTAGTGTATTAACAATTTCTTCTTTAATAAAATTATAAAATTCTTTACGTTTCATTGGGAGATTTTATTATAAATATTAATAATTTAAATAAGATTTTATTTGTTTTATTCTATCCTCATTATTTCCTGATAATATTCCAAAGTTTCTTATTTTATCTAAATGAGAACTACATAAATGTTTAATAGTTTGATCTATTTGATATCTATATATTGAATCAGTAGTTCTAACGGAATTATCTTCTATCGGAACACCCGAAGGAGTAACATAAAATATCCAATCATATTCTTCAATAAATCTAGAAGCAAAATGTTCAAAAGCTATTTTATCTGGTTTTTCAATTGATTCAGCATTTAAAGTGAATGCTATAACATCTATAACAGTTCTATCAGTTATAACGTTTGTTTGAATTAATTCTGAGCATCTTTCTGCTAAGAATATGGCTTGACCTTTTAATGTACTATCTGTATTTAGAGGAATACCTAAATCACGTAAGTATTTACTTCTTTCAGTAGCAAAATTGTAATGTGAGAATTCAGGGAGTTCTTTTAGTGAATTTACTAATGTAGTTTTCCCAACACTCATAGTACCACAAAAACCTATTTTCATATTATATTGTTTGTTTATTTATAAAATAAAAAGAAAGCCTGACTATGTCAAGCTTTCCTTGTAAATTTGTTATAATTAAAGTCCTGCAAGTTTTTTCATGCGGGTAAATGATTCACTCAATTGAATTGATTCAGCTACTTTTTTATCTAAATCTTCATCATCAACATCTCCATCTCCGTCTTCATCTTCAATATCTAATGATGCAGTCATTGCTGCTTTCATTCCATCTTTTGCTTGTGATGGAGCTGCTTTACGACCACGTTTTAATAATCCTTTAACTCTAAGTCTTAATTTTTCAATAAAATCTGGACCTAACATTTCTAATTCATCTTCTGTTGGTTCATAGTTAGCATCTGCTTCTAATTTACTGTTAACAGCTTTCGCCATTATTGTTTTTTCAGAAGTAGGACGACCTTTAACACCACTAGTTTCTGGTTTTTCTTTTTTAGGTACTGATAATTCACCTTTAGAGAATATATTAGCTTCTAAAAAATCTCTAACTTTTGGATTAATAGCTTGCTGACCAGATTTACCTAATAGTCTAGCTAGTTCAGGTTGAGGAATACCACCAGAATCTGCTTTTAATACATAATCAATCATATCTGCTATCCATGTACCAGCATATAATTCTTTAGCTGCTTCAGCTTTTTCTTGGTCTCCTATTTTGATATTAGTTGAAATACGAGCTAGTTCATCAAGTTCTTGATTAACCATTTCGCGAATAATGTTTTTTAATTTCATTATAGTATAAGTTTATGTTTTATTATACATATTGTAACTTTCGTAAAATTAAAAATTTTCGATAAATTCAGGGAATTCTTCATGTTCCATAACATAATAAATGATTTGATTATGATAATAAATATTCAGCAGAATAAATCCCTTGTGCTCCTGAAACAGTAATTCCACGAGCTGATAAAGCATCTCCTACGAAATGGATATTTGGGTAATCAACCAATGCTAAATTTTTATAATCTACTAATGGTTCAGGACTTAAATATTTTACTTCAGGAATATACATTCCCCAATCATCACCAAATTCAAATATTTTATTCATTTGATCAATAAAGTTAAGAATATAATCCGCATATTCACCAAAAGCACCTTTAAAGATATCTAAATTTGTAATTGAAATGCTTTTAACCATATTTCCTTCTGAGGTATGTGATGGTTCACGTGATGGTGAATAATATACTCCTGATTTCCATTCTTTATTTATTGCTATTGTTTCAAATTGACAATTTTGTACTACATTTCTACACCATTCAAATGGATTATCAATACCCTTAATTTCCATCAAAATACCAAAATTAGTCATATCATTACGATATTGTTCTCCTTTTTTAGCATGGCCATTGTAACTAATATCTCCATAAGTTTCTTCAACTGCTACATAAGCAGCATTATTATTAGTACAGAATGAACGTAATGAAACATTATCAAATTTTTGATATAGTTTAAAATCATAACTAACATCAATTAGTTTTTGAAAGTATTTTTGTGGTGCTTCGAAGCGAACACCTATTTGAACTGATTTAGGTTCTGTTGGTAATTTATAATCGTTTGATAGTTTTTGAGCAAAGTCAATACCTGATTTACCTACTGCAAAGATGAGTTTATCATAATTTGAAGTAAGATTATGTAATTTATTTCCTATATGATAGGATAAATAATTTCCTTCAAAAGCAATATCATGTACCTCAGTTTCCCATAAAAATTCTACTCCTTTATCAACTAAATAATCATACCATCTTTTTCCTATTTCATGTAAATATTCTGTTCCAATATGGTAAACAGGAAATAAACGAAGACCAAAATAAGGCTTTATAAAATCTGGTTCTTCTTGAGGGTCTGATTTCATAATTACTGATGGATTAGGGTGGAATCTAGTTACCATTTGAATAACTTGATCCATTAAATCATAAGCTTTTTCTTCACCACAATATTTTGAGAGTTGACCACCAATGGAGGTGTGGAAGGTTAATTTGCCATCTGAGAAGAGTCCCGCTCCAAATCCTCCACACATTACTTCTTCTGGGAGTCTAGTGTGAGGGTCTTTTCCTTTATCTATAACTGTAATTAATTCTCCAGGATAACCATTATCTACTAGTTTAGTAACAAAGCACATTCCTGCAACTCCACCACCAACTATAACTATTTTTTCTTTTTTCATACTATTTTTTATATTTAAATTTGTACCCATGACAGGTTTTTTGTCTACCATTACAACAATCTTTTATTTGCTTATCAACATTTTTAGAAATTAGTGAATTTTTTTCTAAAAGCCAATTTTTAGCTTCTCTTAAACAAGGAAAATCTTTAATAAATTTATTATTTAAATCATAACATTCAACAATTTTTCCTTTAGATTCTAAATTTGCTTTAGATATATTCTCGATATGTTCTTTAGTAAAAGGTTTAGCTTTACCCTTATTTCCTTTACTTATTTTATCTTTAACTTCATTAGTATAATATTTTGAATGGTTATTTTTATTTAAAGCTTTTTTTATTTTCATTTTCCATTCATCATTAAAACAACTATGTCCTTTTTTAGATTTAGATATTTTCTTTCTTGTTTCTTCACTTAAAGGACCTCCACCTTCATCTAAGATATTACAAAATAAAGCCATTTCCCAACCAAATTCATTTATAAATTGTTGTTTATAAAATATTTCCCTTTCGATAAGTAACTCTTTAGAACACTCTTCAATTATTTCTAATTTATGAGCTTCCCAACCATATTTTAATAAAGATCTATAAATTTTAGGTTGTTCTTCACAAAATAAATTTCTATAGTGACTTTTTCTTCTAACTATATTAAAAGTTTTTCCCATGTAAACTCTACCTTTTGGATTAGTTATTTTATAAATACAAATTTTTACCATCAATTATACATATGGTGAAATTCCGTCAGACCAACATCCTATTAACAATTCCAATATCTTGATTTACTAATATCTTTAGCAATAATTATACTCTCACCATTATATTTTTGATGAAAAGCTCTTCTAGCTTCACCTTCAGTATTACAATGAATTATTGAACCATGAAAGGTTCCTGTTATAGCGTAGACTTTCATTTCAATATTTTTTAAACCAAATTTCAAAGAAAATTAAACCAATAATTAATGCTTTAAAATCTCCATCCTCATCTCCACCTTCTAAAGTATATATTCCTAATGAAAATTCACCTTCTAAAAAATTATTTAATTGACCTTCTATTTGCATTTTCTAATTTCTCTTTAATTCGTTGTCTAATTATTTCTTCATCTCTTTTGGTAGGAATATAATCATTCATAAGTTCTTTAGGAAGATTATCCCACGCGTTTCCATAATAAGATACATTAAAATTTCTAGATTTACACTCTTTATATAAATCTTCATATCTTTTTCTTAAATATTCTAATTTATCATAAAAAAATGATACGTGTCCTTTACCTAAAGTAAATTCTTTAGGAATATTTTTTAAATTATATCTACCACGAGATATACAATTCGGAATACGTTTGATTTCGCGATGTTCTGCTATTAAATGGCGAGTAGTTAATTCAGCGGGGGGGATTACAACATTAATTCTTGTCATAACTTTATTTTTAATATATGTTAAAAGATTTTGTAAACCTAATTTTTAGGATGATATTTGAAATCACCTCTTTTTAATCTTTGTAATAAATCATATTGTCTAGGAGTAGCTAGATTGTTTTGTTTTATAACAGAATTGATTATATCTTGAAAATATTTTCTACTTGAAATAGATATTCCATTACTGTTATTTAATATTTGTTGGAAATATTTAGGATTTACAGATTTATTTTCTTCATTTATAGCTTCTACCCCAAAATATGTTTTAGCATATATATTGGGGATTTTTCTTGTTTTTTGAAGTTTTCCTCCTGATAGGAATGGTTTACCAAAATCTACTTCTATCCAATCTAACATTCCTCTTTGATCTGATTTACCTGTATTCCCTGATGAAGTAGCAACAATTGTTCCTTTACCATAAACATCGTGTTCAAAAGGAGTATTAATTCTATAATCAGTTCTAACTTTATATGGAAGATCCTTTTCAGATATTTTTTCTTCTTTTGATTCTACTCCCATTAATTTGTTCAAATTTATAGGAGATGGAGCTGACTGGATAATTTTGATTGGAGTATCAATTTGTTTTCTATCTAAATGACTAGATATTTTTTTATTTAAATCTTCAGCATCTGTTAATACTAATGTAAGTATTTTTTCTTTATAAATTGTAAGATAATAATATGTTCCTTTAAGATCAGAAGACTGGATATTAATAGGGTATTGTTTTCCGTTTGTTTCTATTACTGGAGTGTAAAATTTGTATCCAACATAATAATTTTGGGATGATGGAATATCTTGGGATTCTATAGATTTTAATTTAGTTAATATAGAATCTTGAATATATTTTATTAATGGTTGTTGGATTTGGTTTAATGTAAAGTTACCTAGGGCTTCTTTAGGAACAGTTATATTTTTTATATCAATAACTCTATCTTGCTTTCTATCAATATAGTGAGCCGTTTGGATTAGTTCTTGAAGAATTTCTAGTAATTTTATCATCATATATAAATATGTAAAAAAGCCGTGATTTACCACAGCTTTTTCTACAATAATTGGAAAAAATATTTATTTAATAATTCCTGCTAGTTTTTGCATTTTTATAAATGATTCGTTTAATGGTTCAGATTCTTCCTCAGACATATCCAATTTAGCATCCATATCCATTTCATCAACAGGTTCTTCAGTAACTACTTCTTTCTTTTCTTCTTTTGGTTGGTTTTTACCATCCATTTTATCTAGTTGTTTCTTGTATTTGTTTAAACTTTTTTCTAAAACTTTAATTTCAGCTCTTAAAGATTTAATTTTTACAGGATCAACCATGTCTTTCATTTCTTCTAATGATTCAGACATTTCAATCTTTTTATTTCTTGAAGCAATAGCTTCTTCACATTTATTCATTTTAGCTTCTAAAGCAGCTCTATCACCAGCATCATCTATTTCACGAATATAATCTTGAATAGATTCTCTGATAAGTTGTCTAAGTTCTGTTGGTTTCATTGTTTTTTTTATTTATTATAAATATTGTACTATTTATTAAGATTGATTGTTTTGTTGATTATCGTTAGGAGCTTTAAAGAAATTGGTTAGAAATTTACCCACAATAGCAAAGGCAATTGAACCCCCTATCATAAGTTTAATTTCTGCAACTGTAAATATTTCTTTTAATGTGTCAAATTGCCACATACCCCCAACAGCAACTACTGCTGCTATTGCTAAAAGTGAATCTCCAACTTTTCTCCAAAATGCTGGTGTTGGTGATTTGTAATACGAATGTTTAAGTTTAAATCCCATGTTAAAATTCTTTTAAAAGTGTGTAAGTAAATTGTTTTTTTCCAGATAACTTGGCCTGGTGAAGCAATTCTTTAAAATCATCAGGGTTATTTAATACTTGACATCCGGCTGACCATTTGTCTATTAATTTAGAAACTAATTTATCATTAGCTCTATGTATGTTAATTCCAAAATATCCAGTTTCTGTTATTTTGGTTTCTTCAGCTATATCATCTTTATCACCATCTCTATATACAGTAATAGGTTTGGCTTGAACAAATGCTTCATATTTATTTTGGTGTAAACCTAATTTATATGAATCTATATATTGTCCAGGTTTTAGAAGGGCTGTTCCTTTAGGGTTTAGTAAATTTTTTAACCAATGTGTTCCAGGATTAGTTGTTCCTGTAAACCAGGTAATTTTATCATTATTTACTACTCCTATCAAATCATCAAATTGATTAGGTTTATTTTCTTTAGATCTAATTCCAACTATGTGGAAATTAAACCAACTATATGAATTTTTTGTAAATTCTGATTTTAATTCATTTATTGAGTAAAATTTCATAATTATATCCCTATGTTTATTAATTGAGGTTCGGATTTAAATTTCACTATACCCCTTATATTATTTATATTATTAATTATTTGTTTTATTGTTTCAATATCAAATTTTCCATTTTTTATATATGGATATGGATCTATTTTAACTGTTAATTTATCATATGAATGGCCTTTTTTAGATAATCTAGGATTATATTCTTCAGTATCAACAGTAGTAATTCCTGTAATAGATCTAATATCTGAAAGTATTTGGGTTTGAGTTTTTATTTTGTTATTGGTAACTAATAATCCTTCAATTTTATATAATTTGGAAGCTGAATCTTCATTTATTAATGGGATTCTTTTAGTTAAACGATTAAAAGAATCATATTTGTAAATATATTTATTTTCATTAAGATTTAATAAAGATAAATATTGTTTATCTACTTCATAATTTTTTAATATTTTGGTTAATTCTTTAAAATTACCATCAAATATAGCTTGTTCTACTTCATAATATAAATCACTTTTTCCATAATCAGTTTCTATTTGATTTAAGAGTTCTTCATATGGTAACATAAATACTCCACTAGTAAAATCAGAATCTAATTTGGTACCAAGATTGTTTTCAACTAAACTAGTATTATTTAAATAAATTAGATCTAATGGAACTTTTATTCCCTCAAATAAACCGTATTCTCCTAAATTTGTTTTAGCTATGATTTTTTTATCTATTTCATTAACATGTATTATATTACGAGAATAAAGATATCTAGCTTCAGCCCATAAATCTAAATATTCAGTTAATGATTTAACTTTAGTTTTATATAATGGTAACTTATTATCAATATGGTATTTCATATTCTCAGTCACCTTAATTTTTGCTTTAATATCTTTATTTAATACAGGACCATAATTTCCCACATTCTCACAAGAATGGCAACCGCAATTACACGTATCTTTCTTTTTGGGAGGAGACGCTAATACTTCTTTGATTAACTGTTTTATTTTTGAATGTTCCATGATTATAAATATATCAAGATATCAATTCACATCTGGGGATTAAATCAGAAGCTAGATTAAATTTAATTTTAGCATTTAAAAGAGATTTAAATTCATCATAATTTTCCACACAAATATATTTATTGTTTTTATCAATAATTAATAGTATTTTATCATCTAAATATGTTTTAGCTAAAGCTAATCCTATTGAATTATTCAAATCATTTAATGAAGTAAAATTATATTCTATATCTAATCCCGGATATAATGTTTGAAGTAAAGAGATGAAATCTTCTTTGGTTGGGTTACAATTAAAAATAGATTTTATCCAAGTGGTTTTTTGAGATAAATTAGGATTATATTTAGTTATAAAAGGTTTTAATTTTTCATTATCAAATATATCCAATTTAGATGTTCTTTTTGAATATTTAGATTCTGAGATTTGGGATTTGCTGTGTTTAATTTCAAAAACAATATTATTTATTAATAAATCTCCTTTCTTATTAGGTTTAACAGCATCAGATAATAACACTGATAATGCCATTTCTCCTTTTCCAAATGTAATAGTTTTAGATGTACCAGAAATGTTTATTAATGAATGAATAAATGATGGTTTTAAATTTGATTTGCTAAATAATTTAATTAAATCTGTTTCATTAAGTAAGTCTTGATGTGTTATAGTGGGATTATTTAAATATAAATTTAATTCATATAAATTATTATATTTAATTGCTTTATATATGATAAAATCTATAATATTTAATGGAATATTTTTGTGAAATAAATTTTCCCTAATATTAGTTTCTATAGAATTAAAAACAATATTAAAACATTTATTAAGAATATTTATTATAAATTTCATTAAGGAGTAACTTCTGGTGTTTCTTCTGGAGGTTCAGTAGTTGGTTCTTCTGGTTCTTCAATAGGGGTTTCAGGAGCTATAGAAGTATCATCAGTTGATGGAGGAGTTGGTTCTTTATATATAGGTTCTGGGGTTGTAGGTTGTTGAGGAGTTATTTTAGCTCCATATGATAATATTCTAGCTATTGATTCAACACAATTTTGTTCTTCACTAATATTTAATAGATAATATTTTTTACCTTCAACTTTCCCAATCCATGTTCTTTCAGTGTAAATCAAATAAAATACTTGATCATTTGCTAATACAACACGAAAAGTAGTAGGACGGGGTGCTACCCATTCTATATCACTTAAAAATAAATCGTATTGATTAGTAAGTAATTTAACTATAGTAGATTTAAGTGTAGGAAATTTACTCAGTACTGGAAAACGAGTGTCGTCTAAAGATACTAAGGAAGCATCATCTAAATCTATTTGTTTAGAAGAATCTTCTTGTGATTTAGAGTATTTTTGTTTAACTAAGAATCTAATTTTATCTTTTAATTGAGCTTTATTCATTGAAGATTAAATTTATTTAGAATCAATTTTTGAATAAGGAGAAACTATACTTTCATAATCTTCCATAGTTAATACTCTTTCTGCTTTTGATAATTCAATCATATTTTCAGCTACAAAATGTAAATCCATATCTGTTTTAGCATCTTCTCTAGCATATTCCAACATACGAATTAAAAGGGGAATATCAAGTTTAATTACATCCTCAGGATTTTTTTCTTTTGGAATAAGAGGTGTAATAGGTGATTTATCTGGTACTGGTTTTCTATTTTTTACAAATATATTAGAATCAATTTCATCAACCGGTCCTTTAAGGACCTGGGTGATGATTTCTTTGATTTTTAATTTATTTTCTTTTTCAGCCATACGTTTAGCTAAGGTAATAGCTCTACCAGTCATAACTTTTTCGGCATTTTCTCCATAATCTTTAACAAATTTAGATTTGTTTTGTTTATATTGATTATAGAGTTGGTTTTTCAATTCTAATTCTCTTGGAGATAATGCGGGCATAGTTATTTAGTTTTAACTTCAGCAACAGATGCCTTGTTATAGGCTTGAATTACTTTTTTCAATTCTGAAAGAGCTTTTCTTGCTGCTTGTTTTGATTTTTTAGTTGTTCCTTCGTGATTAGTTTTTGCTGTTTCATACAACCCACTAATTTGTTCAAATAGTTTTTGAGTGTTCATAGTTTTTATTTTTATTTTTATTAATTACAATTTTTTAATAATTACCAGTTCCTGGAAATTCATCTTCGCTTTCATCTCCCATCCCCCACATTTCATCATTTTTCCTCATCTTTAGGATCATTGTTTATATTAATTTCACTTAATTTTTTATCATCTTTCATATCTTTTTCTAAAGCTTCGATATGCTCAGCATCATCGGCTTCAGCATCTTTATAATATTTTTTATCTGATTCAGCTACGTTTTGTGTACCTAATACTTGTGTTCTAACAAGCATAGTAATAGTATTACCTATCTGAGCTACTAATTTTTCATCACCTAATGCTTTAGCATTTGCTAATGCTTTTTGTAATGAATCTTGGATTGATTTTACTTTTGGATCAATATCAACAGCTGCTGTAGTATCTGGTGTAATAGTATCAGTAGGAGTTTCTTCTGTATTTATATCAATATCTACATCTTCTTGTGGGGCTACATCTTCTGCTTTTTTCTTTTTTCTTTTTGCTTCATCTAATGAATTTATTACTAATTCACGGATTTTATCTTTAATAGAAGAGCTTTCAGATATTATGTCTTTCTTAGTAGTATCATTAACTACTTTACCGAAAGCCAATTTCTGCATTTTATTAAACTGTTCGTTATTATTTATCATTGTATTTTTTATTATAAATATTGAAAAATTTAGTAAATTTATTTTTTATCATGTAGGTAATCAGTAAGTATTGTACCTATTGCACCTACCTTTTGTCTCAACATTATCCATTCATCTAAAGAAAATTTATGTTCATTTTCATAAAATGAAATAATTAATGTACCTATAAAATTATTGTTTAAATCTTTTATTGCTATAACATAAAATGATTTAGTTTTATATTTTTTTCCCACAACTTGAAATAAACCACAGTCTACAGCATTGTTGGAACATTTAGGAATAGCAATTTCACCTTCTTTATATAAAATAGAAAACATTTTTGGAAACAGGGATACTGGGATATTTTGGAAGGTAGATTTTATTGATTGAGTATGTTCGGTTGTTTTTTCATAAAATATACTAAATTTTTTAATAGATTTTCCTGTTGGGTAAAAATTACCACCATTATGGAATTGGACTATACTAATTCTATCACATTTTAATTCTTCCATTATTAATTCTAATTGGTGATCTACTTTTTCATCTGAAAAAATTGATTCTCCTAATACATCTTTATTTTTCTTGATAAATTTATTCTTAGCCCATTCAACTGCTAATGGGCCAAGTAGTGCAGTTATTAATGCAACAAAGATAGTGATAAATCCTTGTATCAATTCCATAATTATTTTTTTAAGCTTTGTAAATATTTAATTGTTTCCTCTTTATTCTCTAATAATCTATTTTTTCCTGATCCTAACCATGTTTCTATGTCTCCAGCTTCTGTGATGAAACTTTCATTTGAATCTAATGATAATTCATCCATCCAAGTACTGTAATCTTTTATTAGTGAATCTATATCTGAGTTAATTATATGTTTTTCATATTCTTCCCAAAGTCCTAATTTACGAATATCGGTTTCAAAATCTATCTGACAATTAAAACATCTATTGTATTGAATGTAAAATAATTTATCATGTTTATTTTTCATTAAATTGGAGCAACAAGGGCAAAATAAAGGCATCAAAACAGAGTCTTTGGCTTTATCTAGTTTAGTAATATTTTGTTTTATACCATTTTCAATAGTCCATGTACGATCGTTTTCTTCCCAAACATCTCCTTCCTCATGAAATTCTTGTTTTTTACTATACCCAATACCTGTCGTAGTTTTTTCTTGGGTATTACCCTTAACTAAATTACGAAGACGTTGAATATCTTTTTGTTTAAAGTCTTTTTTTAATACGTTTTCAGACATATATTATTTTAATTTATCATTTATGAAATGAAAGAATGATGATTTAGTATGATCATTTCCTATTTGTGGGTATTCAGTTTTTAGAATATCATATATTTTAAAAGCTAAATCAGGTTTTAAAGTAAATAATGAATTTTCATTAAGTAATTCTTTAACTATATTACGTAATTCATTTTCATCAACCAACTTTTTTCCTAAAGAATAATCTTTTCCTGATGTTAATCCTGCATTTGATAAAATAGATTCTAATTTAGATGTGGTAATAGATATATTGTCTGTAAAAAATTTTATGGCTTCTCTATCTTCTAATTTTTCCCATTTTAAATCTAATTTGGTTAGTGGTTTATCTATTGTTGAAGAAGCGTATTTTTTTACTATTTCATCATTTGATTTACTTTTTGGTGGAAAACCACTACTTTGAATTCCGGTGAATTTATCTCCAGTTTCTTTTTCTAATTGTTTATAAAATGGTTCACCGTATTTTTCTTTTTGAGCATCCAAAAGAGCTCTATTTTTCTTATTATTTGCAGGTATATTTTTATATCCGTATATATCTAATTCAATGTTTTCTAATTCAGATGATTTTTTAGTAAATACTTTAGTATAGTTTTTAGGATCATTTAATATATCTATAATATCATTAATAGAATATTCACCTTTAGCTATTAAAACTAAATCTTTTTTTTCTCTAACATTACCTACACCTGTTTCATCTTCAGATGAAGATTCTTGTTCTTTTAATTTATATTTAAATTTTGTCATAATCCAAGTTTTTTTAATTCATTTATTGTTTGTGTTGTGGATGTAAATAAAATTCCTATTCCTCCTCTTCTATTCCATTCTTCAATAGTATCAATTCTATCGTCAATTAATATTTTATTTTTCCCAGCATAGTTTTGTTTTTTTTCTCTATTAGCTAAGTGGAGAATTGTTCCTGGTATATTTTCTGAAACCCATAATCTTTTTCCATATCTAGAAGATGCTTGTTTAGATGGAGCAGAAAGTAAAGATGGTTTGTATTTACTTATATATGACCAAAGTTGTTTACCTTCAGGCATCCATGGAATTTCAGACCAAAATTTATATCCTGCTTTATCTATTAATTCCCAAAATTTATCCACTCCATATTTTATTTCATATGCTCGAGGACTCATTCCACCAAATTGTTCAAATCTTTTATCAAAATCACAAATTACACCATCCATATCACAAAATATTATATATTTAGATAGTTGGGAAGCTTTTTCTTCTTCTTTAATTTGTTTGTATATAGTAGTTAATTTATACATTATTTAGAAAACTGGGCTGATGGGTAATTTTTCTTAGTATAATCAGTCCATACAGCTATTATTTTATCAAATTGTTTTTGGGTTATCACTTCTGATTCTAAAAAATATTGAAGATATTCTTTAAATACTAAATCTAATGGTCTTTTTTCTGTTTTAGCCTGTCTATATAAACCACCAACCATTGCTGGGATTTCATCTTTTAAAGTAAAATATCTATGAACTTTACTTGGGTCATGTTGAATTTCTCCTCTATAATGTGGAGATGTTGGTTTAGCTTTACCAGGAGTATAATTTGTACTAGTAGGATCTTGTAGTGTATGTTCTAATTCATGTCTAATAACATCCTGCAATTTGGAATTTAATTTAGTATACGATTCAGGTTCGTATAATGGGTTTAAATTTATTAAAACTTGAATTTCATTAGATTTCTGATTAGCATCTACAGCCAATTGAAAATTATATTTAGGGTTTCTTTTTATAAATGTAGTTAGATAGAAAGTATATTTATCTAAATTAATTGTAGTTTTATATACATTTGATGGAGATTTTAGATCTTTAGATTTTTTAATATATTGCCAAATTTTATCTACAATTAATCCAGTAATTCTATCATATTTACCTTCATTTATAGGTTGGGTTGAAGTGTTTTTAATTGAATCTTCCCAATTTCTAAAAATTATATTTCCTTTTAAATATGCTTCTTCTTCTAATTGTTGTAAATTACCATCCTCATTAGTATTATTGGTATTTATATTAGTTAATCTTCCTTCATTATCTTGAATTCTATGAATCATTTCATGAGAAAATGAACGTAATATATCTTTAGGGTGTCTATTTAATGTATATAAAGTTATAGAACAATTATTTGGATCATAATGAGCAGTTTTACCTAAAATTTTATTAGCGTTTTCTAAATCGTTGTTTTTAATTATTAATTTAGGTAAAGGAAATACATTAAGATTTTCATTAGCCATATATTGAACTAATGAAGCTAATGCTTTTTTGAAATCCATAGATTTACCATCATCATTTGATAAATTTTCGTATAAAGAAATTACATCTTGATCAGAAAGAAGGCTTTCAGTCAATGAATTAATTAGGTGTTCCATGGAATTATATATAATCTTAATCCTTTATAAATATTAGAAAATAATAAAAAATTAATGAGATTTTAATTTAACAGATACAGGGAATTTATTAAATAATGGTTCATCAACAGTATGTTCTAATTTATATAAATCATATATTTTATTAAATAAATCCCAATTTTCTTCAATACTACGAGGAGAAACATATATCTCCCAACCTTTTCCCTGAATACAAGATGGATCATTTGATGGTTTTTTCTTGTGAGATTTTAACCAAATTATCCCAGTATTGGTAATTTTTTCATCAAATGTCTCATTCCAACATATAGCATATGCTGCTAATTGTAAATCATAAGATGTATGTAAATTGTTAGAAGTTTTAATATCTAATAACCATAATTTGCCTCTTAATCTAACCACCAAGTCACAAGTTCCTGCTATCTTATGTTGATCTGAGAATAAATGAATTTCACTTTCTATTAATTCGGGTTTTTCTGTTTCCCAAAATTCAACAAATTTAAGAAACATCTGCCAAACATTTAAAGAACAAGTAGCATTCCCGTATTCATCTAACCAATCAATTTGGTCACCTGTTAAGTATTTTTCGATTAAACTATGGGTTTGGGTACCTTCATCTGCTGATTTTTTTGCTATATATTCGGCATTGTGACCTACATCTTTTAACCAATCTTCAAAAAATTTTCCTTTAGGGAAATATTGAAGGATACTTGTTACTGATGGGTAATAAGATTCATTTCTTTTATAAAATCTATTATCTAAAAAATTAATTTGTTTCCCATCAGGATCTAATGCTAATATTCTAGTAATATTTTTTTTGTGGATTGAGTGTCCTTTTTCTATCATGTTGTTTGAAATTTTTTCTCAAGTAATTTTGAGAATGTTAATGGTAAAGTATTTTGAATTAAATTAGTAAAATTAACAAATCCCATATCACTAGGATCTTTTTCATTTAAATCAACTAAATAAACTTCTTTACCTTCGTTCATTAGTTGTTCACAAAAATTTAATGCTTGTTTAATTGCATCTTTATCTAATGCTATATATATTTTTTTAACTGATGATGCTATGAGTTTTTTCATTAAACTAGGTTGAATCAATTTACCCAAAAGTGGAATAACATTGCGTTTAATTGCTATTGCGTCAAACATACCTTCACAAAGTGTAATAGGAGTATTCCAATTTATTAATAATTCTAATCCTATAATATCTTTAGATATTGGAGGGTTTTTATATTTTAAAGAAGAATTTTTATTAAAATTTCTTGAAATAAAATAATTAAGATTTCCTTCACTATTATATGAAGGAATTATAATCATATTAGAATATTCTCCAAATTCACAATATCCTATATTATATTTAATAATATCTTCCTTAGTAATATTTCTGGTTTTTAAATAATATAAAGCATGTTTAGCTGTAAGATTATTTGTAGGAGGGTTTATTAATGAAGTAAATTCTTTTGGTAAAGATACTACTGAATTAATATATGATAATTCTGGGGAATCAGTTATTGAATTGGATTTTAATAATAATTTTAACTGATTTAATTTATCTGAGGATACTTCTAATTTTTTAAATAAAGGGAGTAATTTTTTACCTTTAAATCCACACACCCAACATTGATAAGGATTTTCTCCTTTATTATTAGTTGTTAATTGAATTTCTAGTTTTAATTTATGATGTTTACATTTAGGACAATGATAAGCTCTATTACCTCTAGAGGTAGACTTACCTGTTCCCAAAACTGAATCCATCAAATATATTAAGGCATTGTTATCCATATATTATGGATGATAATAAAAAAATTAATAATCTCCTAATTTATATAACAAAAAGTATATCCTTTGTATGTTATATTATTTTTTAAAGATTTATTTATTAAAGTTTTAGATATTTTTAATAATTCATATGCTTCTTGAACTCCTCTTTCAAAAACTTGATTTGTTTCTTTTAGAATTATTGGTTTGGAAGTTAAACCTTTTGATCTTTGTGTTCTTAAATCCCTATGAGAGGTATCTATTTTTAATTTCTTATTCAAAATATATTTTACAGTAGCATGATCTAATCCTACTTGCTCTCCTATTTTTTGATGTGAAATATTTTCTTCAAAAAGTTTTTTTATAATATCTAAGGTTTCTCCATTCCATTTTTTACCTCTTAATTTATTAGAACCTCTTAATTTTTTAGGAATGATTTCATTTAGGATTTCATAACCTATTTTATATTTTGAACATAATTGATCTAAATTAAGTCCACTATTATAATCTTCTAGAATAATTTTATCATCTATTTCTCTAATTTTTATCTTTTCATCAATTAAAACTTTTTCATTTAAAATATTTTTAGCATAAACATGCCCTATATGTTTGTTGTAACATAAAGGATTCAATAAATTGTGATTTTCATATATAAAATAATTTTCGTAATATGTTTGTTCAGATTTAGTTTTACATAATTGAATTATTGTCCTTTTAAAATTTTCTTTTCCATATTTTTTTATATCATCTAATAATATTTTAGAACTTCCCCAATATTCTTCCCAATCAGATTTTACTATTTTAATTTTGGAATTTTTTCTTGATTTTAATTTATGTCTTTTTTTAAAAGAAAATTGCTTTTTTCCAAAATAAAACATCCCATTAATTAAATTTTCAATTTTATATACAAAACCAAAATATTGGCTCTCATCAAATTCTTCTTTATATTCCCACATAATTATTATTTTATTATAAATATTGGAAGAGGGAATTTTCTATAAAAAGACTTCTATAACTTTATTTTCGTATAACCACATTTTATCTATCTATATTGATTAATATTGTTGTATCTGTTGTTGGAGAACAAGGTAATGGTTGTGCTAATTTACCTACAGCTAACAAATTTTGATTTTCATCGTATAAACCAATTGTAGTGATATAAGGAGAAAAATATGATTCGGTTACGAAACCATATGGAATCCCATTTTTTTCTCCCGTACTTGTGCTTCCAGATATAGCTGTTGGATTTAATGTTAAATTAAATTCGTTTTCTCTTATAGTACATTTATATTGAGTTTCATAAATGGTATATGAACTAGAAAATGAACATGTAACATTAGATGAAGTGATAAAATTTAATAATTCATCTGCGAATGTTGCACCCCCACCATATACTGCGTCTCCATATAATGCGGTTCCATAAATAGAACCACTAATACTATATGATTGAGAATTACCTGTTATAACAACTAATCCATGGGGGTAAAATATATTTCCTACTATAGTACTATTATACAAAATATTTCCTTCACCATCATCAGTTAAGCTTCCACTTTCTGTGGTTAGTTGAAATGAAGTAGGTTGAATATAATCACCAAATAATCTAACAGGTATTGATATTACACCTATTGTATTATTAGAACCAGTTGGAAAAAATTTTGGGTATGATAATGTAGTTTGAGGGTAATTATAATATGCTTGATTTGAAGCAGATCCTACTAATGTATTTCCTTCACTATTTGCTCCAGGAATAAGAATTGGTCTGCTGACTGGATCACCATAACTAGAGCTAAGATAATTAGAATAATATAATTCTTTAATTGAATTATAAACTAGTCTTTGATATTGGGTTCCTAATTGTCCTGTAGTTGGATCTGAGTTAGGGTCAAATAATGACGTAGTTACATTCTTACCTAATAATCTATCAATTCCTACATTAGAGCTAGTTAAAGCGCTTTCCCCATAAAAGGTAAATCCTTTATTTACCTCAAATGGAGTAACTATTATATCTGATGTGAGAAGTTGCTTGTAAGCGCTCATCCATTTTAGAAATCTAATTTAACTCTTACTAAAGCTTCTTTTGTAAAATCTTTTAATAATGGTCTTGAAAGTTTAGCTACTGCTAATAATTCATTTGTATCGTTATATAAACCAATAGTTGTTATATATGTTTGTGGAGAGTTAATAAATGAATTATATAATACTTCTCCAGTACTTCCCGAGATGAAACTTGGGTTTTCAGAATAATTAAATTCAGCATTTCTAGCTCTTACAAATATGTAATCTGAAGATATAGTTTCTTGGCTATTTAAATAAAATGATTTGGCAGAAGCTCCATTTAATGCATCATACAATTTTCTATAATTTAAACCATCTGAATTTGATGATTGACTTGGAGTTAAAGCAATTGAAGCACTTAATGCTTTTGGATTTAAAATAATAGTTCCTATATCTGGAAGTAACCAACCATATGAACCTGATGGGCTATATCCTGTTGAATATAATCCAGTATATACTGTTCCTTGAGAACCACTAACTAATTGATATACTCTACCAGCATCATTAAATATTACTGAAGAAGCTACTTGGCTATCATCAGTTAAAGTAAGGGTTCCTGTACTTCCTGATATCCTTAATGCTAATGAACCTGGAAATAAACTTTCTTTGTAACGAGTTCTATCAACTGAAATAACCCAGAAATCTGATGAGGTGTATTCTCCAAAAACAAAATCTGTATTTTCATCTCCTATTACTAGGTTTTGATATTGACCATATGTTGTTTTAGTTGGAGAAGCTCCATTAACTGAACTATTATAAAGAGAACTTCCACTACCATATTTGTTACCATATGCTATTGCAAATTGAATAGCTGCTGCTGGTAAAGTAGAAGCTGTTTGGTAAATATTTAAGTAAAAATCTCCAGAAGAACCTGCTTCTTGAGTTGATGAAGTATATATAGTATTTAATGCTACTGCTCCTCCTGACCATAGAGTTGAGGTGATTGAGTCAGAGCTTACTACGAAATCTTCGGGTGAAAAACGGTTAAAAGACATGTTCTATATTTAAGATATTTTTGTTACTGTTACTGGGATTGTTAAACGAGCACCACTGTCTCTACCTTCTACAGTTAATGTAGCTTGTAATTGAGTATTTGCACCAAATAAAGTATTTATTGTAGTTGCTCTTATGTTGATTGTAGTTCCAACAACTGTTTTAGAAACATTTGTTCCTAATGTAGTTGTAGTATTTAATGCTTGAGCAGCAGGTGTATTTACACCTACCCCTTCAAATGTACTAAATAATCTAACATCTGAAATAGTTGCTGTGTATCCACTAGATTCGAAAGTATTTCCTCCAAAATAATTTAATGTTTGAGGAGTAATAGCTAATGAAGCACCTTGTTTAATTACTATTGCTGAGTAACCTAAATCTAAAATTGGTAATTTAGCTGTACCTCTAGGGAGAGTAACTAATTTAGATTTCATGATTTGGGTTTCTTGAGGAAAAGCTTCTAACAATGGCATATTTTGAATAGCTTCACCATAATAAGCAGAACCAGATGGGTGATTTGGATTATATAATGTATAATTTATTTCATCATCTGATAAGGCAAATTGAGTGATTTTGAATGAACCATCATTTTTTGCTAATAATTGTCTTCCTTTTGTAGTTAGAATTGCATCTACTGTTACGACAGTATTATTTAAATATCCCATTATTTTATTTTATTTATTTATAAATATTATTAAATTATATTTTTTTAAACTGGAATTAGACCTCTTTCTTTCAAATCCTGTATTATGGTATTGAAATTTCGTTGAACATCCAAAGTAACGTGTTCAGGAAAAATAAAACCTGTTCCTCCACCTTGAGATGGAATATCTAATAATATATATCCAGGATCTGGAGTATATCTTCTTATTAAAAATGAATCTAAATCTGTTCCATCAGCTATATCTCTATTTAGAGTTAAATATAAAGATCCACTTACTTCAGTTCCTTCTACAGAAGTAATGGTATAAGTTTGTGTTTCATCTCCTTCGAATCTAATTTCATCATTTGTTTGTAATGTAAATGGCAAAACAGATTCATATGTAGAAGATGTAGGAAATGTTTGATATAATGGAGATGCTGGAGTGTATGATCCTGTAAAGGCAGAACCAGTAAGAATATTTTTTGATAAAGATCCAGTAGTCCAATATGGAGGATTTATTTGTATATTTGATGGAGATGGAGTTTGTGATAAAGTAAATGTTCCCGGACCCACAATTATACTTCCATTTGCGTTTTCAGAATTAAGTAGTGTAACTCTATATTTATCTCCATCTACTAATATCTGGGGATCAGAAGATAAAGTTACATTATATAAAGGAGCCCCGTTTGTTGGTACATTAAAATATCCATATTTTATTTCTTGCCATGAAGATCCTCCTGATGGTAGTTTTAGAATTCTTAATAATATAGGAGTAGTTCCAAATGGAGGTAAAGATGCATTATTTTTAGAATAACCAACATATGATAAGTTTATTGAAATAATACCTTGAGCTTTATTGGTAGTAACATCTACTTCTATATTTCTATCAGCATAAGCTCCTATATTAGTTGTTGTGTTTGATGAATTTATTATTTCTGTTACTGATTGACCTTGATTATCTATTATATTAAAATATTCAGTTGAAGTAGTATAAGTTGAAAATGCTACTGATGTTATATAATTAGGTACATTAGATAATTCATATATATTATCAAATACCATATTTGAGGAAGAGTTTGCATTACTTCCAGTTTGGGAATACATAACTGGCTTTGGGTAAACTCCTGATCTTACAATAGGTTTAATACCTTGAATATTAGCAGCATTACCTGTAGAAGTTTCAAATGATATATTTGCATTTTCTCCTGAAAGGAAACTTTGTAATAGATTAGGGTAGTAAGGACTGTTAAGAGATGGTGTTTGTACTTTTCCATCCTTATCTATTAAATATAACACATGGGCTGCTTTTTTATTGGTTAAAACATAATTAGTACCATCCATGTAATCAAAATATACAAAATATGTTCCTAAATTTTGAACAGATGGTTCTTTTCCAAAACTAGTATCTCCTTCAGTCCATATATTTTTATTTTGTTGGATTAATTTAACACCGTTATATCTTGGTAATGTTTGAGCTTTTAAAGCATAGTTATATGGTTTTACAGGAGCTCTTTCTGCTGTATTAGATAATATTTCTGCTTGATTTGATGGAATTGTAGAACCATTATCATATAATATTTTCATATAATCTACATCATATTCTAATCCATCGGCATTACCATATAATGCATTACAATCACTATAAAAGAAATTTTTAGTTAAATATGGTTCTAAAACTGTTAAATTAGAAGAAGATTGAGCGGGGACGGATTGTGATATAGACCATCTAATGTTAGAAGCAGAAATTGGTGCTCCAGATATATTAACAAAGGCAGCAATATATTTACTGTTTTCCATTGAAGTAAACAATGTATTCATTTGGAAGGTTTGATTTGAACCTGTCACCACAAACGAACTACCTGTGATAGCTGTACCAGTAGAAGGATCATTATCTCCTAAAAGAAAAAATATTGTTTGGCTTCCAGAAGTATTACTTAAAGTAAATGAGGAAGAAAAAGTCAACAATATATTTGAAGTATTACTATTATTATATAAACCAGAAGATGTATCAAAATTACCCAACGAGTCTGAGAATATATTATATGAAGATGTTACTAGTGCTAGACTTGTTCCCGGAACTATTAGTGCTGATGATGTATATGCAGAAGCACTAAATTCGGTAAGGATTATGTTATTATCAACTGAAGAAGAAATCTCATTATTAAATGTTCTATATAAATAATATGTGGGAAATTCTGTTATTGAATAAATTGGGAGATCAACTATACCATGATCACTAAGTTGGATTCTTAGATTAGTTAATTCTTGTAACGATAAAGTATTATCATTACCCTGTTCATCAAATCTATTAATTTTAATATATTTGATCCCATTAGTAATAATGGTTGGGGAATATCTATTTATATTTATTGATGGTGATGACATATTATTTTAGAGTGAAGATGAATCATATAATAAATATATTTCTCCTGAATTTGGTGAAGTAGAACTGTTTAAAAAATAACTTGATGGAGTTACACTAGAACTATAAAAATATATTTTATAATTTACCAATGTTGGATTTAAGTTTAATAAATTTATACAATCCTCATCAACTAATCTTTGGTCTTGTACTTGTAAAGTAGAACCACTAAATTCTCCATTTATAAATTCATCTTGAGTATTATGGGTAGATGTAACTAAACCTACTGGAGTATTTAAAGTAACATCCCATGATTGGGTAATATTAACAAATAAATTAGATGAAGAAATATTTCCATTTAATTCAGGCATTGAACCCCCATTACTTCCAGTAATGTGTTCTATAGGAATAGATTGATTATCATTAGAAGATATATAGGTTTTTTGTCCATATGATTGAGATGGAGTACTACCTATAGATCCTGTTATGAGAATATTTTTTAATGACATTAGTAAGGTATATTAAATGTTCTTGATGTTGGGCTTCCTACAAAAGTTATTTCACTATTTGTTGTTGCTTGTGGTAATGGATATTTATTTCTTTCTAAAAAGGTTTGTTTTATCACTATACCCGTAGCTAATCCTGATTTTGCAGGAGTAAAATCTTTAATCATTTTAAATAATGAATTATCATAAAATTTAATTAATCTTATGTAATCCCACAAATTATAGTTATTAATATATTTAGAAAAATATTCATCTCTCAATTTGTTAAAATCAGGATAATATGTTAATGATGAAGATACTTGTCTAGGATCTCCAATATATTCACCAATATTAAATGAACCTAATTGAGCTATAATATCATCATTAATTTCATCTTGGGGAGAAAAAGCTACTTCAACGTAATTAATATCTCTAGTAAATCTTTCATTTATTAATGGTTGTTGTTGAATAGAAATATATTGAGATAATGTGCTTCCTGAAGGTAAATTTTCGTTTATGATTCTAATTTTATTAGTTATTTGGTTTTTAACTCCAACATTAAATTGATTTTGATAATTTGTTTCATAGTTAGGTTCAAAAGTAAATAACCCTGATAAATAATATAAACTATCTCCTGTAATAAAAGATTGAGTTACAGGATATAAAGATATTGCTGGGTGGATTGAGGTTCTAGTTGTTTGAGTTATATCATTATCTAACACAGTACCTAAAGGGGCTCTAAACATCAAAGTTTGTGTTGATGATTGAGAACCAGTAATTAGATTTCCTTCAATTGAATATGGATTCATCACATAATCATTGAATTTACTTTCACTAAGAGTAGTGGTATATATTCTCAATTCTTGGAATGAACCTGAAAATGGGTAATATGTAGTACCAAACATATTAATACTACTAGAATAAGATAAATATAAAGATCCACTTGCTGTTAATGGGGTAAAAGTAGCTGAGAATGATGATGAAGCTTGAAATCCTATAGTATTCCCATCATATCCTGAATATATGGAATTTTTTGCATATAAATTATTGGTAGAAGCATTTCTTCTACTATATAATATAGACCACCATTCTTGATTATAAAAAGGAAGATATAAACTAGAAGAGGTTCCATCTACTAGATTTATAAATTTTAAGGTACCATATTCGTTATATTCATTAACTGTTGAACCTGAAAATGAACTACTAGTATTTCCAGATCCAGTATATGATAATGTTATAGAAAAAATAGGATCTACATATGATAATATCTGATTATTAGAAGATGAAGGGATACCTTTAGTTTTAAATCTAAATTCATATGAAAGAGGGTTTCCTAAAATCGAACTGGTTAAAGATGTTTTTAAATGTCCTGTTCCTTCAGAATGAAATTCATAATTAAATTGATCCTGGAAGTTATCATAATTTACTAAATTTGATGATTGGCCTCCAAATTCATTTATTCTAACAATTGTATCAGGGATACCATAAATATTTATAAGAGTTCTTAATCCTTCAGGAGTACCTTTCTTTTTAAGTAAATAAGGTAAATTATGATAAATTCTTTTATATATTTCTTTATTAATATCATCTAATGGTTGTAAATTATTTAGATTTGAAGATGTTATATATGAATTTATATATTCATACCCATATGGAGAAGGTAATGATCCTGTAGAATAAGGTATATTAAGATTACTTCCTGATGGAGTAACCCCTAATAATACTGAGTAAATATCTGCTGAGGAGAAATTATTCTGATAGATTTTAACTCCCAAATCTCTAATAGCTTGTGCGACTAAATCTTTAGATATACCATAATTTAATCTATTATCTGCATCAAATTTATTAGTAATATCTTTTAAATATACCCAAACATTGTCAAAATTTTGTCCAATCATTTGAACAAAAAGAAAATATTCATTGTTTGTTGAATCTTCTCTTAAATATGATGGAATAGTATTCAATAATGAATTAACATTATTTGAATCAAAATTAGAAGCTGAATATGATTGAGTGGCTAACCAAGCTATTGCTACTGGATTATTTACAGAATAATTAGTATAAGGGGATATAGCATTTGTTTTAGGCCAAGCATGGCTTTCAGATGAATAATACAAATAATATTCATATCCATCAAAATTAGTTATGATATTATTTATCTTATCATTCCAGATTTGTTGACTACCAGATTGATAATAACTTGAAGAATCAGTGGTATAACTACTACTTACAGTGTATTCTTCTATTAAAGCCAATTTATAATAAAAATTTTCTAAACGAGTTTCAGCTGATGAGAAATGAATAAATTCAGAATAATCAGAATAATCAATATTAATAGTAATTCCTTTTTCGGCTAAAATACTATTAATTTGAAATAATAAACTTCCTGAACCTACAATAGAAGTATTTTGTTGAAGTAAAGATTGATTTAAATATGGGGTTGAATTATTAATTTGATCCTCTATATTTAAATTATAATTTGGTCCTCCAATGTAATTAAGGGTTTCTTTGATTTCAAAAACTGGGGTTAACTCAATTTGGTATGCTTGAGATTCAGCTATTTGTTCTACAACCCAACATTGTGAATTAAGACTAAATTCTTCAGGTAAAGGTTCATATAATTTAATTAATACTGTTGGATCATTTGGATTAGTATTATCTAATGCTATGTTATTAGCAATAATTAATTTATTATTTCCAAAATTTAAATAAAAATCTAAATAAGAACCAGCAGAATTAGCTATATCTATAGCAAATTGAGTTGTAAGTTCTACTACATCTATATTAGAAATAGTAGTAGTGTTTAATCTTAATTCAGTTCTATCTGTACTTATATCTTGAATATAAAATGTACTGTTAACTGAAGAAGAAAGTTTTCTTTTTAAAAAATTATATATTGTATAATATTGTCCTTCAGTAAATCCTTGTAATTCTAAATCAGATTGGGGATCAAGAATTAAACTATTATCTAAAATTTTAAAATTAGGATAACCTGTGAGATTATTGAATAAAACATTTTGGTTTAAATCTAAAATAAAATATTCTAAATAATCTTGAGAAGGATCAAAAGTTATATCTTGGATAAAATTAGATATAAGAGATTCATCTGTAGGGGAATAATTCTGCAGTTGAAGAGTATTTGGGTCTATGTTTTGTATATTAACTATTTTATCCATTTAGTAAAGTGCTGCTACCTGATATTTGTAATTGAATAAGTTTTTGGTTAAGGTCTAAATTTTGTTGTTGAAGAGAATTAATTTCATCAATTAATGCTTGTTCAGTATTACTCAAAGATATTGAACCAATATATTCTGTACTTGTTTTTATAAGATATTCATGAGAATTAGTGGCTCCAAATTTAGGGATTTGGAAAAACAATTCATTATAATACTGGAAAAATTCATCAATAGATATAGTTTGAGGAGTTATATTTCCATCATTAGGTACTGATGTAGCTAATTGGGAAAATTTAGTATCAATAACTTTCTCATATTGATTTTTTGCGAATGATTTTTTATTTAGATTTATTTTTTCCACTTTCAATAGAATATTTCTAATAATTTAATATTTCCTTTACCATCATAACCAACATTGTTAATATTAGGATAATCTAATTTAGAAAAAGGTATGGTTTCTTTTTTTATAAGAATGTTTTTCACAAAATCATCCAATTTAGCAATTTTACTCTTTAATTGAGAATTAGTATTGAATTCGGGATGATTTATTATAAATTCGAATTCATCGTCAGAATTACTTTCATCAAATAAATCTATCCCCTCTTCAGATAAAGCTAATTTTATATCTATACCTAATTTTTTAACATTAAGTTTTTCTTGGGTTAAAGAATCATTTTTTAAATCATATATTTTAGCAATAAAATTAGGATATTTATCTCCTAGTTCTTTTTCTTTAATTAAATTATCTTTATTGATATTTGAAGAAAATTTTTTAATTACTTTATTTGAATCATCAGATAAATATACATCTTTAGATCCTCCTCTCCCTATCATCTTTTCTATTTCTTCTTTTATAATTAATCTAACTTGTGATTTTTTCATTACCCGTTAATTATTTTAAAATTATAATTATTATCAATTATAACAGTATTTCCATTCAACACAGTTTGTATAAGTATTTTATAATATCTTTCAGGTTGAAGTCCATTCATATAAAGAGTAAAGAAACTACCTTCACTATCTTGACTTAATTTAGTATAAGTTGAATCAAAATCAATAACAAATTCATTAGTATACATATCTTTTACAGCATAGTATGAAGATGTAGGTAAATAATAATTTTGTGCATAATATGAAGAAGTAGAAAATGTTCTATTAGGATATTCAGGGCGTGAATTAATTCTAAATATATTTATACTTCCAGAATAAAAATACCCAGGATTATTACCTATTGATATATTAAATGATTGAGATGATAATGTAGATAGCGTTGAAGAACCAGTAGAAAATGAAGCGTCATTCCATTTAAATTCTAAACATGGAGGATATATAGTATGAGTATCAATAGAAAAATACTTCATTTTTGGTTGTGTATTTTCATTATCTATAAATTCATCTTTTTGCTTAACTATAAATCCATCATTAGGTATAGACCCACTAAACCAACTTGACACTATGTTAGTTACATTTAAATTTATATCTTTATCTGTGTAATACCCAAATGTTTGAGAACTACTTAAAGATTGAGTTACATACCAAGTACATCCTCCTGGGTCAACAGATGCTGAATAAGAACCAGTCGAACCTGGGGCAAAAGAACTAGTAGTCCATATTGTACCACCTTGATAGTCTCTCCAAATCCAACTAGCTCCATTTTGAATTTCAGGGGAGTTTAAGTATCTTCCAGTTCCCATATTCCAACTTTGAGAAACTGGGAATACCTGAATTGTTGTATCTGAGTTTAAAGATGTAACATTTGCTACAAAAAGTCTTAAATTCGATGCCCATTGGGAACCAGATATTTTACTAGTAATTACATTTGATATTTCTGTAGAATCAAATTGGATAAGAAAACGACTTGATTGTGGGGATGGTTCATATAATGCTCCAACTTCAAGAGATGATTCAAGAATTTCGTCTAATCCAGTATTCATTTCTGGATACATTGAATATAATGTAGTGTCTTTAGTTGGGAAAATTTTATATATTGCCATGTGTTAATTTCTTTTTTAAAATAAATCCATAAATTTTATATTGTATTCCTTTTTATATATTTTAATCATATATTTTCTCAATAGTATTATCTTCTACTTTATATTTACCATTAGTTAATTTAAAAATTTCGTTATTTGCTTCTTCACTATTTCTAGTTCCTCTCCAAATTAAATTTTTAATATCCATAGAATCACCAAATCCTTTAAATTTATTTACTAAATCTCCTCCTAAAAATCCAGAAGAAGGACCAACCATTACCCAACCATCATCTCTAATCCATAGCATACTTGGTTTATATTGATTCAATAAATCTGCTAACTTTTGATAATTAGGAGAACCTCCTTCTTTCAAAATAGAATTTATTTCTTCTTTAATTAATTGTTTTAATTCTGATTTTTTTATTTTGTATAATTTTTTCTAAATTTATATATTCCTTTGTTTTTTAAATAATTTAACATAGTAGGAACAGATATATTATATAGTTTTGATAATTGGTTTGTTGATAAAGTTTTATATTGTTCTTTAATTAATTCAAAATCTAAAGAGTTTTGTTTATAATTACTTTTTTTACCTGTTATATTTTGAGACATTTTATCCTTAACTTCTTGAGATCTAGTGGTCCCTCTATTTAACATATTTGGTTTTCCTTTTTTTAATAAACTAATTTTTTTACCAAATCCTTTTGGTTTTGGCTTTTTATTTTTAGCTCCAATTCTATCTTTAGTTTCTTGAGAAACTAAACCTCTACCTTTACCTAATCTTAAATTTAAACCAAATTTAGGTTCTAGTGTTTTAAAATGCATCCCCCAATATATTTCTCGTTCATTTAATTGATCTAAACTACATTCCTCAATTATTTCAAATTCATGATTTTCAGGACCATACTTTTTAAGTGAATTATATATCTTAATCTGAGATTTCAATGTTATATGAATATTTTTATATTCTTTAAATCTTTTTTCTATATTAACAGTTTGTCCTATATATATTTTTCCGTTTGGGTTTGTTATTTTATATATTCCTATACTCATAATGTTTTTATTATAAATATTATAAAGAAACAACCCTACCGGAGATATCTGTTTGTGGATACTTCACTTCAAAAATCATAGGATCTATTGATGGATAAATCACATTATTTTTAGTTGCTCCAGATATATCATAAGTATATTGAGAATATCCTAATGAAGTTCCTGTTTTGTTTGTTATAGTAATATTTTTAACTGTTTGAACTCCTTCTACTTTATCTAATAAAATATATAATTCTCTCAATATTATTGGCTGGTTGATTTGCCATTTATCTACTGAAAAATATGATTGAAGTGTAGTTATACAACGAGTTAAAACATCATTATTATTATAATTAGGTAAAACAATTATATCAAAATCAACTCCTATATTGATTATAAATCCATCCTTAATATTAATAGCATCATTAATCATTCTATATTGAGAAAGATATGTAGATAAATTTTGTTTTAAAGCTTGAGATGCTGTATTAAGTTTGTTATTAATATCTTTTGTTAAAACATATAAATCTAAGATTCCATTTGATTCACCTGGTGATATAGATTGAATCTTGGTAGGTTCAATATAAGCTTTAGCTATATTCCCGTATTTAGCAGGCATACTTAATGCTCTTACTAAATAATCATCTTGAGTTACGTTTCTAAGTTGGGATGAAAAGTTTGAAGAAGCATTTTGTCTAATTTCTTCGATTGTGTCTCCATCTCCTCCTCCACTAGCAGCTTCAGGATTTGTAACTGCTAAAGAAGTATAAATACTGTTTGCTGTAACTGTTACCAAATTAGTGTTTAAAAAAGTTGGAGTTGCGTTTAATCTAGTTAATGTATTAGCTGCTACATTAGATGAAATACCACCTCCTGTTAAATATCTAAATGTTAATGTAGTATTAGAAGGAGCAACTCCATATGTTTTAGTAAATAAAAAATTAGAAGGTGTAAATGCTGTTGTTAATTTGGTTTGTTTAAATGGTAATCCTATTCCTACATTATCAGGATTTGGAATTATAACTTCATCAGAATCTGAGGTTGTACCAGCTCCAAATTGAATTTGTAATGTAGTAGAATTTCTTAATCTAGTAGCAAATCTATATTGAACTTTTTTTAATTTTAATAAATACGGAGTATCACTATTATATTGGGATAGATTTGGGTCATTAATGTTGGTATTTTTGATTGAATCATAAACCATTTCTTGACCCAAATAATCCACTTCATACCAGTTATTTCCTTCACTATCTGTACAATCTAAAATTCCTATTAAATTTGAAGCATTTATTTCAACTGTACTAAATTTAGTAGGAGAACCAAATGAAAATGTTGTTGTATTTATAGTTGCTGATATAGCACTACGAGATTTTTTTAGTAAAAAATATGTTGGATTTCCTCCTGATACTTCATATATTGTGACTTCCGTAGGATCAATTGAACTTGATACAGAAAAATCTACAGGATCTGAAATTAAGAAAGATACTCCATTAGTTGTAGTAACTGTTGAATTTCCATTTATAAATAAAGTATAATCAAAATCTGGTATATATGTTGAACCAGATAATTTTGCAGGAAGTTTCTGATAAAAATCTATATTAGTTGTTGCTACTCCAGTTACATTTGGTTTATAACCAAACATATATGCTAATTCAAATAAATTATTCGATTGACGAGCAAATTGTAAATAATTCTCTTGTACTTGATTATCTAAATAAAAAGATAAAACATCACCCACATACGCTGCCATTTCCATAAACATCATACCAGGAGATGCAGGACTAAAGTCATTATATGTAGTTGGGAAATAAGTTTTAGCATAATCAACTAGATTAGCTTTAAACTCATTAAAATCTTTATTTATGTATTTTATATTTTTATTAGCAGCCATTATGCAAAAGATATTTGGACTTGATCAGTAATTCCAGTATTAATTATACTATAATATAATTGAACTTCTATTTCGTTATTATCAGGATTTTGTAAAATATTTAATTTATCTATTTTTATATTTGTAAAATATTGACCTAATAATGCTTGGATATTTTCTTTTAAACCATCTAAATTGTCTGAGGATATCTGTTCAAAAATAAAGGATCTTAAATCAGCTCCAAATTGATTATTTAAATATCTTTCTGTTTTATTAGTTAAAAAGAAATTTAATAAATTATTTCGTATAGCATTTTGAGTAGTATAAGTAGAAAAGAAAACAGAAGGAGCATTAAAAGGAATAGAAATACCTACAGCTGTACCTGGTTTCTGGTCAATGGGAAATATTTTTTTAGCTCCGAATGCCATTATTTATTTATTAAACTCATTATTTGATCTAAACCAACTTGCCCTCCAGGTAATGAGCTTCCTTCAGACATAGTATTTACAGGTCCATTAACTTTAAATTCACCATCAAATCCAGATTTAGGACCTTGAGCCATATCATCTAAAATATCCATGTAAGCTTTTTTAGCATCGACTGGAGATTTTGGTTGTTGGTGAGGTATAGAATTTGAATTAAAACTAATTGTTCTAGTATCTTCACTTCCTCTATACGATTCTGTAATAGGTTGTTTGTTAGCACGGACTGCTTCTAAAAGAATATCTTTGAATTCTTCGCGGAATGCTTCTTTTACTGCTTCTTTTAATAGGTTTTTAAGTTCTGATGGTTTCATTTGTTATAAATATTATAATTATAAAGCTTTTAAATTATTTGAATCAATAATTAGTTTAAGTTCTTCAATTAATACTTCAGGAGTAGTGGTAAAAGATAATGGAGTTTTAAGTAAAACAATACCATTAGGATTTAAAGCTACTGCCTGTCTTCTACTAACTGTTGGAGAGAACTGTTCTTCTCTTATTTCCAAAGTAAATCCTTCATATATTTGTTCAACTGAATTATTTTGGATTTGGTTTTGCTGTTGATCTAATTGTTGTAAATATGGATTAATTTCTGTTGTTGGGGTAGCACCACATTGTTTTAAATATTGATCAATTGATTTAAAAATATTAATTAATTTAACTAAAATTGAGTTAACATAATCTAATGCTGATTTTAAAGATGTTATTATATTTTTAGTATTAGTTATTTTAGGATTTACAAAATCAATTAAATCTTTCAAAGTATTTACAGCTGCTGGAAGTGTACCTGGTACACCAGGATATACTAAAGGAATCATAGATGTATTTGCAACTATACGAGCTACATTTGTTACTTGTAATGAAGTAGATAAAACATCAACAGTCGGAATTAAAACATCTAAAGGTTTAGATAATTTTTCTATTAAATTAGAAGTAGTGTTTAGTTTATCTATTAATAAGTTTCTTAATTCTAGTATTTTATTTAACTCGTCAGAAGGTAAACAAGAGTTAGGAAATTTAACATTTGGAGTACCTATATTTTCTATTCCTGTTTGAGTAGCAATCTGAATAATTTGGGGAATTAATTGATTTATTAATTCTTGTCCTTTATTAACCATTAAAAGAGGTATCTTACTTTCCATTATAATGAGGTTTTAGTTAAGTTAACACCACTTTGTTGTTGTTGATTTTTTTTCTGTTGAGCTAATGTTTGATTATTAACTTGAACAGCATTAGGAACAACTGTTGGGGCTTCATATGGGATAAATAAATTAGCATTTCTTCTACCAAATACTAAAGGATCATTATATTCTTGTTTTCCTGGAGTAGATCTTTGAGGCCATTTAGGAGTAATAGCTCTATAATCTTGATATGCTTGCCAATATTCAACATATGAATTGTATCCCTCAATTGTTAAGCTTTTTTTCATTTCAGAAATACTCAAATATTCATCTTTAATTCTAGTATCTTCAGTAGATACATTAGTAATTGGGGGAGATAAATTTGGGTATTTTTTAGATAAAGATTCTCTTAATATTCTAACATAATCTCTAATAACTGGTCCTACATCAATAAATAAAGTATTTTCAAAATTTTTAATTAAATCTGGTTTTGATGGTTGTCCATAAGCATTTTTACTATCAGAAGAATATGATGGTTTAGCTGCGTTTACAGTAGGATCAATAGCTCCATATGTTGACTTAATTTCATTAAGTAATTTATAATAATCTTCAAATGAAAAATTATTTCTAGATTTAACATCTGTTATAGTAAATGGAGCTGCCATTATAATGTAAAATTACGTTTTGAAGTTAATGCACCTGAATTTATTTGATCTTCTAAAGTTTTAATAGAGGTTTGTACCTTACTCATGGCAACAGGTAAACTAGGAAAAGATGCTGCTGAATATGGGGCAACAGGAGCTGATTGTAAATTTTTTAATACATCAGAAATATCTTTTATAGCTGCTAATATATTTTTCATTAAATCGACTGTTGTGTTCCCTAACATTAAAGGTTGATTTGCGAGTTCTTCTTTTCCTAAAAATATTTTATCTGCTTGAGTTATGAATTTTTTAGTATCTATATTTACTGACTCTACAGAATTAAGATTTATTGATTTAGCTGCACTTAGTAATAAATGATCATCTACAGAATTAAAAACTAACCTACCCGAATTTAATATTATTTGTTTACCACTATATTTACTAGGTGAAATTGGTGGTGTAGCATAACTCACATAACTATCACTAGATATTTTTATAGGGATTTGTTGAGTACTAGTTAAATATATGGATGAATCATTATTATTTATATTTTCAACAATTGGAATCCAACCTTCTTCAGATTGAATACCTTGACCATTTCTTAATATAAAAATAGGATCTCCATCTTCACCAGTACTTGACCAATTATTTGGGGTATTTTTAACTGTACTTCCTAAACGTATTGAATTTCCCCATCTACCTTCATATATAATATCTCCTTCAAAAGGTAATAATGGGTGTATATTTGATCTTTCTTTAAATGTTTTACCTAAAAATATTTCAGTTGATTCATCCGTAACTCTTCTAACGCTTCCTGCTTGGGTTTGTTCATAATCTTTCTTTTGAGTAGGAGGAAGAGAAGTAGAATCAAGTGGATATCCATTATGATGAGGATGGTTCCACAAACTAACAATGTTTAGATAATAGTTTTTTACTTTAACATTTGAAACTCCTATAGAAGTACTAGGAAGAGATAATATATATACTATTTCATTTACTAATGGGAATGCTTTAGAATTAGTATTAAGAGGATATGCTATCGCAGAACCATCTGGTTGAGTTGGAGATTTTACTAATTCATATTCTATAACTCCTATAGCATTCCATTCTCCCAATTCTTTAAATCTAGGATGAGTTTCATCTAAAACTATACTAATTACTCTAACCGCTGTTAAAGTTTGATTTGAATCTAAATTATTAAGTAGAGCAACATTATTTGATGATCTTGAATTTAGATTTTTATTTAAAGCATTAAACCCATAGTCCATTATTAAGGTTTTTTATTCAATTTGTTTATATCATTTAATAATTGGGCTTTTTCTTCCTCAGATATATTAAATCCATTATCTGAGTTGGAAGAATTTCCAGTTGCAATGCAACGTTGAATGATGGTAGCCATTTTAATCAATTGTTCATCATTTTTAACTCCAATTTCTAGATATTCTTTTAAAAGAGGAACAATCAATGTTGCATCACCTATATCATTTATCATAGGTTTTAATTCATCAATTAAAGATGAAATTTGTTTTTCTTTTTTCTTTTGATTATTATATATTTCTTGGAATAAATCTTTTAATTTTTTATCACCAAATATGTTAGATTCTAAATTATCCATGTTATATAAATATTTATTTATTATAAATACTAAACGTTTTAAAACTTTATATATCCATTTTCTAAATAAAAAATATAACCAGTTCTATATATGTCGTAAAGTTCTTCAGCTATTTTGGTTATCTTAGGTGTTTTAACTTCTATCATCTCTCGTATATAGATGTATAATGCTTTTTTATTAAATATAACTAAATTTTCTCTCTTTCTAAATAATTCCAATATAGCATCTGCTATTTTAGCATCTATTTCTTTTGGGAATAATTTTTCGATATTATTAGTGCAATGATCTATATATAAGTCCATAAATAATGACATTTTATCATTATTATTTAATTTATCACTGGGTGAATTGTTTTCTTCTATTGAATATGAGAATGAATTGTCTTCCTCAATACTTGATACTGGAGTTGAATTAATGCGTTTTTTATAATTTGTTTCATTATATAAGATTAACCAACGTTTAACTATAGTACCAAAATATGAATATGCTTTTGGAGGGGTTAGTTTTTTTAACTTTTCCATACATTTATCTGATACATTTAACATCAAAAGAAATTGATCTATTTGAGATTGAGTTACCGAATGAGCATCATTTGTGTAATTAATGAAATTTAATTCATATGATTCTTTAAATTCTGTTACTATAATTTTGTTTAATCTATCATGAATATTTCTACTATGATGGTATAGATGAACTTTAGATAACAAAAATATTATAATTTCATGTTGTAAATCTTCTATATTTTCAACTTCTGTATAATAAAATTTAAAAGTATGAATTATATTCTGAGTAAGTTTAAAGAAAGCATGATGGATTTTTTCATCATATATTTTACTTTTTTCTGCAGGATCATTACTTAGATTATACTGTATTATAGCTTGTTCAGTATCATTAGTGAAATAATTTTTAGACATATTCGGTGTAATTATTGTTGTATTTTAAAATCATTTAATAATTCTTGAAGAATTTTTATTTGTTTAAAGAAAAATCCTACTTCATCATCTCCTTCAAATGATCCTTTAGCATCTATTTCTTTTAATTTAGTATCTGAATATGAAAGGGTTTTTGATATATTAGATATGTAAGTTTCATATTCTAAAATAATATCTTCACATTTTTCATTTTTTTTAAGAAGATTACGTATAATCCAAGCTAATACGATGATTATACATGATAAAATAATTAAAGCTATTTCCATTTGTTATATAATTTAAATTTTAAGGTTAAAAAAGGGTGTGAATTTTTTCACACCCTGTACTATAAATTTATTAAAATTATTTAGTATCTGCGAAAAAATCTCCTATTACATTTTTCAATCCTTCACTTTTTATACTTCCAAGAGCTGCTGTTTTTATTGCTGGCTTTTTAGTTTTAGGTGAATTATTATTCAATGTAGTGAGGTTTTTTTCATCATCCAAACTAGATTTAAATTTATGAAACCATTCTCTTTCAAATTCGATTCTGGAAGCTAAAAAATCTGCTTGATGAACAATTAATGGTAAAGAACAACGTAATTTTTGACCTGGTAGCCACCCCATTAAATATGGTTTGTTAGATTCATCATATATACCATCATGTAACTTAATTGCTAACATTTCATTTTTAGTATATTCTATTCCATGAGTCTGAAGTAAATATAAACTTCGATCAGGAACAGTCATAAATTCTAATTCTGTATTGAATAAATAATCTTCTCCAAGTTTTTCTTTACGCCATTGATCTGTTTGTGGTAAATAGGCTTCATGTTCTTCACTACCCATTTTACCTAAATCGTGATTTAAAGCTGAAAAGACTAATTCTTCTTCTGTATAATTTAATTCAACACCCATACTAACCCAAACATTGTTAAGATTAATGGCTGCTTTTACAACACGATTGACATGTTCAACATATCCTCCTGGAAAAGCATTATGGTATTCTTTTTTGTGGGATGCAGGCATCAAAATAATTCTTTCCTGATATTTGGAATAGAAATCTTTTAATTTAGTTTTACGAGGTTCTGAGATGTATTTATCTATGTATCCGATAAATGTATCCCAATTTTCTTGGATTTGTTCTGCTGATAATTTCATAACTGATTGAGGTTAAATTATTAATAAGAGTTTAATTCATTTCCCATAATAGGTTCATTTTCTATATAGGTTTTAATTTGAGCTAGTTGTTCATTAATTGATTCGATTGTTTGAAAACAACCATCTCTATCTCCTCTATTAAGAAACATGTTTAGTTTGTTTAAATTAGAATCTATGTTATCTAATTTTTTAAGTGTTGCATCTCTGTGCTTCATTGTCTATAATTGTTTTTTTGATTTATACTATTGAATGTTATTTACCCCCGGTATCATCTCACCCCTTTCCCTTATCCCTTTATTCTTCAAAACCCGTATTTCCAATATACATTTGGGAGAGAAAAAATCCAAGTTAAGATTGAAAACTTTTTAATCTTTCTAAAATGTTAAATAATAGTCCACATTTTTCATATTCTTCTTTAGATTCAAAAAAAGTTATTGCTACTTTTAAATTATTCATGAATTCATCTGAGTATTTTTCTTTGATGCATTCAGTATGGAAGGAATTATTTACATCTATGTTTTTTATATATCCCCATGCTTTTTCAAACATTAAATATTCTCCAGCTTTTTCAATATCCTCTAAATTTAGTTCAGATTTTAAATTATCAAATATATGTTTAGTATATTCTTTAAAAAACTTTTTATTATTCAATATTTTATTGAATCCTCCAATCCAATATAATGGGTGTGAGGAAAAATCTATCAATAATGAAGTTTCTTCATCTTCAGGTTCTATATTATTAGAAAATATGTTAAATATTTTATTTAAATCCATTTTAAAAATATGAAAAAATGTTTTTAAAAAATTATCTATTTAAGTAATTAAATTTTATTATATAATAAATTAAAATTGATTAAAAATATTAAATTTTTTATTAATTATGGGTAATATAATATAAATATATAATGATTCCAAATTATGTGGGGGAAACCCTCACATAAAATGGAATCAAAAATAAAATTAATTAATTAAAATTTATTCGAAAAGTAAACTAAACATAGTTTCTAATGGATGGGAAAGAAGAGTTAAAATATTATATACTCCCATAGTAATAAAAGGAGTTATAAATAACCCAAATATGTTTAAGTAACCAAAATTAGTAATACCAAATACGTTAGTCACTAATAAGATTGTAGAAATTACAAATACTATAATTGTAAATATCTTTGGAAGAGTTAAATTTTTCATATCTTTTATTTTTTAATTTGCTTAAACATATGTTAAAAAATCTTGTAATCCAAATAAATTATCAGAAATTTAGTTAATTTCTTAAAACATTAAATATGGTTGCCAACTTTCAACATCCTTATGTGATTTATAAATAAAATATATAGGATGTGGTTTTGATGGTCTAAATAACAATTTCATTCCTGCTTGTTCTGGAGTTCTATCTCCTTTTTTAGCATTACATGAAAAACAACATGTTATTAAATTTTCCCAGGTATTAGATCCTCCTTTAGATTTAGGAATAATATGGTCAACAGTTAAATTTTTAGTAGATGGACAATAAGCACATTTGTGTTCATCTCTTTTAAATATATTTTCTCTTGATAAAACTACTTTTCTATAAGGAATATTTACATATTTAATTAAACGAATAACTGATGGTTTAACATATTTATTATTTACTTTATATAAACCATCTTGTTCAACTATTTCTGCTTTTCCTTTATAAATTAATTTATATGCTTTTTTGAATGTAGTTACATTTACAGGTAAATAGTCTGAATTCAATACTAATATCTTAGTTAAATCCTTATTTATTCTATGTATCCGCATATTATTTGTTTTTTAGTACTCCCTGCGAGAGTCGAACTCGCACGCCGTGGCAATGAGTCTTAAGCTCATCGTGTACTACCAGTTTCACCAAGGGAGCATTTATTATAAATATTTGTACCCAACGTGGGACTCGAACCCACAAAAAATTAGTTCCTAAGACTAACGCGTACTACCAGTTTCGCCAGTTGGGCATTTTACACCCCACGCAAGGGGTGAGTGGGTTATTGCTCCTAGTTGTTACTTTTCACTCTTTTACATTTGCGCATGTATCGTTATTTTTCACTCAAAGCCGCATACCACTATAGCTATAGTACACCATATAGGATTTGAACCTATACCAAGAAGTTCGTAGCCTCCCATTCTATCCAGTTAAACTAACGGTGTATGTTGGGTGATAAGTGAGGATCGAACTCACAACCTCTTGTCTCACAAACAAGCGCTCTTACCAATTGAGCTATTAACACCATATGTTTTCCCCGGTGGATTCGAACCAAACCATCGTAATGTTCAAAGCATTACATCCTGCCAATTAGACGAGGGGAAAATATGAGGAGATAATTGGAATTGAACCAATCTAAACGGTTTTTGCAGACCGCCACTTTAGCCTCTCAGACATATCTCCTTATGTACACTCTACCGGAATCGAACCGGTGACCTTGATGATATAAGCATCCTGCTCCCCCAATTGAGCTAAGAGTGTATTTGGAGCTTCCTACCGGATTCGAACCGATCGTATCTTGATTACAAGTCAAGCGCAGCGCCATCTCTGCTTAAGAAGCTTATGCGATCCATACCAGATTTGAACTGGTGATCTCCTACGTGACAGGCAGGCAGGGACGACCTCTCCCCTAATGGACCAATTTTATGAGCGGGTGAAAGGAATCGAACCTTCATCCCTAGTTTGGAAGACTAGTATAATATACTTTCGTGCCACTATACGACACCCGCTTATGGTACCTCTAGATAGAGTCGAACTATCTCGAATTGGATGTAAACCAATCATACTACCCTTATATGTTAGAGGCTTATTTTTTATTATTTTTTCCTTTAAATGTCAAAGTTTGAGAATGGCAATTTGGACATAATAATCTTAAATTAGTTAAAATGTTATTATTTCTATTTCCATCTATGTGATCTAAATCTAATATTATTTTTTCTCCCATCCACTCATTTATCCCACAAATTAAACATTTATATTCAAATATTTTTTCTTTTAATAAATAGGTTTTAATATTATTATTAATACTCCCATAATAAGGATTAGTATATATTATTTTTCCTTCTATTAATTGTTTAATATTTAATTTTCTATTCTTTAATTTATATACTTTATTCTCTATTAAAAAATTTTTAATAAAAATATTACTAACATTATATTTAGAAGAAATACATTTAATAGATTTACCTTCATTATATAAATTTAAAATATCTCCCCCATTTTTTAATAATAAATCTTTATATTTACTATTAATTCTCTTACTTTTAAATTTCCCTGTGTATTTTTTTAAGTAATACCCCACTGTTCCTTTAGAAATATTTAATATTTCACATATTTGACTTATCGAATATCCTTCTTCTCTTAATTGATAAGTTTTAAATCTTTTATTCATATTATTTTTTTATCATAAATATCGAACTAATATGTAAAATTCGAATTGATTACGTCTAGATAGCTGGGATCGAACCAGCCACAAAATGATCCCAAATCATTCCCGACACCATGTGCGTTATCTAGTTATTGGTGGATCCTATCGGAATCGAACCGATATCACTTGTTCTTCAGACAAGCGCATTGACCAACTTTGCTAAAGATCCATTTTGTGGGAGCAGAAGGATTCGAACCTACTACCTCTGCGGGTTACCTGATTTACAGTCAAGCGCCTAACCAATTCGAGCGTTACTCCCTTTTTAATCCATATTCTTTTATCAATTGATATACTCTATTATAATTATCTCCTCCACTCCTTAATTTAACCCTACTTAAAATTTCAGATATATTACCTCCTAGTTTTATACTTTCAATCAATTCTTTATCTTTTATCGATGGATTTTTCTTTTTTCTATTATTTTTATTTTTCCAAGTTATAGTTTGAGAATGACAATTTGGACAAAGCCATCTTAAATTTTCTCTTGTATTATTTAATTTATCCCCATTTATATGATCTAAATCTAATTCTATTTTTATTCCATTATATTCATCTTTTATACCACAAATACACTTATATTCTATTAAATTGGAATTTTTTAATTTATGTCTAAAAGCAGGAACAAATTTAATAATTAATTCTCCATTTAATATTTTTTCCAAATTATCTTTAATATTTTGTCTTTCTTTCATTTTATTATAAATATTTTAAAATGTCTGAAAAACAATGAAACAAATATTTTTGCGCTTCGTGTGGGAGTCGAACCCACATCCATCTGATTAACAGTCAGCCGCTCTACCTTCTGAGCTTCCGAAGCTTATATTTTGTGTCCCCGAGGGGAATCGAACCCCTACCCGTATATTAAAAGTATACTGCGCGTGCCTTCTCGCCACGAGGACATAATCTTATCGTCCTCGATTTTTTTACTTGTTTCCATTTTTCATATTTTTTAGTCATCATAGTTGGAATTGAACCAACGGCCTTTTGCTTATCAGACAAATGCTCTACCAACTGAGCTATATGATGTGGTGGAATTCATTTTTTAAGGAAAATAGATATCTCTAAACTAAACCTTTGTGGACTGCGTGGGAATCGAACCCAAATAAAAACTTTGCAAAAGTTTCCGCCTGCCTTCGGCATCGCGCCCATATTATTTTATTGCGGAAGTCAAGAGAATCGAACTCTCACCAGTATTACCTGGAATAACTTAGCAGGTTATCGTAACAAACCAATATTTACCTAACTTCCAATCTTTGCGGAAGACCAGAGACTCGAACTCTGACGCCTTTTACAGCTACTAGTTTTCAAGACTAGCTCCTCATCCAGCCGGATGCCTTCCTTTTGCACGCCCTGTAGGGATCGAACCTACGACCTATGGTTTTGGAGACCAGTGCTCTACCAAACTGAGCTAAAGACGCGTATGTAAATAAAACAAAAAATCCGAACCTCTTTTATCTGGTTCGGATTAATCATTTAATTATATCTTAAATTAAACTACATTTAATACCGAACCACAATTTATACCCCATCCCTTATTATCGACAATCGATAAACGATACGTCGCCTGAAGGCAAGGACTAAATTGATTATGTATTAAATTTGTTTTCATTTTTATTTTTTAATTATTAAGATGATATGAATGGTCCTTGTACTATATCCATTCTTTTATAAGGAATATCAATTCTTATTATACATATTGTAAATTTCTGAAAAACTACAATTTTATTATCTTTTTTTCTTATACTTTAATATACGATGGAAATTTTGAATTTCCAAATTTTCTTTAAAAAAAGTTTAGGAGATATTAAAAACGTCTTTTTAACAGAGCTCCAAAGTCATATCTTGTTCTGCTCAACTTGATTCACTAAAAAAGATCTCATTCATTTGGGCTTCATTTTTAGCAGTCGAGAGGCCTGATAAGATATTTGTAGCGCTGAGTTGGATTCGAACCAACGATCTCAAGCTTATGAGGCTTGCGAGATGACCACTTCTCTACCCCGCTATTTTTAAATGAAAAGGTTTATAATGTTCTTTTTTGTGACAATTAGAACATAATACTATACATTTTTCAATTTCTTTTAAAACAATTTCTTTATCTATTCTTCTTTTCAACATTTCAGATATTCCGCCTTCTTTTTCATTAGGATCTAAATGGTGAAATTCTAAACATGATGGATGATTTTCTTCACATCTTAAACATTTTAAAGAATTTTTGTATTCATCATACCAAACTCTATGTTTTTGATAATTTTCCTTATATATTTCAATATTGTTTATATAATGAATTTTTGAAGAATTTCTAACACATTTTTTACAATAAGAAGACAACCCAGTTTTTTTATTTTTAGAATTTTTATTAAACTCTTTTTCTTCTTTTTCTATTTTACACTTCGAACATATTTTCATACTTATATTTTATTATAAATATATAAAGAGTTCGAAAAAGTGGAGCCGGAGGGAATCGAACCCTCGTTTGGATAAGTGTTGAATGAAATTCATTTACATGCTTAGTTAATTTTTCTAAATTAACAAAATAAAAGATTTGATATATGTGAGAAACCCATCTTTAAACAACTTGGTCTTGGAATCATTTTAACCGAGCTCCAACCTGCGACCCGAAATTTTGTATCCTTCTGTTTCTAGGTTGGATATAACCCAAATTGATTAAGCAGCTACTGCTAAATCAGCACCAACGAAAGACATTGCGTCTTCGAAAGTAAAAGTAGACTTTTCGTCATTTAATTTGTATATAGGTTATTTACGTGTTTCCAATACTAACACGACATGCATCTCAAAGAACTTAAGTATCCAGCAAAAGCCTGGCGACCCCATTAAATTGTGTCTATGGACTCCCTCTGTCGTAGGTGATGGGCGCCCATACTCAATAATCCATCTAATTCTTCCTTTGAAACAGTCAATGGATTGACGTAAGACTTACTAAGTTATCCTCGCTTACAGGTACCTCGATGTGAAGTATTTCATCCCTGTCAATTGAAGACTAAGAGGAAGTAAGTTAACTTTATCTGTATAGTTTAGCACTTTATTTGGACTTAATTCTAGGGAAAATTGACCTAAAATTTTATGGAGTTTCTCCTAACCAATATAAAGGTTCTTACACCCTTAGCTTTACCTTAGTAATTGTACTCCCGACGAGAATCGAACTCGTGTTTACTGTGCGAAAGACAGTCGTCCTTAACCCCTAGACGACGGGAGCATTAATTTATTGAGTATGGGCGCCCATCACCTACGACAGAGGGAGTCCATAGACACAATTTAATGGGGTCGCCAGGCTTTTGCT